TTATATAACGACAATATTGTACCCTGTTAGTGGGCCAATAGTCTTATTGTTAACAGTATATGTAACACCATTTGACAACACAAAAGAACTATATGGCGATATAGTAGTTATATATTCACCACCAGTATAAACATCAATAGGAGTATTTGTACTATTATAAATAAAAGGTTTACTAAAATCTATAACAACATTACCTATATTTTCTTTGGGAATAATTCTTGTAGTAGAGTTAGAATTTTGAACTATATATTGTTGGCCATTATTTATCTTAAAATTGTTATTATTTGATATAGTATTTAATTTTTTCATAGATGAGTTATAAACTGAAACAGCTGTACCGCTGTTATTAATAATAGAAAATTGTTCTGCACCAAAGTTGCTCTTATTGGTAATTTGCCAAACCAGTACTACAACAAGTAATAAAAACAAAAGCATTAACAAATTGTTACATCCATCACCCCCCCCCCTCTACACGGTCACCAAATCTCAAACGGCGCATTTTGTTAACTTTACTTAAGAAATTAATTTTAAAATTAAATTAAATTTAAATTTAACTAAAATGAACGAATATTCCCACGACCAAGAAACGGTAGTATTCGAATATATACCCAAAACAATCAAACGCAAGGAAACGAAGTACCCCCGAACGAAGATACCCAGGACTCTCGTCCAGACATTTAAAACAAATTACGTCGGTACGGAAGTTATCAAGTGTACCAAGAGGATGCTCAACAAGAACAAAACATTTAATTATATGTTTGTTGATGACCAACTCGGTATTCAAACAATCAAAGAAAATTTCGAACCAACGGTTCTCGATGCATTTTTAAAGTTGAAAGCAGGTGCTGCAAAGGGTGATTTTATTAGGTATTGTGTAATGTATATATACGGAGGCATTTATGTTGACATGGATTCAGAAATAATCACAAATCTAGAACGTTATCTCAATTACGATTTTGTAATACTTTACGACGGTGCTCCAAATATACTTCAATGGTTTTTTATGACAGTCCCCAAACATCCGTTGTTCAAAATGATTATCGATGAAATGGTAAATCGAATTCACAACGGAGAACAAAATATATTCCTTGCAACTGGACCCACATTGGTTAGCGATGTTGTGTATAATATCATTAACGGAACTAATTTAGTCAATAATACCAGATTAGTTCCTAAAGACCAGAGAGCACTTACATACACCACTCAATGGAAATCAATTGACCTTTTGAAAGACGGTCTTATAACAGCAGAAGACCCCATTAACACAGAAATTGATAAACGTTTAGCAATTTTTACATTCAAAGGTTACAGAAAGGAATATCTGTATACACCAACAAATCCAAAGTACTGTCCTACTTTTAATTGCCCAACACCTGGGCTTTACCAAAGTAATTAATCAACGGGGGGTGGTTATCAATGGAATATCAACGGGGGTTATCAATAGAATATCAACGGGGGTTATCAATAGAATATCAACGGGATATTAAACATCCATATAATCATATTCCATCTGTGGTAATTCAATTCAAAGTTTCCAGAGAACTTAATATTTTCATTACCATCGGCAACCAAACGTTGGTAATTAATCAATGAAATACTTGAAATTGTAAATAATATTCCTAATAATGGAAAAATGATGTCTTGGTTTACAATCTGAGTATGGATGTCATTACCTGTACTTGTATAACTTATCTTTCCCAATATAATACCAAGTGATGCACAGCGTCCATTTACTACTTCTGCGTATTTCAGGTAATCAAATTCAAAATCAAGATTAAAATTAATTACTTTGGTACTTTTATCAACAATTTTAACAATTGGTACAGGTTTTACAATAACCGGTAAAATCGGTGTTATATTTAATACAGAATTTAGATTTTTAATAGTTTGTTTTATGCTAATTATCGGTTTGGTAATTTTATTCATTTGGTAATTTGGTAATTTTATTTTTTAAATCGGTTAATCAATTCAACAAAATGTTTTATTATTTCATTCTTGATAATAGGTCTAGTTAATCTATGACCATAAATAAGTAATAAGGGAGTCACAAATCTACATAGACCACGATGAATCAAAAATTTAGATTTTTTGTGAAATCCCTTGTAAATGAATTTTTTTGAATATTTTTTAAACGCGTTGTGCATTTTCCTTTCAGTTATTTTAGTATGACTAATATAACTAGGGTCTATACGACGGATTTGTTTATTTTTGGGGTTATATACAAATAAAATAAGATGTTTATTTTTTGTTACTTTGTTATCAACATCAACAGGAATAATAATAGCTTTATTTTTATTACCCCCTGCATCAATGACAATGTCCTTTATTTTAATTTTGTCTTTGTATGAAATTATATGAGCATAACGCTTATTTAAACGATAGCCTTTTAGAATATAATTCACAGGTTCTCTGGGGTCTTTTATGAGCTTTGTTAACTGATAAACAATTTTTGCAAATTTACGACTAATTCGCATTTTTTTTAAAGAATTTATTAATTTATTCACCTTTGTTTTATTTAGTTTCATTACAACTATTTGTACCAAATATTAATTTTGTTAATGAAAATTTGTCTTTAAATTCCATTTTTTGTCTGATTCCATACATTATAAATCCGATAATTGCTATAATTATAAAGGACAACAAACACTTTTCTCTAAACAGTTTGAGTTTTGTATCGTCAAAATCGGGGTCTTCTTTTTGTTTATCTGATATATATATTCTAATATTTTGGTCAATAACTATTAAAATTAATAGTGGTAACGTTATATAAATTTTATTTTTAATTGACATTATAAATAGTATATACACCAATATTGTCTTTTTCCATGTAGAAGCTAAACCTTTGTTATTTAAGTCAAATACTGTAAACAAAAAGAAAAAAGAAAGTATACCGAAGATGTGTTTAACTAATACATTACTTTTTAGTAATTTTTGAAGGTCACATGAAAGAAACGATGTCAAAAATCCAAAAATAATCCATAAATAAAGTGCACCAAGTGATGTTAAAACATCAAACCCGTTTTTATTTAAATTCCTTATAAATAATGTAAAATTGTTCATCGAATGTTAAATAAATCGAATATTAAATAAATCGAATATTAAATAAATTCATTTAATTAAATAAACTCATTTAATTAATAATAATGATTTTATTAGTAGTTTTTATAATAATAGTTCTTGTAATTTTGGTAAAAGGGTATGATGTTTTTGATATCCCAACATTTTTTCGTTCAAAAATAAAGATAGACAAATGTTTTTTGATAACGATGGAAAGTTCAAAAACTAGATACAATTCATTTTTGAAGAATTACAATCAAAATTGTAATTTACCGTTGGAAATTATTTGGAGCGTCAATACCAAGAACCCAGAAGTAGCAGAACGATACAAACACCTGGTAACCCAAGAAAAATACGATTTAATGTACATGTTTGATTCAGGTAAAGCAATACGACCAGACCACAGTTATATTAATTCAGGTGCATTGGGTTGTTATTTGGGTCATATGGAATTTTACAACAGGTGTTTTCAACAAAATCTTAATTATGCAATAGTATTTGAAGACAATGTTATCATTGGTGATACTTTTACCAACGAACTTAATACCTTACTAGATATGATAAAAACAAATCATTTAGATTTTGATGTAATATTTTTACATTGTTGGGCACATATCCCTGATGAACAAACCAATGGGCCAATTACTAAAATAAAATGGACAATGAGTACAAAATGTTACCTCATAAATGTAAACAATATGAAAAAACACCATCATTTGTTTTATCCCATAGATACTCATGTAGACCTTGTTTATGAGAAATTAATATATCACGGTAATGCAAATGTGTATCTTAAATCTTTTAAAAGCTTTAAAATATTAAAGACGTCAAGTAATATAGGACATACCGATGTAAAAAATAATAAGTATGTACAGTATTTTAATAAAGATATACAACAAGATATGGTTAGATGCAATGTTTTTGTATGAAACTGGTATAAGTTGACATTTTAATTTAAATTTTAATTAAATTATTCGTTTAATATAACAACGCGTAATGGGTCTTGTTTCATTCGGTCGGCGCCACAGGCGTCCATCTGCCAAACTGTTAAAACTTGCACGGAAGTACCACATTAAGGTCTCTACCAGAAAGGGTGGCCGACGGGTTTACAAGTCGGTCGCGATGTTGAAAAAACAAATTCGTGCCAAAATGAACCGTGTTCGTCGCGGTAGAGCCCACGTTAAAGCAAGTGGTGCTTGTGGTGGTTTGAGAAAACGTGTTTGTCAATCGAACCCCAATTGTAAATACATCCGAGGAACGGGTTGTCGTGTGAGGGGTGGAAAACTAAGGGAGGGACCAGCCCTCCCACCTGGTCACACCTTTACAAGTTTCGGCGCGCGTTCTTTTAAACAATTTGCTAACCGTTTACGTTCTGATGCATTTTCCATAAACAATATTGATATGCTATCAAGACTGGCTACAGTACAATCAATATCAGATACTTATTATAATCTAAAGAATTTTTATAATACTAAATTATCTAAACAAGAACGGGATAATGTTCGTGATAAATTTATTGATGCTAAAAAGCTTTTTCGTATTATAGAAAATTATAATCCTAGTGAACTTACTTTATCTGTTTTAAAAGGTATTTTAGCAGATATGGAAGAGATACAACGTTCGATTTATTTTACAGGAGGGAAAATAATTAACGGTCGCGGTGGTGAAAACATCAACAATAGCTATTAGTAAATATTCATTTAAAATATATAGATACTAATTTTTTTACAAACGTTAATTTTTGTATCTAATTTAAAATTGTTACGATTGTTCCACTGGGTCATGGAATTCATCTTCTGGTTGGTCAGTGGTTGTAATATTTATTAAACTATTCTTAAGCTTGTTCCTAGCAGTTTGTAATATTTCATTATTCAATTTCAAGTGGTTTTTATTGGGTTGTCCTGGTACATCCGTTACAACCTGAATGTCTTGTAAATCAACTTGTAAATCAACTTGGGATTCTTCTTCAGGTGAACGTTTTTTGGGACTCGTGTTGGGACTAATACTAATCCTTTTCATAATGTCCGATATTCCACCTGATACTGCTCTAACGACCTTGTTTCCAAGAGCACCTGTAAAACCGGTAGATTGATTGGTAAAGTAATTTTTACGGTTATTGACACGGTCAGATATGATATTCTTAAACTTAATACCTGCATCTGCTATTATTTTGGAATTTTTGTATTCATCATCGGTGTAGATATCTACTTTATTGATATGGATAATTTCAGGTTCTGTTATACCTGAATTGGAATACTCGTTATTGAATGCATCAAGTATAATCTTTGGTATGGTAGGGCTTTGTTCTATCAAACGGTCAATTTCTGTTCGTGATATCTTAACGAGTTCCTTACCACCTATGGAACGGTCCTTAACGGGCAAACTCAGTTCAACGGTAATATTCCTTGAATACTTTCCGAAATTGATACTTGTTATCCTATGAGCTTCCATATTTTCCGATACTTTGAGGAATTGGTACAACGTTGTCAAGATGGCACAAAACAAATTAACTGCACCAATGATTGCTGGAATGTAAGGCCTGATAACAATCGGGAATGTATTCTGGGCAAAGTTAGCAGTTCCAGTTATCGTACTCATAATAATCAGTGGAATCATAAAACGCATATTTTGTTTTTTATAACTTAGGTGTGCTTGGTTGTGTAACCAGCGATAACAACTGGCTATTTCTGCCCAATTTTGAAGCAATTTAGCTTGTTGGTTGTTCCAGTCTGGGACCACCGGTTGTTGTTTTTTGGGAACATTTTCAAAATTATTCATTTAAACGAGTGCCTTTTGTTAATTATTATTAACATTATTAATGTGATTAATAATGATTAATACCACTGAAACCATATAAAAAGTATTAATATCTGGGCGACATCTAAGGTCTACTAAATCTTCCAGAAAATTATAAAGGTATCCATTTTCCTTTTTAACACCTCTTGCTAGGCATTCTACTCTACTTAAAGTACAATGTCTATAATTGAATAATAGTTTAAAGTTTACATAAATGAGTATAGCTAAATACCATTCTGGAAATTCTTTTCTGTTGATTATAAAAATTAATCCCACCACGACAATTAAATAATAAACAAATACGATAAATTCCATCTGAATTAATTAATTTTAATTAAATTTTAATTAATAAATATATCCATTAAAGTTAATTAAATTTTAATTAATAAATATATCCATTAAAGTTAATGGATATTCTACAAAAATTTGGAGAGTCGAGCCCAGTTGGTGTAATAGCTGGACAATTCCTACCTGAAAAATTTGGAGCTGCAAAGAATGTAAATAACGAATCATCAAAACCACCCAGTAACAACGATTCACTTATAAAATTCATCAGTGCAATTTTATTTTTTGGTTCAATGTACTACTATTTTAAATGTTGTGTAGGACCTGATGGTGTATTCCGTTTCAAATTTAGAGAATTGTTGTTTGCATGTTGTTGTCCCTTTATTTATTTTCCTTATAGACTCGCTGTAAAGTGCAATCGTCCAAAGGTCCAACCACAGTATAACCAGCCACAGTATAACCAGCCACAATAACGAACCAACTTAAAAATTTGATTTTTTGTTTGTTTAAATGGATGAAAACCTGCTGTTCTTTGTTAGGGGTTCGAGTTCATTTTTATTTGCGATACCAGTTTATGTAAGTTACATATACGGTAATTATTCTGCATTTGTTTTGAATACGTTGTTAATACTCAGTTCATTCTTGTACAATGGAGGTTACTATTCAATTAGGTACGAACAGTTTGATTACCTTGTTATAACTTTGATTGGAGTGAATTATATCAATCAAATTTTTATAAATACTTTATTACTTTTATTGGGGTATTATGAATATCAACGAACTAAGTCAATAGAATACACCAAGGACATTTCTATGATGATGGGTGCTGTTAAGGGTATTGTAGTAACTTATTACCATTCAGAACTAATAATTTTATACTTATTGCTTATGAGTATTGTTTATGCATGTACGATACGTGCAGTAAGACGATTTTTTTACTATCGTTACAATGGACTACATAATTTGTTATTCACGTATTTGTTCCATATCTGTGTAACAAATATACTTTGTATTTCAATTTAACTTAACAATGATACTTTATTTTATTGTATGGTGTCACGAGAGTTTCTTGTGACCTAAGTATTTCTGTTTGGTTTGGGTCGTTTATTTGGAGCGGTGTTTTAATAAGTAATGCAGTACCACCAGAATAATTTAATAGATTAACATCTTGGTTTTCTAAGTAAAGCACTGGACTTCCTGGAATATGTGTTTGTATTACTGAACTACTAACATTTGCCCCCACTGGTGAGAACCCGTTAGTATGATAATAAGTATTGTCCATTTAAACTTAATTAACATTTTTAATTAAACGTTTTAAATTAAACGTTTTTAATTAATGATATTACATTCCCTAGCCCATCGACGCATCATTGAATGGTATTGTCCATAGGGAGGGAGGTGGTTGTCTTCTTTCCAATAAATGTCATTACAAGTTGTATGAGTAAGTTCATGGATAACAAGGTCCATAATTCTGTTGTAATCGTATAAAGGTCCACAAGTGTAATTGTTACCATTTCCTTTTCTGATATTCCTCAAAGTAAGGTGCATTGAACGTCTTTTGGCCCTTGGATAACCGTTGATATTGACAATTTCTTTAGGTTTGTTAAGACCTAAAATACCATGGTCATTAGGTGTCATCTCTTGCATATTGTAAAATGGTCCAATTATCATTGATTCTTTGTTAACGGTGTCATTTAATGAAGAAAGTTCATTTTGATTTGATAAATTTGTACTATTTATTAATTTGTAATGTCTTTTCCAACTTGGTATATGTATATCAAATGTGTGTATTACACCCCATGCTATTGGATGGTTGTACCACATTTCTGGATTTTGAATGAGGTAAAAAAGTAATAAATTTATATTCTTTCTAGACATTGCAAGAACATTGGCAATCTGTTTTTGTTCTTGAGGTGTTCCTACATTGTAAACTTTGTATCCCAATTTGTCAATATCGTTGTTAAGATTTACAAAATTTGTTTCTTCGTCTACGTCCCAAAATGGAGCCATTAATAACCAATGAGTCTTTGTTAATGGAAAATTAATTTAAAATTAAAATTAATTAATTTCATTAATTTAATTTAACCTTGCACCTGTTGTCTCTAAAGATACACTCTTTGTTACCAAGTCCTCTTCCAGAGTTACATTCTATAGGTGTGGTAAATCGTTCACATGTATCATAATTCAACGGATAATTCTTAACATCATTAATATTTACTTCTCTCCATACAGTCTTTATGGTATTTCCCATATCCAAGGGAAATTTAATATACGGAGTAGGTCCGTCTTGTTCTATCGTTCTCATAACAAAAGTAGTACTTCCAGTTCTTGGATTTAATTCTTCATATGGAACTGTAATTGTATATGGTTGTCCAGTCAATTTATTTTTATTCAAACGGTATACCTGAAATAGATATCCGTTATAAGCCTCTCGTGAATAACTGCCTGTATATGGATTGTAAAGAACCGCTTCGATGGTATCTTTTGTTTTTGATTTATTAAGAGTAAGTTCTTCAAATCTAATAATCGTTGGGTCCAATGAAAGTTGTTTCATGGACTGCATTACCTTTTCAACAGGTGCTACACGTTGTGGAACAAGTAAACGAAATAAGTCTTTACGTGCTACAGTTCTTGTTATTACTTTATTTACAAGGTCTGGTGTATCATTAAGTATCTTCATAAGTCTTTTAATTATAATCGTATAATAACCAACGTCTGGATTTTTTTGTTTTAACCGTTTCATTGAATGATTATAAATCATTTTCTCCAGTTGAATAGAATCTGTATTTATTAATAAATTTTTAAAAATAAGGTATTTGTTTAAGATGTCCTTTGAAAGTTTGTCGAGTATAATTCCTTTCAGTCGTATCGTATAATTCTTTCTAAGTCTTTTAAATAACATCCGTTGTCTGAATGTTTTATTAACTTTGGTTTGGGTAGAACCAGTGATTGAAAAATAATCTGGTTTGAATGGTTTCTTCCTTTTACCAACAATGAGTTTGTTAAAAACAGGTATTTTTCTTGGTTTGGTGACAATACTTATTGTTGGTTGATTATTAAGTAAATTATAATTTCTTCCACGAAGTGCATTACGCTCTGTATCGGAAAGAAGTATCAATTTACCTATGTTCCTAATAGCCGAAACGTCTTGTTTTAATTCACGGTACAATTGATACGGTTCGTCATTTTGTATCAACTCGATTGTTTTTATACTAGTAATACCTATGTGTTCTACGCTTATAGGTAAATATCTCAACATCTGTTTATAAAAAAACGAATTAGCAATTTCAAAATCTGTAGCATTTTTATATTCTTTCATTTTGGGTATATGTATTTTATTCGATTTTGCAAGTGAATGCATCTTCTCTAATTCATTTTTAGTGAGAACGACCCAATTAATATCTATGGAATCTGGTATCCGTTTAACTGGTTTCTCCATATTTGAAGAACCTTCGTTGGAAAATTCTTTGTAATATTGCTTTCTAATTTCTTTGATAGTATCTAGTATACCATTGTCTAATTCATCATTGCTAACGAGTTCTGTTTCAAAAGAAGTTGGTTCTTGTGGTTGAAAATGCCTAGAATAAATAGAACGGACAGTTTTAAGTTCGTTTGTTAGCCTTTCAAGTTCTTTGCGTTCAGATACAGACAAAGTTCTAGATTTTAAAATATCTGAATATCCATTAAGTTTATAAGAATATTCAAATTCCTTCGTTGCCAATTCCGTTTCTAGGGGTGTTTTAGCATTACCTACATCTGTAATTTCATTATTAATTTCATTAAGCCTAATTGCAAATATAACAGGATCTATCTTTCTATTAATTAAAGTATTTATTAAACTGTATTTTGCATCTGTAAGACTCTTTAGTGTTTCCGTAATATTTCCAAGTTCAGATTCTATCGAACGACTTGTTTCGATTTCATCTGGGTAATCTCCTGATTCATTTTGAGACATTTCCGAACTTTCTGAACGGTCAGAACGTTCTGAACCTTGGTCTGAAAGGTATTCATCGTCTGAATTCATCAACTTGAATTTACTTTATTAATTAACTTTATTAATTATCTTTACTAATTAATAAAGTAAATTCAACTTGATGAGTTCATTGCCAATATTTTTTGGTTCAGGTAAATGTCCCGCGTGCGTAGGGCAAAAAAAGATTTTACAATCTAAAGTAGTCAATGTAGACTATTATTACTACGACCTAGAAAAACTTCCAGTTCCACGTCTGATAATAGACAAGTCAGGTAGTTATTCAATGCCTACATGGTGGATACCTATAAAAATTGTAAATGGGGTACCTTATGGAAAGCTACTCAAGGGTATGTTATCGATTCAACAAATAAATAAATTTATGAAAAAAAAATCAAATAGGCCGCGCAATCTTCGTTTTGGCGCCTCCGAACCGGTAAAATCCTTCCCCAACGGACAAGGTTTTATGACATCCCCCACTTGGGAAGAGGTTATGCGACAACAATATGGAGGAGATGGTACAAATTCTGTTCCATTTGGAGGACAACTTAAGAACACAGACATTATTTTTGATAAAGCTTATTATTTAGCACCAGGTGGGACTATACCCAACGGTGACCTAGGTACTTATCTTGGGTTAAATAGAACATGCAACGGTCTTAACAAAAATCGTGGTTTTATTCCAGGTTTGTTATCTGGTAGTCCTTACCAAGAAATAAACTAAACTGTTAACAAAGATAATGTTTTCTACATACCGATATGTATTTATCGGCACCTCCAATATCTACTATTTCTTTAATACCGGATTCATTAATTTTCTTTGTAAAAGGAGCTTCTGTTCCATCGTTGCAAATAGTACAAAATGCGTTCAACTTGACAACTGAATCAGCAATCGGAATCAGATTAAGAATATGACCAAACTCAGAACGATTTATATCACCTGACAAACCAGCAACTGTTACACACTTATGATGTGTGTCCACCATTAACTTTACGAATGGATACAGGTCTTCAAAAAACTGTGCTTCATCTATAAAGATATAATCACATTGGTTATCGATGTTATAATCACATTGGTTGTCAATGTTGTAATCCATTAAATTTTTCAATTTTATACAATTAATTCTTGTTAAATTGTGTGTACAAACGATTTCTTGTTCTCCAGTTGAATGAGAATATCGATTGTCATCGATGTAATTGATAACTATGTATTTCTTTTTAAGAATATTAAGTTTGTTAATTCTTCTAATAAGTTCTGTAGTTTTACCACTAAACATATTACCAATAATCAATTCCAATTTACCTTGGTTCATTTTACTGTTAATATTTTTAGTATCCCAATTCTTTAATTAATTTATCTATACCACTTGGTCCATTATCATAAATAGTCCCAATAGTTCCAACTGTTGGTGAACCAAGTCCATATGGATTACCTTCATTGTCATAAATATTATTAGATAACCCATTTTCACTTAGAAGTATTTTATTATATATTTCTTGTACTTGTGCACCTGAATGTATGTTTCCTACCGAGTTGGTTCCTCCAGTACTTATGACTGTAGCTGGTGTAAAAGGTAAATTTTCTCGAAGTGAAAATCCTTCTAATGAATTAAAATTGTTGGTATCTGTAGCTAACATGATATTATAAATATAAATATCTGAATGTAAGTCGTTGTTGTTGTTATTGTGTTCTTTGATGGATTTATTCCATGCATCTATAATCCTTGTTGTATTTTGATACACTTCTGCTTTGAAAGTAATTGTATTGTAACGTGTTGTATTTACAACTGAAAAAAGAACTGTATTGTAAAAGTGGTTATTATTTGTTAAAGACTTATAGGTATTTATCTTGATATCTGTTATTACAAAACCTTCTGATAACGGGTTATAACTATTAAACATTGGTATTTCATTTCCAGAATTGACCATTTTTATATTTAAATAATCGGTAACGTCTACATTAAGCATATTTATAAAAGAACTGAGAGGTTCGTCTCCAGTATCTAAAAATGGAGTATATCGTTCTTTTGTCATTTCAGTACCGATTAATGATTGTCTTTCAGAAATTACTAAATTTGAAAGGTATTCCTTGATGTTGTTAAAGTATTCTTTGGGATTAGTTATTGGTCTCATTGCAAACCTTTCAACTGCTGCATTTTTGTCTCCCCATGTTTGTAATAACCCTTTGGTGTTTTTGTATCCTTGAAATGGTGTAGTACAATCATGTATTCCAACTTGGCTTGCATATGGAGCAGAATAAGAAGTATTTATATAAGGTTGATTGTTTGCTAAAAAGTGATGAAGTTTACTATTAAACATTCTCTACTTATTAATTTTAAATTAATTTAATCGACAATTGTTAATTTAATTAAGTTAATTCTAACATTTTTCCTTTTAGTAGTATCTTTTGGGGTTCTTTGATTATTTTGCATTTATCTGTAATGTAGTAGTAATAACCAGGTTCTACAATGTAATAATTATCTGAATTTGAATCATGTATGTAAGTACAAGAATGTGCGTTCCAATTTGTATCTGTATAAAAAACAAAGTTACTATTATGCTTTTCAAGATTATCTAAATTAATACCACTGTTATTTATCAGTGATTTACATGTTTTATCCATATGATATTTAATCTTGTTTTCGTCTAACTTTAATAACCCATGCGTACTAATGATATTATGCGAATATAGTTTCATACAAAAATAAATGAACAGAACTAAAAAACAACAAGCAATACATTTAAAAATTAAGAATTTCATTAATTGAATGGATAATTTTAAAGACCAAGTACTAACTTATGAAAATAAAATCTTTTCAGTTTATTTACAAAAAAGAAAAAAGTTTATTGAAATAATCCATCAAACCGAGTTTAAAAATCTCAGTGAGAATGAATTGACCATTTGTATAAACGATATAAAAGAAGTAACCGATACTACAAAAATTGTTTGTGAAAACATGGATTACTTTATATCAAATACTTTAACAAATTTTAAAAATACGTACAACATCGATAATCATTTGTTAATTCAAAAAATTGTACTAAATTATTTGTTTCTAGAACCTTTTCTCAATGGCCGTAAATCAACTGATTCGTCGGACTCGTATTCTGATTCGCTACCTGATTCGCTACTGGATTCGGTAGCCGATTCGTCTGAATCTTCATCTGACCCTTCATCGGATTCACTACCGGATTCATATAAATCACTAACTTCCTTCTGTAGCAATTCTAGAACTGCTTCTGAATGATGTTGAGAATATTCGAGTTTACATATTTCATTGACATTAAACATTTCTTTAAGAACAGGCAAATATCTATGGTCGATACCAACAGGCATTATTATATTGAATTTAATAATAAGGTCTCCAAATAACCCAGGGTTTTGATATACTGGCATACCAAGTCCTTTGATTGTTCTAATCGAATTATGTTTATAAAGAATATCTTTTGGGTCTTTTCTAATTTTTATTATCTTAGCATCTAGATGTTTTATATCAAACGTTAGCTCAAATACTTCATAAAAATTTATATTTTTTACCATAACAAGGTTGTCGTGGTCTCTCTGAAAAATAGGATGTTCATTTTCGATGAGTGTGATGATAACATTGCCTGGAATATAACCTGGATATTGGTCCGCTTCACCTTCGAAGCATATTTCTTGTTCATCTCTCATTCCACGTTCTATTGGAACTGTTAGTTTTTTCCTTTCTTCGAGTACTTTACCATCTTCTGTTATTTTCCTCTTGACAACAAGTTTCTTCTTCTTACCTGTATAAAACTCATCCAAGTTGATATTCAAATCGAACTTGATATCTCTGGTTTTAGGTAAGTTTTTTGAAACTGGTTGTTGGGTGGTTGGAGAGTTACCCATTATTTCTTCGGAGTTGTTAAGCATTTTAAATACATTTTTTGTAACATGTGAAATCATTTGTTCCATATCCATATTCTCTATAGCATTTTTGTCTTCGTTTGACATATTATTTGCTATCTCGTTTGCCATCTTGAAAATATCCATAATTATAACTTTTCTCTGGAGCCTTTATTACCTTTAACTTTATTTTTTTATATAGATTACCGCCAATTACCAAAATCTTTCAATTGTTGGGAAAAAATCTTTCAATTGTTGGCAATTATTGTTCAATTTTGGGAAAATCTTCAATTTTGGTAATTTTTTTCCAGACGTATTCTTTCAAAATGGTCTCTTCTCAATCGATTTGCAACTTGGGGTGGTATTTTAATCTTCGCATGAAAATGGTTACCACCCCTTTCAGTGATAATAATCTGGTAATCACTCAGGTTCCAAAAGTCCGTAAATAATTTTATGTCATTAAACAAATTGATAATTGTTTCTGGCGGTATGTCATAAATTGATTGGTAGTGATTTACAGATGTAACTATAATCATTGGTCTTCTGAAAAGGTCATGATTAAATACGTAATCCGGTGTTCTACTAATTATATGTTCTTTTACTGTACCTCTTGGTTTACACGAGTAACAATTTTTCTTAAAAAGAATATCATTCATTCCAGGTGTTTCTAAATTGTCAGGGACACCTGGAATAATTATTTCATTTCCATTTTTGATATTTTCAATAATTCTTTCAACTTTATCGTTATCCATTTAAATTTAATAAGTTTGTTTGGTCTTTAAATTGATTAAAGTTGTTCTCTTGACTTCATAAGTTGTTCTAGTGTGTTATTTTTGTTTGTATTATCATTAAGGGTAGTCATCCTTGTAGGGTCCTTGTTATCAAGTGTACCATTTCCCATTCCAAATGAACCGTTCTTTTGTTCTAATAGAGAAAAATTATTAAATAATTGTTCTGACTGTCCATTTACAAAAGTGTAAGGTAGACCATCATCGGCTGGTGAAAGATACTCCAATAGTATTTCATCTAACCACTTAAATGCAGACTTTCCACAATAAATATTTTTACCATCGTACAAAGCAGGTACTTCGGTTACTTCATCTGGAATTTCAGGGATTGTATCTATGTCTACCATCTTTACCTTTTTAACAAGTTCCTGTTTGGAATTTAATTTATTGATAAAATTTTTTGAAAATTTACAATTTTGGCTAAAAAACAAAACATAAATTGGTTTATCTACAGAACCCATAACAACTCAATTAAATTAATTTTAATTAGTTATTTAAATAGTTAATTATAAACGAAAAATTAATAATACTTTAAGTTAAACTTAAGATGCTTGAATTTTATTTAGTAAATGGAGTTATAACCCCTCCTGCAATGGTAGGTGTTTTTACAGGGCTTCTTATGAATTCATTTCATCAAAATATAATTAAACCATTGTCAGAGAAAGCAATACCTTCTCATAATTTGGACCCTCATGTAACAAGAAAGTCTCAAAGTACATATGTCCAAGGAGTTAACCCAGCTACAGAAATTACAAATAATACTGTTTATAACATTGAAATAGATGAAAATGCTGATAAAATTAGATGGCAGACGTTTTTAAGAGACCTAATACTTTGGTTTGTTACACTTTTTATATTTTATATATTCTTTAAATTTATATTAAAAAGTAATCCACCAAAAGCACCAAATTAGTAATTAATATTAATTAATCTGTAAAATAATAAATTAAGTTAATATAAATGAATTCATTCAGTTCTGGATATACAAACGGTGATATGTACCCTAATACTGGATACAATAATAATGGTATCGTTGCACCAAGTGGGTATATAGAACTTGACGATTCGATGAACAAAAAAAATGTTCCATCGAGAGAAACAATTATGACAAAAGAAGACCTTTCATTTTGTTTTAATAATTATTTAGTTCCAAAGTATGGTATGGATAACTTAAATGTTAATAATGTTGGTTCTTTTATGAAGGAACTTGAAATGAATTGGAAACGTTTAACACCTGAATTGAAAGAAAATTGTGTGGACATCCTTTTTGTTATATTGTCTGATAATTATGATTTTAAAAATGCTTTGATGAAAAGGTTATCTATTAAAGACCACACAATTTCATCTTTTGGAAGTGTTACAGAACAGAGTTCATGTCCACAAAAAAAGAAAGGGTTAACAACTTATCAAATAATGGTAATTCTTTTATTTTGTGTTATTGGTTTTTATTTGATTAAATTTAATTAACTATTAGCTTTTCTTTTTTATTTTACAAAAAAGTAAATTACTTAACCAATTAACAAACTTGTTTGTTAAAGTTAAATGAATCACTTGTTATTGCCGTTTGTTGAAATTGAAGTACGTTTTGGTACTATCAATAATAACTGTTTTGATTCAAGTATCGATAAAAATTACTTCAATAAGTTACTTGGTATTTTGGAAAAGAATTCATGGGTATCTACCGATTTGAAAAACACCAATGAATACTTTGTTGAACGTTCTAAAAAATTAATCATCTATACAGATGGTTCTAAAAAGGTTATACTCAAGGAAAAAGTTAAGACCGTTGATATCATTTGTCCTAATAACCCTTTTGACATCAGACTTTCAATTAACCAAGAATTCAATTTAAATTCCCAAGTCGACCGTTTTACCAAACAAGTCGAATCAGGAACTGTATTAGGTCTCAGAAAAAAGAACAGAAAGTCTTTTATCGATACCCATTTTAGATACGACCTTACGTGTGTAGAGGAAATCATCGATAATGTCAGCAAAGAAAAGTTTGAATTGGAATTGGAAATTATAGTTAATAATGAAAATATCCATTGGACCACAGATTACCTCATTGAATTTATACGTTGCAAAGTTTATGATATCGTAAACATTATCGAACCAATTCCTTGGGACCAATTTAAATTAAACTTTAATTTTTAAATAAAGTCAATACTCCACAGGTCCGATGATAAACGGTTATTTAATAAGTAGTCATAAGGAAGATAAAAATATCCACGGTCACCCCATACAGAACCCCAACTATTACGAGCTATCCACCATTGACGAGTGTCGTCATAACCACATATCAACACTGCATGGCCACCTAACAAGCGTTCCTTAGGTCCAGGCATTGAGACAATACCTGTAGCCGCTACCTTGTTTGTTTCAAAAGAACTATAAACTAAAATACCAACTACAAAAGGAAAACCAGCACTTAAACACCCTTTCATATCGGCGAGGGTATTTTTGATATTTACAGCCTTTGGGCTGCGATGTGCTAGTGCTGCCTGGTAACAATTTTCAGGTGGTTTAACACGAAACTGATTGATGATATAAGGCCAAAGTGTTTCTGGACAGATTCCCCAAGTTGACAATGACTTAACTCCATCACGTAAAAAGGCACCTGCATCAGTATTAACGGTACCTTCTAATACCCTTTCGTTATAATACACAAACAACCTAGACCCAACAAAACCAGGTAGGTCAAATCCTATTGCTGCACAGATTGCATTTGCCGTACAACTTCCCAATTGGCCTTGGTCATAGACAGGTGGCATCCTAGAACGAAGGTCTACTCCACTTGGTAATTTTAGTGGTACTGATAATTCCTTGTAAACCAGTTGGTCTTCTGGTAATCGTGTTACCGCTTGGAGACCAGTGTGTATATGTTTGTTTACCCTAATTATCTTAGACATTTTGGTTTAACAATTAACAGTTAACAGTTAACCTTTAACCATTAACTTTTAATTTAATTTTTAAGAATTTAAAACTTAATTACTTTTTAAATTTTTAAGAGTCCTTAGTTGGTTCAAACACTACCTTGAGTTCCTTACTATCGGAACCTTTCTTTGATTTCTTTTGTTTTATAATCACAGGTGGTGGAAGTTCTTCTTCAGATTCTTCTACCAATTCATCAAGTGATTCGTCGATAGATTCAAGTTCAGATTCGTCATCAGAACCAGGTCCGTACTCCTCTTCAAAGTTTTCCCATACACGTGCACGAATAGACTTGTCTGAGCCTGATGGGTCTATGTCCTTTATTTGACAATAAACCCTCAGTGTTTCAATGTCATACTCACCCAGGTCTTCTTCACACGATACATTGTTTGTGAAATCAAGTAATTCCTCCATTACACCCAATTGGGACTGGTCATAGTTTCTTGCCGATTTGAGTACCTTTCTAACTACCCGTTTGAGTTCCTCGTAGTCTGTATCGGTTGCCTTGGCAATTGTCTTAATGGCTTGTTTTACAAATGTTTCTGAACTCATAATTAATTGTTAATTAATTGTTAATTAATTGTTAATTAATTTTTTAAGTAATCTTTAATTTTTGATTCCATCGAAAGTTATATTTTAAAAATTAGTAGTCGTACTCGCTTATTGTTTCTAGGTTAGTTTTATTGTTTTTTGGTATACTTATGGTACTTACGATAATCAGTTTATCAAATAATATTGTAGCCATGCAATGTATTCCTTTGACATAACACTCGTACATATTATCATAGACAATTCCATCACGTTCTACTAATAACTTTGGACTAGTTTTTGAACGAAAGAAAATTACTGAATTATCATCTTTGTCGGTGGTTCCATAAATAAATAAACAATTGTCACATACTTGTCTTGTATGAATAACGTCTTTAGAATTTTTGTTACATACTGGACAGACATTAGTTTGGTTATATTCCATTTAATTAATTAAATAAATCGATTGTTCTTTTTAACGATTAATTTGTTAACTATTAATTTAAATAATTAGAATTGCTTACCGTCAAACAATTTTGATGTCTCTAAGAGGAAAAGGTTGTGTACATTTCGGTATCTGACCTTCTTCTGCTTTGCAGTATATATCTTTTATACGAGTTCTAATAGAACTAAATAATGTTAAAATAAAGTTCATTATTGTTAATTAATGATAATTAATGTTAATTAATTATTCTTTAATTTATTTTTTTTTCGTTTAATTCAGACGACGAACATTCTGGGTGTTCTGGCTCATATGAATCTAGTTCTGAATCTTTAGAACTTTCGGAAAATACATATTTTTCAGATTCTCCAGAATTTTCAGAATCTTCTTCGTAATAATGAACAATTTCTGACATTGGGACATTGTTACCAGTAAAATGTAAGACGTCGTAAACAATATAATTAAATAATTTATTAAGTAAGGAAATGTATATATATAATAAACCAGCAGAACACGATACCTTACTTGAAAAAACAATAAGGTCCATTACAGAGTAACTCGATAAACAATATACCAATTCATCCTTTAACATTAAAAATTTCAATTTCACTGGACATTCTCCATTACATGTGTACGTGATGTTTCTGATGAATTTTGAAATAATAGTCATCACAAAAAACTTATAAAGTTTTCCCGAGGGAAAATATGGATGTTTTGATTCTTCATTAATTAAACTTTGATTTTTTAAATTAATTTAAAAAGGGTTTATTCAAAAAATAAACCGATAACGGGGTTTATTCAAAAAATAAACCGATAACGGGGTTTATTCAAAAAATAAACCGATAACGGGGTTTATTCAAAAAATAAACCGATAACGGGGTTTATTCAAAAAATAAACCGATAATAACTTTCCTCTTCGGAAAAACCATTTGTTTCGGCAGTTTCGGCATCGATTATTACTGATTCTCTACGAGGAATAACATTTTCAAAACAGTTGTTTATTTCTGGAGTTATGTTTCTTATATAATCGAAATCCATGGAATTGTAAAGTTGATTATCGGTTAAAGCCGATGTATGTAATTCAAAAAAGTTATTGTATTGGTCTTCATTGAAAACTGTTCTAAGATTGTATTCATAAATCGTAACAAACATTAATTTTTTATTGATTATGAATTCAACCAAAAAATTTTTTTGTTCGGCATTTGTTATCGACGTTCTACAATTAGGACAGCTTGGGTTTTTTATAATCCAGTTTGTTATACAGTCTGTACAGAATGTATGTTTGCAATTCGTTAATGTAATTTGATTCGTAGCTTTATTTAAACAAATTGAACAATCTGGAACTTCGGGTCTCAAGGTAGGTGGACGATGGAATGTACAGAAAGGACTTATAAGAATATCATCTTCAACGATACAGTTCTTTTTCTTACAACGCTTTCCAAAGGAGTTCATTGCACTGCAACGGTACTTGTATGCCATTTAGTTTTACCCCAGCAGGGGAGTTCCCTAGGGAACTAACTTTATCTTGAAAAAATTAACGATTAATTTGTTAACTATTAATTTGTTAACGATTAATTTGTTAAGTTTGTTTCGATAACAGGTTTTTTGAGAATCCAGATTTGTTTGGTAGTGTCAATGTTGTTTTTGGGCGCAGTTTCTAGATTCGCAAGTGGGTCAAGTTCACCGTGTTTGAAGGTACAAACACTTCCTCTTGTGCAACGGTCGTGTTCCCAGAACGTACATATCTTTGTTTTGTAAGGTGCGTTTTGCTTGGTTAAAGGTTTTTTGACAAATAACGTTCCAGGTTGTTCAGTTGTTGTTTCCATCAATGTTTTTTAACTCCCGGAGGAGTTCCCGAGGGAACATTTAGTCTGTTATCGAATCGTACCAATCTGGGTACAGTTGCCTGAATTGGAAGTCGTCATTTAGACGTTCACAGTAATCAAGTAACACGTTATTGAATATATCCAACAACAAATGCATAAGAGCACTTGTAACTGGGTCATAAACGTGGATTTCTTGGGGTATCATAATTAATTATTTGGTTTTTACACCTTTTCAGGTGCCCCGAGGGGAACGTTGTTATGGTTACTTCAAAACCTTCTGTGCAATTTCGGCACTTCGGGAACGGATACCGTCCATGGAAAATGGGTCAACAAATCCAGGTGGTTCGTTTCTTACTTTTAAGAAATGGGCAGTTGGACAATAATAAAAGTATTGTGTCTGGACTACCTTCGATAGCATGCACAGAGGGTCATAATAGAAAAAGCTGCTATTGTCCATTTGACCACCGTTGTTTTTTACTTCCCTTGGAAGGACCCGAAGGTCTTGGTTGTTAAGGATTCCTTTAAGTCAATTCTTCAATTTTAACAAACTTAAAGGAATCCTTATTCTTGACACCTAAACGATAAAACAAACAAATATCGTAATTTATTTTGGACAAGTCTACAACATTCCCACTGATTGTTTCAATGCGTCCAAATTCCTTGTCGATAATACCCAGTTCCATACGAGTTTCACCAAGTTGGTTCTGGGGAATTATCTCCATCTTGATGTAGTCTCCAGAACTAAGTGATTCGTACTCGATAAATTCCCATTCACATTTTATCCGTTGTAACATTGGGTCAGGTGAAAGTTCCATTTACAGGGCTGTTTGTGGCTCAGTTTACCCAGCGGGGGAGTTCCCGAGGGAACGCCATTGATTGTTTGTTTTTTTAATATATGCCTTTGTAGTCTTCCATTTGTTCGATACACGACTTGACCATCAGCACCCAAATCTTCCATCCATATTGTTTTATACGAATAAGTTCGTAATAATACCTATATATGTTCTCGAGGTTGTATTTCAAATGTGGAACGTTGGTACTTTCTGGAAATACAAGACAAGCCAAGATGTATATCCATTTGTTGTCATTGAAAACAGAAGGCCCGCGTTCATATGCACCAATTCTGATAAAGATATCTTGCATATAAATCGAACAATGAACTGGTAAGAAACTGAAGTTACCGAAAGATTCAATGTACAGACCAGGTTTCAACGTGAATGGGTCAAGTATAGGGTCATTCAGGTTGTGATATGTTTCAATAAATTCAGTTTCTGTAATATAATGAACTCGGTGATTTGTTTTTATCTTTTTGGCTGGGTTGTAATCACCTGTAAATTCAATGAATGCATCATTTACCAAGTTGTTCATTATAAATAGGTTCCTTTTTTCTTTAACTGGTATTTGTTTAGCCTAGGCTAATTTAAACTTTTGTAAAAAATTAAATTTAACGAATCAACTTGTCAATAGCGGCTATCATTTTATTAATCTTACTGATTTCGTTTCTTGAATTAACAACTTTACGTGGTTTGGTTTTCTTACCAAATGAGTTCAGAGTATCTTCAGGATTTGCTCTCATTTTAGCTAAAAGTTCTTGTTCTTCTGGTTGTTCAAAAAATACACTGGGGTGACCTGCAGCTTCTGCCTCTTGTCTTTTACGTGCCCATAATTTTGCTTTTTTTATTATTTCTTGAAATTTAGGAGCAGCCCTTATATCCTTATCGTATAAAAACTTTACAACTTGTTTATCACGACGGTCTATTGTCGTTATACTGTCTATATTATTGAGTATTTTCTCATCATAGATAAAGAAGTTCATTAAAGAATTCATTTGGTCGTCTTTTACGTCACTTTTTGTTATTTTACCAGGACCTGTTCCCATAAGACTTACTACCCTACCTTTTTTTTCAGTTTCATCAGTTGCAGTAGATGGATCCCAATCTCTCATTACTGTGTACTTGTCGTAAATATCTTTTTCCTTGTTGCGCTTGTTTATATCATGAACGTATGCTTTTACATCTAAATTGTTTGAAATAACCTCGTTACGATAACCGTATATAGTACGTTTGGTTATATAGTAAGCTACTCTTTTGGTAACTCTAAAACGACCCCAAGAAGGTATTTGATTAACGACTATAATTAGGTTAATATCTCCATTTTCGTCAATTACTTTTTCGAACGCATTTTCGAGTATTCTGGAAAGATTTCCAGTTTCCTCTTTAAAAGCCTTGGTTGCCTCTTTTAGTTGTGCTTTTGTTAATGGAACCGATGACCTGGACATTTTAAAATAATTAATTAACTGAAATATTTTAAATTGACAATTTAATGAATTACATCCACCATGAATAGCCAAAGCTACCATTTTTGTTATTTTTGTTAATTAATTATTTTAAACGCGCCAGGTAAACCAACCGATTGTTTGTTCACCTGAGGTGTTTTGCGGCCATATAACCAGAACCCCGTGGGGTTGAATTGTCAGTCGGACGAGTCTGTTCACTTGGTTGTTGTTTGACAGCCGTTTCTGACAGTATTATTTTATGTTCAATTTTATTGGTATTGTTTTCCTTGTAAACAGCATCGACACTTGTATTGAGCCTTGGTTTCTTTTGCTTAAAAAAGTGATCCATCGTAATATTGGAATCATTTTCCATGGCACGGAGTTCTCTGTTCATTGTCTCGATACGGTATTTCAAAAATACTTGGTTCATCATCTGGTTTACCATCAGGTAATCTCCCGATGGGGGAACATTAATTTGTTCAGGGTGTTCCATTGGTTTAATATTAATTACCTCCCTTGGGAGGCCCCGAAGGAACCGTTTTTTTGTTTACATTTCTTCAATGGAATAATCACCAGTGAGGTGGTTTATAGCTTTCATCTGTCTGAATTCTCCGTTCTGGTAAACAACACCAGCCACTTTGTGGGTTTCACACCACCACCACAAGTTGTCATTTTCCCTTTTGGGCTTGAATTCAAAGTTACGTTTGAGACAAACGCATCTTCCTTCGTTGGGACCGATGTACTTCAACAACCTGCTCATTGTATCTGACTCTTCACAAGAATCCTGGAAAATAAATGTATCCATGTTTAATGGTACTAACGGTACTTTATTAATGTAATTTAGTTTTTTGTTAATTTTCTTTACATCCTTGCAAATTTAAAACGCCAATTATTTCAAATAATAACCATTGATATGTTTTAAAGCATAACATTCTTTTGCATAATGACTTTCCCTACCACAACGAAAACAACAATTATCATAATGAATAACTTTTTTTTTATTTTTTAAATTACAGTATTTCTCGTGATATTCACATTTTCTTTCTTCGGTGAATTCTTTTCCACAATATTTACATTCCCATATTTCTTCATCGCTTTCAGTTTCCCAACATTCTTTCGCAAAATGTCCTTCTTTTCCACAAATAAAACATTTATTGTTTGTTCCGTTACTCATTTGTTTCAAAGTATCTATTGTTGATTTTTCTAATTTTACTGAGACAAAAGAACCACCACGAACATTATTTATGCCGTATTTGTCCATATATTGTATTGTAATTTTATCTTCGTCATAATCATCACAATTCGGTTTAAGTTCTATTACATTTAATGGTTTATATAATCTAGTCCACTCTGAACCATTTGAATTAAAATGACTTTCTAAACGAAATTGTGGATTGTTTGTCTTTCCAATATAATATTTCTCTTGTTCTAATTGAAGAGCGTATATGTAAACCATTTTCAAGATATTATTTATAGAATATAAATAATGTTTAATTCAGTTTCATTATAAACAATAAATTTGTTAATTTCTTAAATGTTTCTATTTATCTTTTCTATTGCCGACATACGTTCCTTATGGAACCTTTATATTTTTGTTGCATCATTGTTTTTAATCTGGTCAATTTTAAAAAATTCTTTTTAGAGTTATTACCACCCCCGTTGGGGGTTCCCGAGGGAATTTGTTTAATCGGTAAGGTTAAAAAACCCTAACTTGAGCACAAAACAAGTTTTACCATCACATTCAGAACCTTTTTTAACGTACCATGAATTTTTTACAGAACGATAGGTCATTATCTCTTTAGTTGCATATATACTAAAACGTGCATCCGTCTTCATGTATTCCAACAAGTCGTTAAACTCAGATTCTGAATACTTCTGTTCAAAAGTGAACCGAACAAGTACAAATTCTATAAATTGAAGCCACAACGATGGAGCAATAACAAAAGAATAACATACGGAATATTCAGTATATATTCCGTAAAGTCCTTTTTGTTCCATATACAAACAACAATTATATATGTCTGTTTTACTAGCCTTTCCACGACACATCGGACATGTAAACTTTATAGGAAGCCAATCAATTAAACACTCTGAACAATATTCGTGACCACAGTCTGTCATTTTTATAACATCTTTTGCTAAAGTGTCATAACAAATACTACAAATTTTGGGTTCTGGTTCAGGTAACTTGATATGCATATGAACAACGCACTTTTCAGAATCCATGTGTTTGACACGACCACAACGCTTACCTGTTGTTAAAATGTATTCACAACGGTACCGATGATTATGGATTTTGCACACAGTTTCTTTTGAACTTGCCTTGTTCTTGCAACGAGTACCTGAACTGGTGATTCCTTCACACTGGTTTAGAAATACCATCTATATTTACCCCCGTAGGGGGTTCCCGAGGGAACGTTAATGGTAATCGCATTGTGAATATTTACAGTTCCAGCACCAATAAATTGAATCCATACCTTCACTGGCCGCGTTTTCGTCGTCAATATATTCTTCTTCTTCGATTAATTGTTGTTCTTTCCAAACAGTCCATTGCTTCCAGATAAAGACAATGTCTGTGTGGTCCATATTTAATATTTACTTTACCCTCGTGGGGGGTTCCCTAGGGAACAATTTGTTTTTGTTAATTAAACCTGAAAAGATTCATCATGGACATTTGTGATTCCATTCCGTCTATTTTTTGAATAAGGTCCTTGTTTTCCTTTTCGAGGTACTCATTTCGTTCAGTTAAATCTAAATGGCGTCTTTTCAAATAACTATTTTCATTGTCGAGTCTGGTAGCACGAATCTCGTGATTTTTCACAGACCTTGTTAAATCCCACAGTTGATGACCTTGTGTTTTGTAATGTTGTTTTAAAGACGCATACGAAGAGTATTCCTTGTTATTGCATGGACAAATCAACCTGGATGACAAACGGTTATCTGCAGTGGGTTCCATATTTACTACCCCATCTGGGGGTTCCCTAGGGAACAATTGGTTGTCTGGTTAAATAAGTTTCAAAGCACGAAGATATTCAAGATACAAATTGGCAATTCCCAAAATTGTGCGTGGATTCCAAAGGACCTGTTTTCGGAACTGCCAATTAAGATAACATCGTTCAATAACCTGGACAGCGTTCTTCCTCAGCAGGTACCTTTTCCAATACCTTTTGATTCTGTCTGATGAGTTTCTCAAACGAATAAACACAGTGTAATCAAGTATCACATAAGCAGCATATGTTCCATAATGTCCTACAAGTCCATTATATACTATATCTACTTCCAAAGCACAAAGTGAGACATTTACATCATCGAAATAAATACGTTGGGCTTTCTGAATAGTACACAATTTTCCAGACTCTGGAAAAACGGAGTCTTGATATTCTTCCAACAGGTACAAACGTTCGCGGAGATACATAACATCCAGACCAGACCTGCATTGGGCCATTTGTTTCATGTAGTCATCGAGTTCAATCATTTGTTTGATTTTTTTACACCTTTTCAGGTGCCCCGAGGGGAACATTCGATTATTTATTTTTAACTTTGTCAACAAGGTCAACGACAAATTCTGCAACGACGTCGGTAATGGTATCCCATCTTTTATCCGCTGTCAAGTTGAAACGACCAGAACACCGTTGTTGTTTTTCAGGTTTGAAAATAAGCTTGTTAATCAAGCCCAAACTGATTATCCTGTTGTTGATATCGGTTTCCGAACGCTTGTACAATCTTGCAATATCGGTAATTGGTAAATCTATAATCAACTTGGCAAGTTGCTGGTCTTCAATGGTTGTCCACTCCATAACGTTGTTATCGGGTTGAAAATACTCTTGTACCAGTTGGGTATTGATAGCTACTTGGTTGAGTATCAGAAACTGTACCAAAATCAAGAAAACGTAAACTGTTGACTGTAGGTGTTGAATATTCAAAAATGGTTGATTCATCTTATGTCCTTTCAGGTTCCCCGATGGGAATAATGTTGGAACGGTTTACAGATTTCATTGGTATTTAGATTATTCTTACCAAGGCAAGTTTAAGTAATTTTAATTTTTGTAAAAATAACATTAATCCGTTTTTCTTTTCTTTCTGGGTCGTTCAACAACATATTCGACAATAGGTTCAATGGGTTCACTCCGTTCAACCTGTTCACTCCGTTCAACTTCCATAAAACCAGCACCGTTATCAATTTCAATGGAATTGTACAACCACTTCAGTCTTGCAGCCCGTTTGGTTTTGACACTGTGACAACTAACACACAAAACCTGGAGATTGGAAGAATCATTGGTACCACCTGTAGCAACTTCGATGATATGGTCAATATTGTGCCCAGATTCATCTATGAGTCCGTCATTACAACGCCACATTGGACACATGTAACCAATACATCCAATAGCAGGTTTGTCAGGACTATTTGCACATTTGTCGACCTGGAGAGTTCTCCTGGTTTGTGAATTGATGTATCGTTTACCACCCATCCAGACACCCAAAGTTTAAAGTTAATAACGGATATTTTTTTAAATTGTATCATTATTAAACCCCGAAGGGCGGTCCCTAGGGACCTAAAACTTGAAATGATTACCGGTACAGATTAGTCCGATTCTTCCAACTGGGCTGGAGTTGCCTTTTTGGGCTTTGTGACTTTCTTTTTGGGAGGAGCCACAAGTTCTGGAATTGGTTCCAATTCCGATTCATCTCCAGAATCAACACTTGGAAAGTCGTCCAGGTTCTTGTTGGAGATAATTTTTTTAGCATCGGTGATGTGTCGCCAGCAGAACCACTGGGTCTCGCCTGAATCGGACAGGTATTCCTCCGTAGCACTTGTTCCACATGGAAGACCTTTGTCGTTGCAACCAGAACATTGGTGTTTTTCAGTGTTCTTGGAACTTGAACTGCTCGAAGCTTTACCTTTTTTTGGTTTGGTTGTCTTGGTAACTGTCGTTTCTGTTCCCGATTGCTGACCTTCGATGTAAGCCCAAACACGTTCGATGAGGTCGCTCTTGTTTCCACCCGTTTTGAGCCCGTTATCCTTGCAAAAGGTATTGAGGATAACGGACGTACAACGACGAAGGTCATCCTTGGAGAACGCTTCAGTTGGGTCTTCGAGCTTGTCGACCTTGGCGGTCTTGGCCTTGGGGGAACCACCTGGTGAGGTCTTTCCACCCTTGGTACTATTGACATTGGGTACATTGTTAAGCCATTCCTTGCTCATATGGTCAACGTAACACGTAAAACACTTATTAACGACTTCGATGAGGCTATCCTTGATAGATTCGTCGAGGTTGTTACCGCTGATAAAGTTGTCAATGATGGATTCCATGGCAGACATCTATTAATTAATGTTGAATTGTTAACGTTGAATTTGTTGTTGATGGACTTATTATTAATTGCCTTTTTGATTGCCGAGGCAATTTGAGTAATTTTTGTTTTTGTAAAAAGCTATCTGGCTTAATTGCACCTTGGCTTCTTAAACGAACGCTCAAACTCTGAATCTACTTCAGGTTGGTATCGTTTACCGCTTACATTTTCTACGATAGTCATCATGACACTGTACGCATTGAGAACGTATTCTAGTTTTTCTATCGGGTTGTCAACGTTGAGAGACGATTCGAGGTCTGTACGAATGACCATGACGTTATTCTGCAAGTTCTGGATGTCATAAACAGGAACGTATGTATTGTGCTCAGATTCATGGTCCAACCGGATACTCAATTCACAATCTGACGAATAATAATCGGGGTCTAGGTTGATGTTTTTGAGATAATACTGATTGATTTCGTCAATTTTCTCCATGAACTTGATGAAAGGAACAAATAGAATATCAGATTCTTGAACGAGATATCTAAGTACCTTCAATTTGGAGTAATTTTCAGAAAGTTTCTTGCATTCGAGCTCTCCATCGGTCAGAACGTCGGAGATACCAAACATGGAAATGTCATCAAGCAGTTCATTAACATTGTACTTTAGTTCTTTTGATTGTTCTGATGTACTGATTTTTCTGAAACCTTCGATGATTGAATCGATTGAAGAACACATTTTGGTAAATTGATTTAATTAAACCCAGTGGGAAGACCCTAAGGTCTTTTTATAACTTGAAAAATATAACTTTTTAAAACTTTAATTGAATATTCATCGGGTTTTTGATGAAAACCCATTCGTCATCCATGAATCGTTGGTTAAATCCCTTCTTGGGAGCAGGTGGCGTGGGCATATCGATTTGACGGTCAACGAATACCCACTTGCCATCGACAAGCATCTGTATCTTGCGCTTCATCGGTGCTGGTGGAACTGGGGGCAAATTGTCCATTGCGTGTTGTTTGTTTTGTTAACCCATCGGGTAGTTCCCTAGGGAACTTTTGTTTTTTGTATTTTTTTCAATCGGTGCGATTCAAACGTTCACAAACTTCACGACGTTCCTCCATTGTCAACTTGTCCATCAACATCAATACTTGGCGCATACGAACACTTTTGGTATTTAAAGGGAATTCCTTATTGAGTTGGTGATTACCCGGTTCGAGATAACGGTGAACCAAGCAATACATTTTACCATGATTAGGATGCTTACACGGGGTCTTTTTTTTAAGGGTTAGTGCATGACAACCTGCATAATATTCTTCAGGAAACTGTGCGCAAAAGTCTGCTTGCATTTGCGAATGTTAATTGATTAAACCCCTCGGGGTAGTCCCTAAGGACCTTTTTGATTTTGTGTTTAAAAGTTAACAATTCTCAGTTTTCCATTCCTACAAACAATAATCATATCGGGAAGTATGTAATTTTTGATAAAAAGTGCTTGCGATTGTGTGAATCGTCTGGTTGGATACTTCTTAAATGCCGAAGTTGGCGACACCTTGAATTGTTTGTTGTCGTACACCATCTCGTTACCTTTTTTGCGCTTTATTACCACCCCGTAGGGTGGTCCCGAGGGACCTTTTGTTGTTTGTAATTAATCGGAATCGCTTGAATCAGAGTCCGACTCACTTGAATCCGAGTCTGAATCCGAGTCTGAGTCGCTTGAATCAGAATCGTCAAGAGAGTCCCACACTGCGTCGATGAGGTACTCCTTCACTGTTTTTTTGATTTTGATACCCCTGTGCTCCAAAAAACCTGTAAGTTGGGCTACGGTAAACTTCTTGAGGTCAGATTTCTTGTTACATTTCTCAATTGATTTTATCAATTTCTTGATGCCGTCGTCCTTGGTCTTGGTAGTTTTCTTGGCTGTGGACTTGGTCTTGGCAGCACCCATGGCCTTGTTGATGTTGGCGAGTTGCTTCTCGATGTTGCTGAGGCTCTTGAGGAACTGTTTTGAGCTCATTTTAATGGAAATCAGTAGTTGTTAACCCAGTGGGTAGTTCCCTAGGGAACTTTTGTTTGTTGGTTTGTTTTTTAGATTTTCACCGCCTTGCGCTTGGGCTTCTTGACGGGTTCAGGTTCCGGCTCGGAACTGTGCTCAGAACCGGAGTCAGATTCAGATTCAGATACAAGTTGGTCGAGTGCGATTATTTCATTGGCATCGGTGATGTGGCGCCAGCAGAACCATTTACCATCGCACTGCTCAGTTGCGCTGGTACCGCAGGCAACGCCCTTGCTATTCGAACCGCAGCACTGGTGCTTTTCCGATTTTGCGACCAGTTTCTTGGGTTTGGAGCGAGGTGACTTGTCTTCTGGTAACTCTTCTCCTTGGAGGAGGCGCCACACGCGGTCAATGATGTCCTTCTTGTTGCCACCCACTTTGAGACCGTTATTCTTGCAGAACTCATTGAGTGTCTGCGAGGTGCAGCGATTGAGGTCATCTTGCTTTACGGCATTGATTGGGTTGTCCATCTTGTCAGCTTTAGGTACCTTGGTTTTTGTTGTTTCTGGTGCAGTGGTGGTCGACTTGACTTGTTTTGCAACAAGCACGGCGAGGTCACCAAAACAATTGTGAACAAGCTCGGTCAGATTATCGGCGATAGACTCATCGAGATTGTTGTCGGCAATGAACTTGGCAATGCGAGTGTTGACGGAGGCCATTTGCTATTCAGGTGGTTGTTTTTATTTGACTATGTTATCGCCGAAGCAATTGGTGTAATTTGTTGTTTTGAAAAAAAAATTGGTTATTGTAAATTTACAACGGGTGTCGTTCGCGTGAGTGCAGTGTTACACGGACTCTACATCGATACCACCCAAATTGACCTAGGGTATATTGATTTTGTAAAATTGTGGTCACCGTGTGGTTGTGGTGTCTGTGTAACACTGCACCTATGTGGCCAAACTGGTCTAGGGTATATTGATTTTGCAAAAAATGGATTGCGCTCAATTTCCACCGGGGATTGGCCACGTCGATATGATTACGGTTATAGACATGGCCGCGTAGATGCAAGGTCGTAACAACACTGCAATTACGCCGCGTAAAAGGGGTAATTAATAGAAAAAAAAATGATAACAATAATAAACAACAATAAACAATTATGAATATGAATACTACAGACCCGTATAAAGTACTTAAACTTGCATTAGGGTTACTCGAAGAAAGTTCGCCTGATACATTTTCGTTAGATGTTATCGCTTATAATTTAAATTTTGGAAATATATTTCATATAAAAACTGACCCAACCAGAAAAATGTTTCTAATGAGAGAATATCTTATAACTGGAGGCGAATATGAACCATTTCAAAATAAAAAGGTATTACTAGATTTATTTAAAATGGTTGATATAACAATGATAAGATTGATATACCATAATTCAAATGGCAAGTTGCAAAAAACTACAATTTATAAATGCAATGAATTAGATGGAGATTATTGTTTTAAAAATTATCGTACCGATAAACTTCAACAAGTTAGAGACACACTTGCAACAATGAAATTACAACAGAAGTTTCGTAGTTATATTTCTAACAAATACAGCCCTCCTGACGAATATGGTAAAGGTGGAGGAGAGGGGTATTGGTTGGCAAAAGAAAATTTTTTAAAAAATAATCAATAATTTAAAACCGATATTTACCTCCCAAATGGACCTGCAGATGTACTTGCTGGCAAATGATTCAAACAAAGACAATCAAGTTAATCAGCACTTGGACTTTGTATTTCTATATCGGTAACGCTAAACTTAGTCTTTATAAATGGTTCGAAAGAATATGAGTAATTGTCTTTTATTATTAAAGGTGTGTCCTTGTTAATTAATATTTCAAATTCGTGCATATATTTAGAATATGGCATCATCAATAAAACTTTACTACCAGGATTTAAAATAAAATGCAATAAGCAACATCTATTACCTTGTGAATCATATTTAGATGAACCAAACTCTAATGCAACACCCGGGTCAAGTGTAGTAGACATAAATTGTGAACTTTTGTATATATCTGTGTTTCTTTTCTTCTTATAATTATGAAAATAAAATCCATTTACACCTCTCCATACCTCAATAGTTTTTTTAACAGGTGGTGCATTATTTATTATCTCATTTAAATCGTTCATAAACATAATTATAGCTTCTTCCCACATTTCAGAAGGTACACTTGGACCTATTTTTAAAAAAGTTTGGTAATTTTCAAATGAATAATCATCTGAAAGTTCTTTGAATGACTGATTATCATTTAATTTTTTTCGTTCTTTATTGATGTCGACTATCTGGCAAAAAAATGGAAATATATATCTATACCAGCGTTTGTAGCTGTATCCGTAACCATCATCTTCAGTGGGACTAACAAAGAGGTCTATTATATTTTGTATGTTAAATTTTCCTTGTAGATAAGAATTAAGCAATTGGTCTCCTTGGTGTGAATAATTAGTTATTGTAATTATTTGTCTTTTTGTTAATGATTCTGCATAATTGAATTGTGAACGAAAAAAACTAGGACTTAATTTTTTGTTATTTTTTGATAAATATCTAAGATTTTCAACGTCTACATAATGACCAGTTCTACGTCTTTTTAGAAAATTCTTGACAGTTGATAAACTTCGTATTTCCCTTGATGACGCAGTGTACGTATTGGTTGAATAATTGTCTTCTGGTTCGTACGAAGTTACGTAAACTGGATTAATATTAAAATTAACTTTTTTCCAGCCGTTCATTCCAAAATAAAATAACTTGATAATTTAAGTTATTATTTTATTAAAGATTGTTAAAAGTTATTATGTCAACAACAAACAGATTTAACCCAAATGTAAATCCAAGAATAATTCTTCGTTTAGCATTACCGAGATTTGGTTATTTATTATCAAGCAGTGAACGCCTTTAACTAAAAAAACAATACTCGTTCACATCCAATCGTGTGCTGTTTGTTTAGTACGTATATTAATGTTAGATATAACATTTGGACACCTATTCAGAATATCTCCTATAGGTAATATTAATGTACCCCTGTTACGTTTGAGAAGAACTATTAATGATTTTTTATTAATACCCGGTCTTATATAATTACCTCTTTGTTTTAGTTCTTCTTTCAAATTCTTAACAAGCATCCTGTCTACATCTGAATAATCAGGTATAAGTTCCAATTGATTATCTGGTCTTGTAATTACCTCTGTAATTGTAAGTACTCTGTTGGGTGCCAAATTATCGCACCTCACAGGTGGAGTTAAAATATAATTTTTAACACCTCGTTGATTAACTAAATAAGTATTAATTTTAAATACCAATTCATCGGGTAATTGCCTCAAGTCAAATACCGAATTGTTCATTTTATAATTAATAATTATTAATTTTATTATTTTTTTAAAAACCGATATTTACCACCCATCCGTTTATAACGTTTCACGACCTGGCCAGATGCATACGCACTTGGCCATACCTTCGCTCTTGCCTTAACGTACTTAAGTACAGATGCATACAACTTTTTATTAACGGGGACGGGTTTGCGACCAGTGTTTTGTTTTCTGGAAACAGTTTTCCTGGAAACTTTTTTACCAAAGGCCGTTTTACCAGACCTTTTCACATGTTTAACAACCTTCTGGGTCCTCCGGTAAAGAACGTTCTTGAGGAACTGAGCTCTACGACGAATTGTTTTGCTTCTTGCCTTTAAACCAGCATTGATACACCGTTTATTGATTTTACCATTTACACCCAACAAGTGATGTCGTTTGCACCAACGAGTAAATGAACCACTGGTACCTTTGCGTTGGGAACGCTTAACGACTTCTTGGATAAACCGTTTACCACTGCGGTTCTTTTTGGGTCGATGCAACCCAAACGAAGACCCTCTGGTCTTTCGTGTACTTTTTGCAATTGCATGGATATTCTTGGCAAATTGGGCTCTACGTCTGGTTACAAGACTCTTTGACTTCAATGCATTTGCGATACAACGTTTGGTGACCTTACCATCGCGATTTGCAAGTCCTTTGGACCTACACCACCGTGTAAATGAACCCTTTGTACCTTTGCGTTGGGATTCTTTATTTGCTTTTTGGATAAATCGACCCTTGGGACGCCTTTTACCAAATGCACTACTCATTGGTACTACTACATCTGCATCTATTGGAATAACCATCAGTCTCCGTTCTGCTAATGGCGGAAGTTGAAACAATTTTTTAAATAGTGGATTGTAATAAACCCATGATCTAACAGGCCATTTCTGTATTCCATCACCTGCTGTAATTTCAGTACCATCGGGGTTTATAATTTCAACATCTTTTTTCAATTCTACAACAACTGAGCCTGGTAATTTGAAACCAGCACCTGTAGATGAAGCTATATCACCTGATACTGAATAATATAAAGGTGGTTCTACTTCTTGAGATGACCCAGATCTATAATAATATTCGTTTATTGATTTACGCTCATCTTTAAATGCTAATCTATTTTGAAATGCATATGTCACGTTAATTTTGCTTTCGTCTCCCAGTAATTTTGCCATGAAATATTTTATAGATTCATTATATAAAAAAGTATCGGGTGCGTTTGGATAAGTTGTAGGAAAAAGTAATATTTCATTTTTATTATGTCCAAGTGTAGAATCTTCTGTAGAAAAAGGTAAAGATTGTCCAGAAGCATCTCCTGTAGTATCATAAACACTAAAATGTTTTAATATAAGTTTAGCCTTCGGTTTGTTACCAGATACATTCACAAGCTCATATGATAATAAGTTATGTTTATGAATATTTTCTATTTGTCCAGATTGGAAGTTAAATTTTCTAAAATTAAAAAATTCATTAAATTTTATATTATAGTTACTTAAATCTATATTACGATCACCGTTTCTTTGTTTTTTATTAGAATTTTTGTAGTTAAATCTATCACCCCCGCTGTCATAAGTACCTGCTATTGATTTCAAATACCATAGGTATGAAAGAGCTCCAATAGTATCACCACTTTGAGTTTCAGTTTCATCAATCAATTTCATTATATCGGTATATTTTGCATAATCTCCTACTGAATCTACTCCTAAAATATTGACAGTTTTCATAAAATCCTTAGTTAAACTACGTCCATCTTCCCCTGGTTCTAGGACTCCTCCTTGGTTAAGATATATTAGAAAATCAATTGTTCTTAATTTTTCAGGTAAAGGTAAAAATTGTATACCTGCTTCATTAACTAAAGATCTAAGGTGATTTTGTATTTTATCCTGTGTATCTATAGTTTCAAATGCATCTTTTGAAGTTCCAGACAAAAGTTTATAAAATGGCTCTTCGAAATCAGATTTTAATTCTGATTGTTTAATATCCTTTTTGTACATTACATCTATATCATTCATATTAGTTAAATCGTTAGTATTGTTTGTAAATAACCTTATGTTAGCATTTCCGTTAAAACTAAAATTTAGATTATCATCCAGTATTTCTTGAATTATATTACCATGTTTACTTATCAATATAATTATTAAATTTTTTATTTCAAGTCTATACTTATCTATTAAATCATGAAAATATTCGGCAGGTATTTCACGATCTCCGGTAGCACGTTTACCTATAAAATCATGTATTGTATCGCATATAAACCTCTGTCTATATATAACATACCATCTAACCTGGTCTCTTAAAAGTAAAAAATTAATTAATTTAGGATCTACTTGTGTTCCAGGAGCATAATATAATGTAGCATAAGCAGTATAATATTCATATAATTTATCATATGGTGTACCTGGACCGAAGGTGTTTTCTTTAAAAACTTCAAAGAGGTCTATTTTAACTTCTGCTTTATTTCGTAATAAATCTTTTACAGAATTTATTTTTTTTTTAAATTGTTCTAGTTGTTTATCATTACCCAAACCTATATCTTTTAAAAAATATAATTGTTCATCATGATTAAGCACGTCCCACTCGAGTAAATCTTTAGCGTCATTAATTGTTTTATCTCCTCTTAACTCATTAATTAGATCTTGTTTGTCCCCTTGTTTAGCTGGTTCTGCTGGCTTGTCGGACATCAAATAATATAAATATTTTTTGTTATCATTGTTAATACTACCTTCAATTGTAGATTTCTGCAATTCTAGAATTTTATCATAATCTTCATTAATTCTTTTAAGTATAATATCATTGAATGTATTTTCCTTTATCTCGTCTTTATTTTCAAAATTTTTTTTTATCCACATATATTTCTTTTTCATATGTTCAAGTTTTGTTTTCAACGCATCTATATAAAAATTGTTTACAACTTTCTGTGTACCATGTTGATTATTGTATCCATATATGCTCTTAATTCTTTGTAACGGAGATGGACTACTTCCAGCAACTTTGGCTCTTTTAGTAGGTCGTTCATCTATATACTGCTTACCTTTTGGAGTAGATTTTTTTTGGCGTGATGATTTTCTAGTAGGTCCTTTTTTGTATCGTGATGATTTTCTAGTATGTTTTTTTTTCTTATGTTTTTTAGTAGGAGCCATCAAACAACAAAATCGTTTATTCAATTAATTAAAACTAATATTAAAAAATAAATTATTAATTAATCAATTAATTAACCAAACAGATGGAACAACAAGTATACTTCCTTTACACCGATGGTGGTAGCAGAGGCAATCCAGGTCCATCGGGTGCAGGTGGTGTTATCACAGACTCATCGGGAACGGTCGTTGCAGAAATAAGCGTCTACTTGGGTGTTGGTACCAACAACCAAGCTGAATATTGTTCTTTATTGTTGGCACTTGAACGAGCCGTTGAGTTGGGTATCAAACGGGTTTGTTGTTATATGGATTCACTGTTGGTAGTAAACCAAGTAAACAAAAGATGGAAAATTAACAATGAAACACTCAGGGGGTTGTGTGAAAATGTCAATGCAGTAATTGTTAATTTTGAATCTTTTCAGTTGACGCATATTTTTAGAAGTTCCAACAAACACGCTGACCAATTGGCTAACCAGGCGATGGATTCAGCAAGCATCAAGTGCTAATTTGGTATCTTTCTTGAATAACTTGAACACCTTAGGTTTTAATATGTAACATATAACCATAAACCAATACCCCACATAAGTAAGTATAATAAGACCTGTAGGTGAATCAGAATAACCGAAAATAGCTTTAAGAATAGCAAAAAATTTTACACGTTTACTGTCACAACAGTATTTAAAATTACCAAGTTGTTTGTTAAGTACCTTATTACTGATTAAACCAATTTCTTCCAGTTCGTGGAATGCTCTTGAAAATAAACCAGCTGCAATTGAATACAACGAAAAATTAGAAAAATAAATCAAGTAATTAAAATTAAATGCTTTTTCAGAAGAAACGTTAATGAAGTAACACAATATAACACCTAAAATAATTCCAACGATTCCAGGAATAGGTAAACTTTCTGGATTTGCTTGGGATATACCTGTAAGTAGTATAAATGCTTCGATAGATTCTCTAAACACTGAAATAAAACACATGTAAAAGAAATTGTTACCCTTGCTCAATTTAAATTCCCATGACTCTTTTAAAAGTAATAAATTTCCCATCGAGACAGAAACCATTGTTATCATAGCACAAGCTATAAACATCATTGTTGCTTCAAAAATCTCTTCATTGTTTTCCCAGTAGTCCCTTTTTAAAAGGTGGTAACAAACCAAAAAAATAACTCCAGGTATGAATGAAGCGATTAGTCCCAAAAATACACCTTTATATACTTGTCTTATAAGTTGTTTTTTGTTATCTATTTCAAGTTTGTTGATAATAGATTTAGCTATACTTACTATGATACCTGCTTCAAAAGTTTCTCTAAATGTTATAAATATAGCACTGGCTTGGAAATATTTATCTAACTTGCTCATTTTACTTGGTTAATTTCAACAGCGAAATCGCTTTAATTACCCAAAGGTTACTTAAACAAATAAAGTACATTTATTTTTAAGTTGTTTTAAAATGGTCGAATTACAAACGTTACCACTAGTATCTCGGCAAGTTGGTACAAGTGGGGGTTTTATTAAAGTCGTTGATGTAATGCCAAGGTTGGTTGAACCCGATTCATTATTACGTTGTGACCAAGCCATTGTAGATGCTGCGAGGGTTAGTTACTCCAGTGGAACGACCCGTAAAAATACCGACGAGGGTCTGATAAGGTACCTCTTCAAAAATAAACACACCAGTCCATTTGAAATGGTGCAATTCAAGTTTCATGTCCGTGCTCCCATCTTTATAATAAGACAGTGGCAGAGACATCGTATGGCTACCTACAATGAAATATCTGGAAGATACTCAATACTCGATGAAAAGTTCTGGAAACCTGAACGATTTAGAAAGCAGTCCAGCACAAACAAACAAGGTTCATCGGACGAACCCTTGGACCCACTGGTAAATGAACAATTACTTACAGATTACCAAACCCACCTTGAATCCTGTTACAAGCTTTACGAACGAATGATAGCCTCTGGAGTAGCCCGTGAAATAGCTAGGACTGTTTTACCATTGAGTACCTATACAGAGATGTATGTCAAGACAGACCTTCATAACTTACTTAGGTTTATCAAATTGCGTTCAGACAACCACGCACAACAAGAAATAAGGGAATACTCCATTGCATTGGAACAAATCTTGGAAGAGTATTGTCCCGTAACAATGAAAGCATACCGTGAATTTGGATTCTGATTATCGAAGATTTATTTTTGGCTAAAATTAAGTTTATAAGTTAGTTATTACCCAATTTAAAGACTTGTAATAACTAAAAAATAGTGTCAATGAAGCAGTTCCCTTACAAATTAAAGAACTACTCGGGACGCAAAAGATTTAATTTACCGAGGAAAATAACATTTAGTTCACAAGAATATATAGAAAAACTTAATAACCCAACACCGGTACTTGTATGTACAGGACCAACTGGGTCTGGAAAGACATACCTTGCATGTAAAGAAGCAGTTCAACAATTAAAAGAAAATAAATATAACAAATTAATCATAACCAGACCATCGGTGGGAATTGAAAATGAAAATCACGGATTTCTACCAGGTAAAATAAATACAAAAATGGAACCATGGATGGAACCATTTTATCAAAATATTGTAGATATTTACGGGCTTAAATCACTTGATTTATTATTCAAACAGAAAAGAATAGAAGTAGTACCATTGATGTACTTAAGAGGAAGGACGTTTAATGATTCATTTGTTATAGCCGATGAAATGCAGAATAGCACAATTATTCAATTTAAAACTGTATTAACAAGAATAGGAACAAATACTAAAATGGTTCTTACGGGTGATTTAGAACAGGTAGATTTCTACGAAAAGAATGGGTTAGAAGACTTCATCGAACGTTTTCGATTATATGGACTCGGTCCAGAGTATTCTGAATTGGTTGAACTTTCTGAGAGTGATATTCGTAGAAGTGATGTTATTAAGGAGATATTAAATATGTATTCAATAAAAAGGGGATTTACTTGCCCTTGGTAATTTTAAGAATGTTATCACCAATATTCTAAGTTGGTAGTTTTTAAATTTAAGTTATTAAACAAAAATGATTGTTTAATGAATTAAATTTTTTGTTAATTCATCCGATTGTTACTCAAAGTGTCCGTTGTTGCCATTTATCTACCAGGCCCTTGTATTTTTACACTATAGAATACTTTAAATTTAATTTTTTTTTTGAATTATAATAAAAAACATCTTAGAATGTTTAATTGGACCAAAGAACCTCCCCTTGGGAGGTTCGTCCCAATTAAAGTCACTTCGTGACGTTTAATTGGAGTAAGCCAAACCACCCATACCAGACATAATACGGAGAACGTTGTAGTTCACGGCATAGATGTCAAGTTCGTCGGCAACTGTCCGAACCAATTGGGCAGTGTCAATGCGAGAGAAGTTGCAAGTACCCGATGGCTGGTGTTCCTCAGGGCGGAGAGCAAAAGAATACACACCAATTGAATCGGGGAACAACACAGAGCCGAAACCAGTGTGCACCTCCCACACTTGGGTGCGAGTGAAGTAGGTAACATCGCGTTCAGTGAAGCGGTCAGTACCGTTGAGCACAATCTTGTAATTGTTGGGAGTAGCCTTGGTAGACTTGGAGAGACCTGCAGATGGGGATGCACCACCTGCAAAGTTGCTAGAATCAACTGGCTTGGGTGGAACTGCCCACACAAGTTCCTTGACGGGGTGGTTGAAGTTGAGGCGGATAACCTTATTGGTTCCATCACCGGATTGAATCTGGAGCTGGTCGATGAGGTATTCGTGGGCATTCTGGGCAAACTGACGACGTTCAGTGGTGTCGAGGTACACGTAGTCACCGTACACAGAGAACGCGTTGAATTCATTGCCGGTCTTTGCACCCTGTGCAACAGCGTTGTACTGAGCGAACTTGATGTTGAACTTGACTTCGTGGTACTGAAGAGCAATGAGGGGAATGGCCAAGCCGGGGTTGCGGCAGAACCAGAACTGCATTGGAACCCAAGCAAGGTAAGGGGCGTGTGTGCTATTTGTCACACCAGTTGCGGCACGATGAGTGTATGCCATACGGTTGTAACGAGTAGGCACTTCAATCCATGAAACGGTTGCAGGGCTTCCGCTATTTGGTTCAAGTACTCCGTTCTCTTCACCAGGGCCCAAACAATAGGGGTCGATGGAACCCTGTTGGCCGGTGATGTTGAGTTCGGTGAGGTAGTTCCAGATGGTGAGCCACTTGCCGTAATGACGGTCGATGAGCTGACCTCCGATTTCCAATTCAAGTTGGTCAAGGAAGGCATGGCCAACATTGGCAGCCACATTTTCACCTGAAATTCCATCAAGCATCCACTGAGGACTGTATTCAATCCATAGACGCTTGAGAAGGTCTCCGTTACGGGAGATGGTCACAGACACCTGAGAACCGAAGTTGGCATTTCCGTTAACAGTTTGGGCGATGGATTCAACGGAGAAGTTGGTGTGGCGACGGTAAACTGACTTGAAGAAGGTAATTTGTGGCTGACCAGTAAGGTAGATGTCCTGGGCACCATAGGCAACGAGCTGCATAAGACCTCCTCCCATTTGTAATAAGTTGTTGGTTTGTTTGATAATTTAAGGTAATATTTTAATTTAAACAAAATTAACCGAATTAATTAAAATTAACCTTTTTCAAAAATTAAAAGGTTAATTTCGTTAATTAATTTTTTTGTTTAAAAATTAAAAAGTTCAACTTGACCAGAACGATGAATATTGACCAACGAATAAAACATTTGGTCCAAACGGTTGAGGTTATCTGGATTATTTAATACTGTGTTGTCTATGTCTATTATTTCATTGATTATCTTACCAGCTTTTTCCATTATGGAATATTCAATTACCTTGGGTAAAACTGTTTGACGAAACTCGTTGCGAAACTCGTTGCGAAGTACCCGTTCCTTAGAATTCAACTGGCCAACAACAAAAAGTTCAAAGTATTTCCTTAAGATTTTAATTTCCAGTTCCTCTGGTAATTCCGGGAACATCTAAATCTAATGGAATAACACCTTTTTAATGGTGTTAATGGTTAGTTTTTTAAATGATTTAACTTTTAATTTGGTTAGGATATACGTCCCAAAACAGATGCCACGTCCATTCAAGAAAATATGCATTAATTTCTACACCCTTATAACCAGTCTGTTGACCAGGCAAAGTACAAAAATCATAAAGTGCTTTATAAAATTTTCTTGGAAAATTGGTTATCAAAGACCGATGAACTAAAAACTGAGCGCTTATTTTACCAGTAGCCATCCAGTCATCATCAGGTAACTTATTATATGGTATATATTCTTCAATGTACTTATTGTAATATTCGTTAAATAATTCACGTTCGGTGTCTCTAATATGTGATAAACCTCTTATATAAGAATTATTGATATTGTAAAAAAGTTTTTTGCTATCAAGTGCTTCCTTAAAACGTTCAGCTATGGTTCCATTGTGGTGCCATGAACGGTCTTCGTCATGTATAAAAAAAGTAAAATCTGGTAACTTGTTGTAATGGTCTATGATATACTTCAGAAATGTACTAGCTTCACGTCCAATATTAACAGGTACATTATATGGATTCCTTGGATTGCATTTGTCATACACCATAACCTTTACAGGTGCGATGTCTTTCAAACTGTAAACGAAGTTAGTATCTTTGTTGTATCTACTAACAACGACATTGATTTTACTCATTGAAATAAAATTAAACAAATAGTTTGCTTAATTTTATTTTAATTACTTTTAATTTTTTAAGTTTGTTGAACAGTTCTTTTGTATTTTAATAGAATACAATATAAATGCAACTGAAAATATTGAGTCCAGTATAAAACCAACTATACAAAATAAAAACAAAAAGTTTTCAAGTGTAGTTCTGTTAGGTTTTGAAATGAAATAACGAATTGATAGTATCCAACATACAATAGCAACGATATCTGCATAATGAGCCAATTTGTCGTTGATAAAGATAATAAACCAGTCCGAAAAGACTTTCATTTGTTAATTTATTTAATTATTCTTTTAATTAAATAATTCTTTGTTTATTGGTCCAGGCATTCCATGTCCAAATAAAATCATATAAATCAATACCAGCGCAGCTAATAAAATACTTCTGTTTTCAGCTACATGTTGTTTCTGTCCGATAGCGTATACCATAATGAGATACAATACAACTCCAATTACTACTGAATGCAATACCATTGTTCGTCCATTTTCCATCTTTACCAAAAACGTTTAACCAAAAACGTTTAAGCAAACACGTTTAATAAAAGGCGATATTATTATTATCGTTTTAAAGTTTGACACATTTTTCAGAATCGCAATACATTTCACCAACCGATTCAACACCAATTGTTTGTTTTGTAAAAAAATCAATTGGTTTAACACCTGACACTAATTCCAGGTAACGTTCTTCGGTAATTTCTTCGTACGGCATCTGGGGATAGGCTCCAAAATTGCACTTCGGTAGAAAACTAATTCCCTTGAGTTGGTACTGAAAATAGTCCAACACAGAAGCTATTTGCTTGCCTTCAGTTTCTGGATTGAATGTAACTGTACACGATACCTGGTTATCTGCCCACCACCGTTGCATGTTGGCAGCCAGTGCGACTTGTTCCCACATCGAAACATCGTTAACGGTACGGATACCTTCACCAACATCGACTGGTATTTCAACAACAAGGGTAGTTTCCTCAGAACCAACGGCTGGTTCGAGTTTGTACCCAGCCTTGACTAAACCGTCAATGAGTGGACTTGTGTTGGAAATACGCATCCTCCTTATGTAAAACCTGGATTCAGGAAAGTGCATCCCTGGAGTTGCACCTGCCAGCAAGCTAACCGTTCCAGAAGGTTTGACACTTGTCGTTTTGATACTCTTGGGGATACACAACCACTCTGAATATACACGGTCCCAATCTTGAATAACGTGGTAACCATGATTAAGCCATGTGTTTAGTGTATGGATATTATACTTAGCGAGGAACTGTGCCACTCCACTGACACTGCATCCAATGCGACGGTTCCTCAGTTGGACCCTGTTGGTTTCTTCCCAGTGGGTCATTCCAAGGGTCACTGTTTTGGCATAAAGATACGCAAACTTCAGAGTACGTAGGTAGTCACTCAATGAATCAGCCCTGGCTGGAAATGATTCTACCAGACATTGATGCGTAAGGACATTTCCAAATACACCCTTGTGTGTGGTTTGTTCTGTAAAACAAAATGATTCTTGGGCAGTTGGTAACTGTGTTACATTTATAATCTTCTGAAACCGCTGTGAAGCGGTCCGTGAAGCGGTCACAGGCGTTGGAATCTTTTTTAGGTATGTACCGATTTCACGGGTCTGGTGACAATCATAAATCACAATTGAAAAAAGGGAATATTCACGAACGCCCTTGGATGTTTTAGAACCAGCGGGGCTTTTGCAATAAATTGAAGTGTTGTTAATACCAATCCTACGAAGCAACAATTGAATGTCCCTAATTTTGGCTTCAGAATCGAATACCTGAAAACTCTGAGAATACTTAACACGTTTTACAATCCCCTTGGAATCGATATAACCAGCGATGTACCGTTTTATGGACTCCTTACCGAGACTAAACACAAAATCAGGTAAACCAGATTTACGCTCAGCCAATTGAGTCAAAATGTTCTTATCGGGTAACTTTTTGAAGTGGTCTTCGAGATTGCCAAATGAAAACGACTCATTGAGTCGTTTGACTCGTTTGGTTGAATCGGTTGATTTGGTTGTGTTATCGGTCCACGTACCACCCAACTGGGTCAACTTTTTCAAATCCAGTTTATAACCCCTCAAACAAACCAATGGAACCCGTTTAGCCTTTGACAAGAAACCGATACCTGCAAACATACCCAATTCATAAGCTGGTTCAAAAAAGGTACCGTTATCTGTCGGTGGTAATTCAAAAGGTTCGACCTTGGACCCCACCACAATATCCCTGGTTTCAAGTTGTGTCAAATCATTACCAGTTCCAACAATTGACCACTTATGATTACCAGTACAGTCCAACACAGAACCATCGGACATTGTTACACGATAAATGGGTACCTCACTGGACGCCTTAAAAGGAACAACCGTTGACCAACCAATACCGTTCCATACATCAACAGGTGTATCAACAACATTTTTAATCATTGGGCAACCTGTTTTGGTTTGAATGCGTGTATCACCACTTACGCAACACAATTCCATAGATTCCAGAGATTGTTCCAGACAGGGGTTACCACCCCTCACACGGTAATCCTTGTGGTCAGGTGGGTCAACCATGCGTGAATAGTCTTGCATATTTGTCAACCAAGCAATACCTGGTTCTCCATTGAGTTGGATACGTTTGGCAACATCGGAATAGTCCATCCCCAATTCAGCAAAAATGCTGTTGTTGCTGGTCCAGCCGTAACTCACACGTTGGGGATTGATGGAATAATCCTTCAGGTCCATAAACTCAGTTGAAGTTGCCTTTCCAAATGCAATCTCTGCAGTATTGTGAACCAACAGACCCTCTCCGGCAATAAATTCCTCTGCTCCGGGTACAGACAAGTCCCACGTACGTACTGATTCACCTGTGACCAGTTTAATATCGATTATCTTGATTCCGATTAATTTGGTTCCGATTAATTTTCCTTGTTCAAGCTTTTCAAGCTTTTCAAGCTTTTCAAGCTTTTCAAGCTTTTCAAGCTTTTCGGTAACTGGTGTACAAACGGAAGCATACAATGACTGTAGGGCTTTGGTAATCTTATGAAAATTGGGATTTGAACTTGGATTGGCCGATTCAATCCCCCTTAGGTAATTTTGTCTAACAACAACGGGTCCCCTCAAGATAAATTCAGGAACACTGATTTCAGCAAACATACTCTTGGAAAATTCAAACATAAACAATTGAATTATCTTTTCAAATTCATTGAGTTCAGAGGTTCGATTGAAGGATTCCACTGGGTACTCTACGAGTGTATGATAACCCAACAAAAAGGCAATTTCAGGGTCGATGTCAAAAGCACTATTACCAAAAGCAACAACAGACCTTTCTTTACCAACGATTTCATGAACAGGAAATACCAATTGGTCATCAACAGATAGGTCACGTGCTTGTTTCCAGATGTAACGTTCACATTCCTTGCAATTGGCAGAATCGGTGTCGTTGCCAAATGACCTCATGACAGCCATCTTGTGACGGTCAGTACACTTAAACGTACCCAGTTCAGTTACCACATGAATAACTTCCTGTTCACCCTGGAACACAACTTCGCTGACCTCTGCCAAATCTAACGATGTGTATACCTTCTGGCCAACAACGACTTTTTCAATCGGTACCAGCCCTGCCTCGGTATGAATTAATGTTCCCTCTGGCAAACACCGACGGATATTCCCAGAAACAACACATTTACCAATAAGGTTCATAATATCTACAATAGCAGTGACAGATATCGGTTTACCTGTACCCTTGGTGAGAACTTCAGTTACACTGTTCAAAAGGTCAATCAACGGCTGGGGTCCACTCGATACACCTCCAAACGTTTTGAGGGGTACACCTGCAGGGCGAATCTGGTTAAAGTCAAATACCGGTACACCTGTGTTGCTACTTGTGTGAAAAGATTCGAGTAGTACCCTGAGAGCATTAATCCAACCCTCACGGGTATCTTCAATAACATGAACAAATTGTTTATCGGACCGAGGATTAATGGTCATTGGTTCCATAACGTGGTCTTCAGCACCCTCAGTGTCAAACCCCACACCAACACCCAACATACACATATCCATCAAGAACACAAATGGTTTGGAAAATGGAATTGTCTTACCCAAACCAGCAGTACTTACAAATCCACAGTTATTGAGGGATGCAGCCAGGCCCTTTCTTGTGACGATATCGGTACCCATTGCCCACAACCCCCTACCAGGTGGTAAGAACTTCATATCAAACATACGGGCATACATCTCTTGAGCACTTCGTTGGGCCTGGTCTGGATTCCAACCGAGGTTTAGGTTATCAATTTGTTCCTTCTGGAGACTATATGTTCCCTCAACGACACGACGAACTGTTTCAAACCATTGTTCGTTCGTTCCATCGGCCTTGAGACGAGAATACGTTCTCATATAAACCAATTCTCCCAATCCATTAAACCCAAATGGAGGCTTCACGAGTGAATACCTATCAACAAATGCTTGGTCCAACTTGAAGTTCATTTGATTACTACCTTCATTATTCACCTGTCTTTAAATAAATTAAACTTATTAATAATAATAATCTTGTTTAATAAATGAATTTTAACCTTTACCAAGTTCCATTTACAGACCCGACGGGTACCATTCAAAATTCAGAATACCAAATTGTCAAGACTGAATACCTCAAATTAACAGCTGAATATCAAGGACATAATACATCTGAATTTGGTCTCGTTGGTGACTTTATCGGTGGTCAACCGGTAACACTGGAAAATCATTGTTTCAAGTCATTATTTAGAACTGACCAGAACGGTAGATTTGTGTATAACATGACTCTCAAGGTGGATGGTACAAGGTATTTTATGTTTAGGATTGGTTCAGGGCCTTACAATGGATTCGTTTACTTTATAAATAGAACTATTGCAATTTATAAATTCCTTGATACCGGTATGAATTCTTTGGTACCTGCACAAGAATCGCTCGGATTGAAGAGTTTTCTTCTGGATGGAGAACTTATTTATGAACCACCTACTCGCCAGAGTAATACTACACCTGGAAAGTTTTATTATCTCGCGTTTGATATACTTTATCACAATGGTCAATCTGTTATACCGATGGATTATTACACCCGTAAAGGTTTGCTCAATGAATTTGTAAATGGGTATCTTAAAGGTAGATTCAATGGAACTAATGTAAATTGTTCGGTTAAAATATGGTTTCCAATAACAGACATAATCTCAACAGGTAATGTATATTCATATATTCAAAAAGAAACATCTAAACTTTCTGGAATAGCTCACAAGGCAGATGGATTAATCTTGCAATCATTTGACAAATCTTATATTACAGGTCCATGGAACAAATACAACAACATTCAATTTAAATGGAAACCACTCTCAGAACAAACCATAGATTTCAGAATAAAGGTTACCAAAGAACCAGGTAAGGGACTTGTTTGGCACTTGTTACAAAAGAACAACGAACCTTTTAAAATTCCAGGAACAGGTAAAAAGGGAACAAAATACACACTCTCAGAAAGTACCGAGACAGCAATTTGTATACCTACATCTTCAAATGCACGACAATTCTCTGATGGTGATGTAGCAGAATTTAAATGGTCTGGAAATGGAAACCGTTTTGTATTGTTACGTGCTCGAGAATACGGTAAGGAACCTAATTCTCTGGGGAGTATTATTTCGATTTGGAATTTTATTCAGGACCCATTTACATTAGATTCATTAAAACAAACTTTTAGGGTCTTAACTGGAGGTAATATAAACAAACCTGGATTGAAAACAATTCTAGGAAATTATTCCAGGAGTGACCTGATACTTTGTGCATTGGGTACTAATTTATTTTTCAGTGAAGGTGATATTACCAAATTAAAAGAAATGTATTCAGTTTACCTTAATACTTCTGAAAACGAAATAGAATTTAGACTTACTAAAACTCAAACAAATGCTTTCAATTTCGAATATCTCTTTGGTTACCTGAGTCAAAATTACCAATGGTCGTTTTTAAGAACTTTTGATATCCTTAAAAACCAACAAGTTGGTACCAGTAGAAGTACATATCTCTCTGAACAGGATATCAGAATAGGTAATCCAATACAAAATCAATTGAAAAAGAAAGTGTCAAGTATTAAAATCGATAATCTCGGTAAGGGACTTTATGGAAACTTTAATCTCAATGTAGTTTTATCCAGGGAACAACAAACAAAGGTTGTAGTACCTCTTAATGACAAATTAAAAGTAAACAATCAAATTCGTATGAAAGAACGTTGGTCATTTGAAATACCAACAACGGGTTTTAGAATTGACCTGACAAGAATTAAAACAGGATATTCAATTGAATCACTACAAACACAAAAGTATACATATGAAATTGAAGGTGAACTAATAGGTACCGACTTTCCATTTGATGTTTTTTTATCAAACTTAAACAAAGTTTATATCGAAATAATCAAAAATATTAATTACTGCTAAAAGAATTAATTCAAGAAGTATTGTCTGGGAATTGGGTTTTTGATAGCATTTATGATGTTAATTACTTCTGAATAAGTGTAAAGTTGTTCTGGAATTACTTTCAATGGAATAAACGGAACACGTTGGTCAATAGCACCAGCATAGTCGACGTTAATACGAAACAAAACTTTATCACCAACTTTTAATTTATTTTTATTAATAAACACCTTTGAGATTTTAACAGAATTACTAATTTCACGATTCTCTACCTCTAAACGAACACTGGACCCTTCAATTTCAGCAATTTGTGCAGAGAATTCTCTAGAAGAACTTCTTAGGATATCTGTCCACAACAACAAATTATTATTATTTTTACCTGGTTGATAAGCTCCTTTACTGGGTATAAATAATAAACCAGAAACTTTTCCATAAATTGAATATTCATCATTTGTCAAAAAGTTTTTAGCACCAGGAATCAAATTTAAATCAAACCGATTTGCCTGAATATCCAGTTGAGACTGTTGTAGTCCGTTTATGTTTATCAAATTAAGAGAATACATTAAATTGTGAAACCTTGAATCAACATTACCAAGGTAATAATCTAACTTTGTAATGTCTTTACCACTGATGTAAAGGATATCAATCGGATAAAATACAAGTTGTTCCTCGTAAGGGTATAAGTACCCTGAAATCAAAGTTACAGCTAAAACTTGAATGATTGGTAGACTAGATTCAGAAATGTCGTTATTACCGTTAATGAAATACGATTCACCCAGTTGATTAAAAAATAACAAAACTGGTATGGTATTTTCATTAATTGGTGTAACTAAATAACTCTCATTAAATTTACTGATATTGTCATTTGTCAATGCAACTGGGTATTCTAATTTTGCATTTTTTATACCCTTAAGTTCTGTAATTACTTTTTGTTTTAAAGACTGGTAATTACCATCGGTATCCTTTGCAAAAACACTTGAATCTATATAACCATTCTCTGCAATACAATTAATAAGATGTTCTCTATCAAGTGATTCCATACCCTTGAAACGCCTAGATTCTCTGATGTTGGTACCTGGACTATAAACGGAACTAAGAACATCTGGGTCTGGAAAACCAGGTAACGGAAAACCTTTCACCAACATTGATTTAATCTTTTCAACGGTAATCCCCTTACCAGATTTAATTATCTTTTTACAACACGGCTCATAAAGTCCATCTGGTCTTTTAACCCCCTCGGGGTCAACCCAGTAACCTTCTTGTGGACACTTACCATAAAATGAATATGGAACAGGTCTCAATTTATTCCCCTTGCGGTCGTGACACATTTTTGGTTCATGGGAATCGATTGTATTTTTTATTTTCTTTTTGTTTACAGGTGTGGTATCTGAAATAATAATAGGTTCTTCTGAATTAATTATCAATTCTGTTAACAAGGTTTTCAAAAACGTATATATATGTTCAAGAACTTGTTTATCACCTTTTAGTTTAGACAACTTTATCTGCACAGAACCTCTGATATAAATCATTACATTTGCATTAAATGAATTGTCTATTAGGTTCATTTTTATGTATGGATTCGTTTGTTTACTACTTCTACTTAGTTTGTTTCCAGAATTGAATTCGTAATCTCTAACAACGAACGAACGTCCATCGTAATTTGTTAACAATGAATCACTGATATTATTTAAAATAATTTTATTAAGAACCTTCAAATTTACAAATAAATCTGTTTTAAGTTGTGTTGGAAACAAATTAAATTGTCCAAAAATGAAAGTAATTCCACTCAATGATTTATCAATAGTAAACTTTTTGAGAGAAGGATAAAGCTTTTGGTATTCAGACAAGTTTAATGTACCAGTTTCATTTATTTTGGAAACAACCAATTTAGGTAATGAAACGTCATCAAATGCAGCTGATATTATATTTATATTCCCAGCAGCTGAAATTCTAACAGTACATTTATTAAAGTTGGGATACTCATAAATTAACTGAACATTATCTGTAAATCTATTTACTTTTGGACTAGGACTATAAATTTTCTTTTGACCTCTTTTTTTAACTGCAAGGATATAAGGTGTTCCCTCAGGTACATTAAGTTTTGAACTTCCTTCTGAAGTAACAAACAATGAAGATTCAAATGGTTTCAGACATTCAACTTGGTGATTTTTTGTTTGATTACATTCAGAACATTCAAAGTAATCTGGAATTGGTATTTCTGGATAATTGTAAGCATATTCAGAAACCGAACTTGTTTTTGAACGGAAGTAACTTTTAGAGATAAATGCAGGCCTTTGGTAATATGGAATACCATTTTCAAAGGTGATATCCAATTTAATCCGCTTTACCAACTGTTCGAGGTCAAATAACGGAACTTCGTTTGTTTTTTTGGTAACGTTACCACCATTACCAACGTTACCATTGACATTCATACCACCATTGACATTCATACTATATGTTAATGGTACCAATTCTGACACCGTCGGTGCTTCATTTAACGATTTGATTGAATTTTGCATATGTATTTATTTAAAGAAATTATTATTATTATCTGTAATTTGGTAAAACTCTGGTAAAACTCTGGTAAAACTCTGGTAAAACTCTGGTAAAACTCTGGTAAAACTTTGGTAAAACCTGGTAAAACCCAGTAATGGAAAAAAACAATCTCGAATATGTGAGAATGTTCAATGAAGTCAGTAGACAATTTTTAGAAGAACTTGTTCAAACGTTTCCAGAACAAAAAAGTATAAAAGTAGGACAAATGTTTTTAGAGAGTCTATGTAAGATAAATATTAGGAAACCAGTAAATGATTTTATAAGACAGTCATTACCTTATCTTGAACAGATAGCTATGAAAGATGAAGAATTTTTAAAGAATAACAACGACAAACCAGTGATGTTACAGAAAATAAAAATTGAAGAATGGTGGGACGATGATTTATCACAGAGTATAAAAACAACTGTATGGAAATATATCAAAACGTTATTTGCTATTGCTGTAAAAGTAGTTGAAATTGGTCCAGAATACACACCATATATACAATTCATCATCAATTCTGATTAATGGATTAATGGATTAAAAATAAAATAATGTTCTTGATTAATTAACGAACAAATGGTAAAATTCTGGTTAAATAATCTACCAGACTTGTTTTCTTTGGAAAACGTTCAAGGAAATATCAATCAAATAAAAATACTAAATGTTATTTCATTGGTACTTATACTTTTCTTTATTAAAATGTATATGTCAACCAAAGAAAATAAATATCTTATATCGCTTGGATTGTCTTTAACTGTTATAGCTATTATTTACTACAAGAAATTAATAAGATATAAAGTTAATAATGTTAATAATAATGTTAATAAAGTTAACGAATCAAGTTACATAACATCGGATGCATACTCTGGTAATTCAATTATTAAAGTAAATAGCCCAGCTTTCAAACAAGGTGATATAGTAACAATGAATGAAACAAACCACGTTGTAAACAAAGTGATACATGATTCATCTGGAGGTGGTTACTTTTTACAATTGTCAAGTAATCTTAAACAAAATTATCCTGCCGGTACTAATGTTAAAAATTTCAACGAAAATGAATCTGAATTACCAAGTAGTTTTACAGGCGTTGATAGTGACTACTTCGAAGAACAATTCATAAATGGACAATCCATACCAAATCGTTTTAATCAACGTGAGGACCGAGACTACGAACCGGCGAGAACAAACACTATGTACCGTTTTCAAGGTCCACCCAATGGACCACTTAGATGTAGGCAATCAACAGAGTCGAATCCAGCAGGAACAATTGATATAGATGAATATGACGCACCTCCTAGAATGTACGGTACTTGTGTAAATGACACAGAAACTGTAAATAACAACGAATCGATGGTGTCTCAACGTGTAAATGACCTTTTATTTCACAAGGGTAATTCTCAAATGACTTATTTACCTGTACCAGGTGATACCATACCAAGTAACCAAGAAGCATTTGCCAATTGGTGTTATTCAGCTGACAAATTAAATCCAAAGTATGCATCGATTTTTGTAAATGACCCCGATAAATTTAAGATGGTTTCTGCCAATGCACAGGCAACTGGTACAGAGAACGGTGGCGGTGGTGGTGGTGGTGGACGACCTTAAATTGAAAATCCAATTAATTTAACAATTAATTTAACAATTAATTTAACAATTAATTAATAATGTTAATTAATGTTAATTAACGTTAAAAGATTAATTAATTATTAAATGCAGTCAAATGAAGTTGCACAAGCCGCAGCAATTGGTTCCAAACCAATGAGGTATTACTCACAAGAACAAGTTAAGGACCCTTATGCTCAGATATCTAACTCAGGATTTACACCCCTCGGAAACTTGAAACAGTATTCAGTTGCAAATATATACGATAGACCAATGCCAACGCATCTTAAGAATCTAAAAGACACGTATACAGTTCCTTATAATACTACTCCATTCCTTGGAACAAATACAACAAGTATTAAATACATCGACGACGAATCTGAAAAATTAAGGTGCCCAGTATTTTCCAATAAGAAATCAGCAATAACTGTAAGTGATGTTACAATGTACCCTGAACAAGCATTTATAGCTAATCCAAATGTATCACATGAATTAAATACCTTTTATGAACAATTTGCTACTATCAATTCAATGGGTAGACAATCAGAAATGTATTCCGTAGAACTGGATTCTACCAAACCAGCTTTGGGACAACAAAATGATGGGTATAGTTCAAGTAGATACACAAATCGGTGGAACATTGTAGACCCACGGATTACTCAAAATGTAAATAACATCATCATGAATATGAAAACAAGTGACGGAAATATTATTTCATTGCCACAGTGCGGTGTAAGTACACGTAATGAACTTAGAAACTACGTAGAAACTTCAGATTGTTGATAATTAATTATTGAGGTTAGGGCGCTCCACGTATTTATTTGTAGCGGTATTATCTTTGTTGTATGTTCCAATAAGTTGGGCATTCCAAAATTGTCCATTTCGTGCACATATTGAATCTGCAAGTACTACATTACATGTAGATGGACAATATTTTTTGACGAAATCTCTTCTCTTGTTTCTTTCTCCTATTGTCTTAGTACCAGTTACTTTACCGGTTGGATTAGGCATATATTGATTCACCTTACATGTAGTATCAGGTTGTATATAATCTATTTTGTCAACAGGTGATGTGACATCACCAGATTCTTCGGGCTCATCGATTGACGCAGGTGTCAATGTAGACTGTGAAGATTTTTTTCCAGATGGTGGTGCTGGTGATGGCGAATCGGAACCATCATCTGAACCAGCGTCCTGTTCTGAATCACTTGATTTTTTTTTTGATTTTGAATCGGTTTCTTTTGAATCCGAATCCGAACCAGTTTCCTTTTTAGCATCGGGGTTTAAAGATGGAACAAACTTGTAAAGTAATGGCTTGTTAAAAAGGTATACCATTGCAATAAATCCTAATACAGCTGCAAAAAGATATAACGTTGTATTATCTTGAGGTGGTGGACCCATAAATGGTGGACCCATAGGAGGTGGATAATAACCCATTGGTGGAGGTGGTGCTTGCATCTTTAAGCTAAAGTGGTTAATTTAATTAAACAAATTATTAAATTAACAACTTTAATTTGTTTAATTAAATTAACCAAATTAATGTTATTGATTGAAAATACCATCGTTGGTATAACTATTTTGTTTGTTTATTTATGTACGTTATCACTTGGTATAAACAACCAAAATCAAATACTCTTGATTACAGGTTTTTGTAAACACTTATTAGGTTACTTTTCAGGATTACAAGATATTTATTGTAATGTTCACAAACAGGGTTCCAGAAATAATGTATACTTCTGTGACTTATTACTCGAATCCTTGTTGGAAGGGTTTGTTTTTGTAATGTATGGGATATTATTAGCTCGTATAATACCAAATGAACAATTGATACCGATTGTTATCGCATTTACAATACATCTTGTTGCAGAGTTTACAGGTGTGCATCAGTTTTTTATAAAGACACATTGTGAAAAGTAACAATTTATTATCATTAATTTTTAAATAGTAAACTAATATTTCCAATTTGACCAATCATTTGTAATTGTAGACACAGTACCAGTGTTATTGATTGTTAAGTTATACAAATAACCATTACCATGGTCTGGTCCGGTTCTACTACCGTTACCTTTTACTATAGAAGTCAATTCTATAGTTATCGCTGGTGTCTTGATATCGATGTCTACAGGTATATAAAAACAAGGTTGTCCGTCTAAATTTAAAACCATAAAATTGAAATAAATTTTGGCAGTAGGGTCCTTATATAAATCGCTGGTTTTAACATTATTTGGACTAGAAGTACTACCGTTTATCTGTATTGATGTTGATTGTCTACGGGTTTCCATCGAATCTTTAAAATATCTTATAGCGTTAGGTAGCTTATTGTTTACAGTTATAAATACCTTATCACAATTACCAGTAGTCCCATTCTTCCACGTAGCGAAAGCACAATCATCGTATGTAAGACATGCGCGTCCATAATCGTTAGCGTCAATATTAGTTTCATAACATTTGTAAGGATACTTACACTCCTTATCGATTGTACATCCTTCCCAATGATTGTTCACTATGTATGGTGGATTTATTAATTTCCATGTCTTAAAATGTGTATCACCGTTGAGAGATGGACAACTAGTATATGATTTATAAGTACCGTTATCGGATACACTTACATATGTAGTACCTTTCATCTTGGATTGTTCAATATTAACAGCACTTTCTACCCAATTATTATAAGTCATGTAAGTATTGCTTAAATCATTTAAATTTACATCTACCTGACCTGCTTTCTTCAGAAAACCCTGTGGTGAAATTGTTACAGCAGTTGTATCTGGAACATTACATGAACCAAATGACGTACCAAAAGTATTCAATACCTGTTCAGGTGGTACTATAACATTAATATTATTTACACAAGTATGGGTAGATGGGTCCCAGTGCTTACTTGATTCAGTACAACGTACACATTTAGCTACCCCTGAAATCATATCAAGTACTGAATCATTATCCATACAAGACACGCATGAATTAGTTTGGCTATTGTAAATAAACCCAGAGACGGTTGTATTATCATCAGTATTTTTATTACAGCCACCAGCAGTTTTTGGATTTATGTTTGGGTACGCATTTACCGGGTCCATTGTTTTGACACTAGAACTACCTACAGAAATAGTTTGTGAATTTCTAATTTCGTCTACACTTTTTGCTTGTGCAGGTTCTTTTATTTGCCATGTCTTTGTACCATCCATTGATTGTATCTTATTACATCCAGCAGAATAAGAGCGATAACCCCCATCTTTCCACACTGATACGTAATTGGCACCCATTCTTTTTTGGTTTTCCAAATTAATAGCCTTGGTTACCCATTTTTTATAAACTGGGTCGTCAAAAGAGGAAGCGTTAGCGTCTGAAGGGTCTTTCAGAAAATTTGCTGTAGTTTCTGTTAAAACAGCTTGGTTATCTCCGCATATACCATAAGTTGTACCAAAAGTGTCTATAGCTCCTTCAGGTGGTGGTGGTGGCGAAGGTGTTTCAGGTGGAGATGGTGTAACCGGTGTTTCAGGTGTTTTAGGTGGAGATGGTGTAACCGGTGTTTTAGGTGGAGATGGTGTAACCGGTGTTTTAGGTGGAGATGGTGTAACCGGTGTCTTAGATTTGGAATCGTCGGTGGAATTGTCTTTAGAATCGTCGGTAGATTCTTCTGGGGTAGTGGTCTCAGGTGGTTTGGAATTTACAACATAGAATGCATAAAACAGACACGCAAATAACAACATCAATAATACCGGATTCATTGTTTATTACCAATGAGTATTATTAATTTTTATTAAGTTTTATTATTAACTTAAACTTAATTAATTTGCCAACATACCTGCAGATGGGTCACCGAGGGTAGTGTATTCGTTGGGAATATAATTACGTGAAACATTGATACCATTACCCATATAACATTTACCAATGGTTACCTTCTGGTCATCAATCGGATTGTAATAAACACCTGGTAAGTTACTGGGTCCAAGTTTCCATTGTAACAATTGGTTGTTGTTATTACCAGATTCCAACCCCAAAAGGTAAGAATTTGGTGAAGTAACATTAGTACCAGATTCTGGTATATACTGACTACTAGGAAGATTAACCATACCCATGTAAGAATAATCACCGGGATTTGAATTGCACAAATAAGTTGGTATTTCTCCCTTGTTGTCTGGGTTCCATACCTTGTGAAGGGGATTTGTAAACAAGGGTGCCAATTGATACGTAGCTGTATACCTATTTTCAACACCCTTTACGTTTTTACCCAACAGGGGACTGTAACTTTGAAGAACACTCACATCAGAGTCCTTTTCAACGTTAAAGTCCAGTTTGAGACCATTGGTTGTTGGTTTGGCAATTGGTGTATAATTCTGAAACTTACTTCCATCTGGTCTTGCACCCTTGTATGTACCCGGTCCATCAACATTAAAATCAGGTTTCTTGTAAAGATTCTTGTAAGCAGCATCTGGGTCCAGTGGGACACTGTTATTACTACCTGTTGTTGCAGGTCCAGCAAAGTAAGAATGTTCAGTTGCAGTTCTGAGTGAATAGTTCTGGGCACCCGATGTTCTTACCAACTTGCCTCCAGAACCAGGTGCCTTTGAATAACTTGGAACAAATTGACTGTACAGTGCTTGTGCTTTTGTTACTGGAGCAACTGTGCCATCGTATGCAAAGATAGTTGTTTCTTTTGTTGTAGTACGTACTTCGTCTTGAAGTCTGTTTTGAAATTGTGACTGACCCTTGATATTTACATTTGTTTCAATCGTTGGACTTAGTTCACCACGGTCTGTTTCGTTGACATACACACCAGACCTATTTTGTTCTGCCTTTGGTCCTGCAATCCCAACAGAACCTTCAGGTTGGGGGTTCAAATTGAGGTCGCTTTTAGACTTTAATGAATAATTAAATGTGTTATTGTATTTCAGTAATTCGACTGTAGGGGCTGGGTTCGTAGATATCATCGGTGGCCCCGTTCCAGGGGCTGCCATATCGAAGTTTACCATTTGTTTTTAATTACCGTCAACATTTTAATTAACCAATTAAAATTCCAGAGACAACAATTCAGAGTTCCACATCTGTTCGATTGTTGTACCCTTTAAAGTTTTGAGTTCGGCATGGAGTCCCTTAGCCTTGGCTTCAAGTTGGTTAATTTTCTCGAGTGTAAGGGTCCATATCTTCATATCCAGAAGGTAGTCCCACGAATCGTTAACCTTCACAAGGTCTCCCACCTTTTGAATTTGTTCGATGATGTGTTCCTTCGGTTGGTTGAACACCGTTATCGTTTTGTCAATGACCAACTTGATAAACTTGATTTTGGATTCAAGTAATTGGTATTCTTTGGTCAATTCATCGACGAGGTGTTGTTTCCTTCGGTGAAAGTGAGTCACTCGTACACGATAAAACCTGAATATTATTTCCTCTGGTGAACTGACCTTGCGTATCTTGCAGTCGGCATCAAATACGTGCATGTTGCTCGTGTTCAAACAAGTTGTCAATTTTAATTTCTTAACCACTTCACATGAGTCAACAAGGGAGTCTATCACCGACTTTTGCATCGATACCCTGAAGTCGACAACGGTATCGTCACTGTTGTTCTTGTAATCGATGATTTCATTCGATTCAGTTAACACTTCGAGAAATTCCTTGTATGTCTGGGTCCATTTACCAACCGGTAATTCAGTTATCTGGATGGTCGTTTGGTTGATACGTTTCCATACACCCGTTGTAATGTACCTGTCAGCGGAGTCCTTGACGATTGTACCCTTGAATCCCTTGTACCAAGGTGTCATTTCCTTTAGGTCTGCTGTTCCATTGGAATCAATCAACCGTTTAAGATTTGCAATGATATCGTCTGGATTGTAACAAGGTATGGTCGTTGAATACCCAGTACCAATTCCCTCAGACCCATTTACCAAAACCATCGGTATCAAGGGTATGTAGTACTTAGGCTCGATACTCATACCGTCATCATCAAGGTAATCCAGAAGGGCCGAATCGTGTTCGTTGAATAAGACCCTTGTCACTGGTGCCAACTTGGTAAAGATGTACCTGGGGCTACCTGAGTCCTTACCTCCCTGGATACGAGTACCATATTGACCAATCGGTTCCAGAAGATTAATGTTATTGCTCCCAACGAAATTCTGAGCCATGTTGATAATGGTCCCCTGGAGAGACACCTCTCCATGGTGATACGACGTGTGTTCCGATATATACCCACTCAGTTGAGCAACTTTGACTTCAGAATACAACTTCCTTTTCAAACACCCGAACAACACCTTCCGCTGGGACGGTTTGAATCCATCCATCATATTGGGTATGCTTCGCTCAAGGTCTGCGATTGAAAAGTTGATAAGTTCGTTGTTGACAAACTGAGAAATAGATTGTTCCAATACTTCGACACCAAGGGTGAGATTTTTACCCGTTGATTCCTTTATCCACTCTTTGCGTTCGTCTTCGTGGCCCTTCTTGAACGCCTTAACAAGGTCATGGTCAGTTGTGTTGGTATATGAATACCTTACAGTCTGCTTGTCAAGGTTCTTGAAATATTCCTTTGCCTCGGCAGCCGTTGATGTACCCAATCCCTTGTAGTACTTTATGTGCCAATTGGTCAAACGCTCTTGGGCATTTTTCCAATCGAGGAAGTCACGTTGGTTGTAAAAGGAAATGACTTGGGCCCCCTTGGACACCTTGACAATGGGTGTAACAATACTGCTGATAAATGGAATCTTAATCAAACTTGGCCAGAAAGCATGTACGAAGTTTATGATGAGTCCCTTGATATGACTACCATCGTTATCGGCATCGGTAAATATCAAGATACCACCGTATCTGAGCTCATTCGATGAACGGTACTCCTTGGATTGTTGCAAACCGATAATCTTTTTGAGATTATTTATTTCTTCATTCTTCATCAGCTGGGCAGTACTTGCATCACGAACGTTAAGGAGTTTACCACGCAATGGGAACACACCGTAATAGTCCCTACCCACAACCGATAACCCAGCCAGAGCCGATGCCTTGGCAGAATCACCCTCGGTAAGAATCAACTTGCACAGATGACCCTCCGCACCACCTGCTTTGTTTGCATCGTCCAACTTGGGAATACCCGATATACGGTATTGCTTTTTGCCATCCGTTTTTGCCAATGCACGCTGGTCCTTGGCCTTGGCAATCTCCAGTACGTTTGCAGTGATACCCAATTTGTCAACCCGTTTGACAAAGTCGTCAGTCAGGTCACATCTGGAACCAAACTTGGTAACCTTGGTCACGTGGGACTCCTTGGTCTGACTGCTAAAAGTTGGATTTTCAATCAAACAATTGACAAACACCAGGATATTGTCCTTGATATACGCAGGTCTGATGGTAATGTCTTTGTGTTTCTTTTCGAGTTGTTCCTTGAGGCGATACACAATCTGGTTGACGATGTAATCGACGTGGGTACCTCCCTCACTTGTTGAGATACCGTTTACAAACGAAACTTGGGTAAATTTCTCGTGTGGGTTCAACACGACACCAACTTGCCAACGCTCACCAATTGATTCGTACACCCTTGGTTCCTTACCGACGAACAAGTTGATATATTCCTGGAAGTCTTTGACAGATATCTTTTCACCCTGGAAAAACATCTGAACCCTTCGGTCCGTAACGGCGGCACCATCATAAACCCTGGTACGAAACAAGTTGAATGTGTCATTGTCGAGTCCACCCGAAAGACCAAACCGCTGGTAGTCAGGAACAAAGATAATCTTGGTAAATGACCGTTTCGAACGACTCTTGGTTATCTTGGGTTCACCCCTGACAGACATGTTGTTTTCCCAAGTTTGAGAATAATGTTTGTCGGAATCACAAATTTCAACGGTAAACAACTTGGAAAATGCATTCGTCAACTTTGCACCATAGCCATTCAATCCACCAACGGTACGTTTTTCGGTATCGTCGTAGTTACTTGAAGTGTGAAACTCACCAAAAACGATATCGGGTACATACCTACAGAGTTCCTTATGAATTTCAATGGGAATACCCTTAACGCCGTCGTTGGTGATTTCGATGGTACCCGTTGACCGGTCAATTAAAACTTCGACCCTTTTCATCGTTTCGTCACGCTGAGAATGGTCAGTTGCGTTGGTAAAAATTTCGTCAAAAATCTTGTATAATCCTGGACTGTATGTAAGTTGTTCCCTGGTCATCATACCTCGGTCAACATTGTAAACCCATCGTTCTGAAGTAACGGGTTCGATGTCACCAATGTACATACCTGGACGATGTAATACATGTTCCAATTGAGTTTTCTTTTGGTATTGTTCCTCAACAGATTTCTTCATCCTCGGTGGCATTCGTTACTTGATATCATTAAACCGTTGGGTCCTTAAGTGAATTTATTTTTTGTAAAACAATTTTAAGAATTTTGGAATGCTAAAATATCATCAGCAGTACGAGTACCTTCATATTTGATTGGTTTACCAGTACCGAGGCCCTTAACAATTGTAGGAACACTATTCGAACCAGCTTCATTCATAAGTTCATCTCCCTGGGGATGGTCTGATTCTACCATAACGACTTTTCCATTACCACGTTGTACGGCTTTCTCAAATTCAGGCATGGCCTCTCTGCAGTGTCCACATCTAGGTGAATAAATAATTACAATAGTGTCTGGTGTAATTTCTACTTCATTCTGTTTTCTAGATGAAGAAAACCCAAGGTCAATCATTGAATCTGAACCAGTCATTCCTGAGAAATTTGATTTTACCAATATACCAATACCAACTAATCCAAGTGTAACCCCCACTGCAAAAAGAAAAAACTTTACAAAACGTGTAGCTTTATCTTTATCTTTTATGCCGGTTTTCTCGACAAAATAGTGGACTATTGTAGTGATAAAATCATCCTTCCAGAAACTATATAATAAAACATAAGAGAATAATATAGCTCCAATAACAGTTAAAATGATACTACTCGAGTTATCCATAACTAATTTATCTGTTATTATTTATCTGTTATTTTTTTAAAAAATAATAACCGATAATAATATATAATAATTAATTGAAAATGGGTCGTTCAGTTGAAAATACCGCTATGATGACTTTTATGGAAAAACTTAGAATTTTTTTTAATATTATTTTATTAATTTTTTACTTAGTATATTTTATTAGTAAACTCGACTCCAAATCTGAACCCTTTAAAATTAGGGGGTACGAGTTCGACCCTAAACAGCTAGTGATTTTATTAATAATACATGCAATCATCATCATAATTATAAATAGCATCTTACTTGCTAGTGAAAAAAAAGAATCATCTGGTAAAAAATATACTGTAAAAGTTAACGGGTTTACAAGAGTTTATTCAATTATTGATATTATCGTTTGTACAATTTTATTATATACATTTATAAATTTTTTGCGTACCGCTACTTATTCTTATAATCAAATGTTCACTTTTTGTGTAGGTCTTTGTTATGCTGTATTCACAGCACTTATCATTTATTTAGACATTAAATTGGTAGTTTAACTTTTTTACAAATTACCCAATTACCCCAATTCAGAATCAAATTAAAGAAACAAAAACAAAATAATTAAAGTTGAAGGTATGCCACGAACAGCTAAATATAAGTACGATGACAATTACCCGGTTGTTAAAACATCTGGAAAGATTTTAATGTATATTGGAACTCAGTGGAATGTTTTATATCCTATAGTAGAATTAATAAAAGTTTTGGAGCCTAAAACTATTATAGGATATAAATATGGAAAAAATCAACAAATAATAAAAAATTACGGTTCTCATTACAATCATATAGTAATTGGTTATTCACTCGATAACAAAGAACATTATATTTCAAAGATAGTAAATGGTCATGTTAGTTATATAATAATTTTTGACAGTTCATTTGACAACCCAGTTACAAAGAACCTTGTGGGTATCAGTGAATCTTTTAAGATTAATTTGGTCACGTTTAATTTAAATACAAACACTTACAAATTAAAGTATTACCCTTGTGAACAAGTTCCTGAAAAAATGAATTTTGGAAATCCAGAACACCTTGTTCAAAAAATGAATGACCTCAAAGAATCGGAGATGTTATTACCCTGGAAAAATACATTTCCAGAATATCTACTCGAACAAATTGAAATCCATCCAGAAGAAGACCCGTTAAAAACAAAAACTGACGGTGCTCTTAACGAATGCATCGAAAAAATAAAATCAGTCACACACTGTGAACAAGCCAAAAAGGACTCCTCTAAAATAAAATTTTATGACCCAACGATGAATGTTCTAAGAAAACATCAATACATCATAAAAAAAATGAATGATTACCACCACCAATTTGAACAACCAGAACAACAAATTGAAAAACCAAAACCAAGTGCAGTTAAATTAAGTATAACGAAATTCTTCAAAAAATAATTAATTTTTTATTGCTTTAAAGTTATCAAAAAGTATATTTTTGCTTGAAATATAACCATGCATATATAAATTAAACATATCGTCTTTAGTCTGATTTACATTGAGAGTTTCGTTAGAAAATCTTGGTAGTAATATTTTGTGTACAAGACCACTATGAGATTCCTTTTTGAAGGAATTATGAATTAATTTACTAAGTGATTCAAAAAAATGTAATATTTTAGATTTAGATTCTGTGCTGGTGTCTACATCGATATCTAAATCAAATGCAATTGTAGATAATTCTGGAAGAATATCAACTGGACAATTGTTACAAAGAAAACCGTCATAATAAAAGGAATCTCCTATTTTTACAGAAGGAAAAGCAATAGGTATACTTGAGCTTGCAACCACGGAGTCTACTACCTTAACATCTGGTGTAACAAGGTAATTGAAGTATTCCATTTTTGATGTAGTAATATTTAAAGCTCCGTTTGTATAATTTTTACCATTGTCTCTATAAAGTTCTATAAATGTAATATCTGGATTTATTTTTAAAGATATAATTTCTTTTATTTTTTCTCTGTATACAGCTCCATGTATTAAACACTCATTAGATACAAGGGTATCCAATTCAAGGTCTATAAGTTCAGAATAATCCAAGTTTACCATAAAATTAAGTATATCACGATAATCAAGTTGTAATACATAGAATAATCCAAATAAACTTCCAATTGAAACACCTACTACCGTTTCAATGTTTTTAAATTCAATTAATTCATTAAGAGCCCTAATTGTTCCGATGTACGCCCATCCTTTTAATGCACCTCCACTGAAACAAATGTTTTTAAGCATTATTAAACTAAAATTAAATTTTAAATTTAAATTAACCTAATTGAATTTTAATTTTAATTTAATTTATATATACAAATGTTGTTAATAATAACTTTGATAGCTTTATTATTCTTATTATTTTTAAGAATTGATAAAAAGAATATATATTCTAAAAATAGAAAAATCGCTATGGAACTTGGAATAAATTACATAGATTCAATTAAAAAAATCAAACATACATTCAATAACCCAAGTGTGATGTTCGATATAGATGACACACTTATTGAATCAAGTACAGGTCGACAAATAAAACCAATTGTAAAACTTTTGAATAAATGTGCATCGGATGGGTATGGAATTATTTTAATTACAGCAAGGGATTCCAGGTTTTTCACTAAATATACTGAAACTGAATTGTATAACAAGGGTATTGATTACGATATTCTAATCCTAAGAAACCCAAAGTACGATGATTTTTATACATTCAAGTCAAAAAAAAAGAAACTGTTATCTGAAAGTGATATAGACATAGTTATGTCAGTTGGTGACCAGTTACATGACATTTCTGGAGACTATTCTGGATATTCAATAAAACTTCCTAGTTATGATGACAACAGGTTATTTCACCTAAATAATAATCGTCAATTGGAAGAAGTTCGTTAAGTGTTTTTAGTTAATTTAGAAGTGTCTTATTAAATAATATGGAACATTGTAATGGTAATGTAACTATAATTGTTATGTTTCAAATTACTTGTTATATTGTGTATCTTTATTATTACATTTACAAGTTTCTATTTTCAATGTATGTACTTTATGTGATATTAAAATATAAATTAATGAGAATTTATTACAAACTCGGTTTGGTTTTAATTTGTATGAGAACTATTTCAGATATCGTTTATAAACTAGAACGTAATAATTTTAGTAATAATAACCTTGATAATTTTAATAATGAATGTCCAGGAAGTACTTAATATAGCAAAAGAACGCAAATTAAAAAATAAAGACTCAATAAAAAAGATAATATCAAACATCCACAAGAAAATAAAATTCTATGCAAACCTAAACAAAGATTCATGTGAATATCAGATACCTGTGATTATAGATGACCGTCCTCTTTACAACATTGAACAAATCACAAAACAGATATTTAAACAACTTGATTCTGAAGGTTTTATTGTGACTGCTTATTCAGATGGACGCTTAGAGGTTTTCTGGAAGGAATCCCTTGTTGAACAAAAGGTAAAAACAGATGCTTATTTAATTTCAGAACAAGAACGCAAATTAAAAAATATAACCAAAAAATCTAAAAAGGTTGACGAACGATTCGCATTCCTTGCAAACCCAGCCAAAACAACCAAATTACCACAAACCATAGAAGAACAATTAGACCTCCAAGTTGAAAAAATACTTAAAGAAAAAGAACAACTTCAAAAGAAATATAAAGGTATGCTAACCAAACCCAAGTAACTAAGCAAACATTTACATAACTTCAATGGACCATTTTGAAAATTGTGAACCGATACCTAAAAAAATACATATTTTCTGGAAAATAAAAGATTATCTCGATTTTAATTTTAATATAGTTAAAAACGGTACTCTTAAATTAAAAGAACTCAATCCAGACTATGAATTTATTGTGTATGATGATTCAGACATAGAAAATTACCTACAAAAACATTTATCTCCAACTGATTATGAATTAATTAAAAACAAACACATCGTTGAAAAAACAGACTTGGCTAGACTACTTCTTATCTACAATGAAGGTGGTGTATATTCTGATATTGACAGGTTATGTAATATACCATTAAACCAGATAATAAAACCAGGTGTGAAGTGTGTTCTACCAATATTCAGATACGAAGATTTTAGCCAGGATGTCATCATAAGTTCCAAAGGTAGTCCGATTTTAAAGAGGACAATTGAACTTAACATCGAACGTCGTAGACAAGGAATTGACCATTTATATTATTTGGGACCTGTTACATATATGAATGCAATTACAGAATTCTTTTTGGGAAAACAATATTCAAGAATTCCAGGACACCACGTTTTTAACAATATTATTACGATTATAAATGATAATCCCTTTCTTGACACTGTTATAGAATCACCTCCTTTTAATACTATATTTTACAACGGTCCTGTGACCACTTTTGACAAACAAGAATTTTACAGATATTCAGGTGTAATATCTTGGGATTTAACTTAAAGTTTAAAGTCAATTTAACAACAACAACAAAATGGACCGTGTTCAACAACTTGCCCAGATTCAACAAACTGCCCTCGAACTTTTTAAAAGGAAAAATGCAGATTACGGGGACGCATTCGCCAAGTATGGAATTATTGGAATCCTCATTAGAATAAACGATAAAATCCAAAGAAGTATCACAATTACCAACAATGGTATCAATTTGGTAACAGATGAAAATTTGAGGGACACCCTACTGGACCTTCACAATTATTCTGCCATGGGCCTGATGTTAACCTGTGAAGAACCGGTGAATACCCCGTTAATAAATAATACCAGTTAATAATAAATTAATGAATAACGCGTTATATATTGTTTTATTGATATCATTATTAACGATGGTAATACTAAGAAAAAATAGTTCTTTGTTGATAGTAGACGAAAATAATCGTATAATAGATACAGAACAAATCGAAAAAAAGAAAGATTTAGCAAAATAATACATTGAATCATCTGATACAGTTTTGGAACTTGGTGCTAGATACGGTTCTGTTTCTTGTGTTATTAATACTATTTTACATAACAACAAAAACCATGTTGTCGTAGAACCAGATGAACGTGTGTGGGATGCATTAGAAAAAAATAAAAAAACAAATAATTGTGAGTTTAATATCGTAAAGGGGTTCATCAGTAATAAAAAACTTAAATTGACTGGTTTATCTACACATTCAGGATATGGAACTACATCAGAAGAAGATTCATCAAGTAAAATATCTTCTTACACACTTGATGAAATAAAACAAAAATACAAAATTACCTTTAATGTATTAGTTGCTGACTGTGAAGGTTGTTTGGAACAATTTTTCGATGAAAATAACGGAGTATATGACGATTTAAGACTTGTTATGTTTGAAGCTGATTATGATAACAAATGCAATTACGACAAGATAAAAACAAATCTTGCCAATAAAGGGTTTAAAAATATTATAGAGGGACATCAAAACGTATGGAAAAAATAATTATCTAAAGAATAACCCATTTGGTTAAAAATAACGATGATTATACTTTCTTTTGACGTTGGTATAATTAACCTTGCTTATGTAGTATTTGATTCTGTTCTTAAGAAAATACTCCATTGGGAAGTAATAAGTCTAAACACAACAAACAATTACAATGACCTTTACATAAACTTGATAAAAGAACTCGATGTGCGCAAACACCTCATTGAAGGTATCGATACAGTGTTGATAGAAAAACAACCCTCATTTAATCCCAAAATGAGAATTATATCAGGGTGTTTACAGAGTTATTTTTATATCAGGGGTGTTGTTGACCGTGAAATCAACGGGGAACCTGTTATTAAAAATATCAGATTTTTCAGTCCCAAACATAAATTGAAATGTTACACCGGAACGGAAGAACTGGTGGTCACTGGTAAAAGTAAGTACCTTCAAACAAAAAAGATGGGTATTTTGATAGCTAGAAGCAAGTTGACAGAATACTCAGAAACACCTGAAATAAAACAACAATTTGAACAAAGCAAAAAAAAAGACGACCTAGCCGATTGTTATCTCCAGGCAATTACCTTTTCAATGTTTGGAAACCCTTCCAAGGTGGTAACCAACTCGAAGTGTTCAAAGTTAACCAAGCCAAAAGTTTCCAAGGCCAAGTTGAAATTACAAGTTAAAGAATACCTTGAACAAAATAAAGAATTTAATTGTTACGAATTAATCAACAAGTTTGTACCAAGACAAACTATCACGGCCTTTTTAGGTATACCATCCACAGAAGAAAATTTGTCTAATCAATCTATTGAAGAATTGATGAGCAAGTTGAATATGAAAAGATACCTTAACCGATTATCTCAGTAGTCATAAATTTTTTAAATGTTTTAGTAAGTAAGTCTGGTTTAACTGGGATATACTTTAATCCTACATTGTTAAAAAACCAGTATTCAATGTATCCAACAAAAGCAAATACTATAACAAGTTCTATGGTCAGTTTTGTCAAAACTTGACAATACGAACTTATTAAAATGGGTAATAGATTGAACATAGCACTTATTATACATAAAAATATCACGATACCAATTATCTGTGTAATTATGTCTTTGTTTATTTGTTCTCTTAAAAGATGAGGGTTTTTTTTGTAGTCTGATACCAGTCTATTTAATTTTTGTTTTAAAAAATCAATGTCCTTATTGATAATGTTTTCTTTTACAAAATTTACAATATTGTTCAACACATTAATTTTATTACTGCCAGAGATTTCTATATTAAATGTATCTGCTATAAATTTTCTTAATTCGTCTTCGGTTGATGTTCTTTTTAGATTGTCTACGAACTTTTTTATGTCATTTGTATTTACAATCTGGTCAATAATACCTTCAAATTCGTGATTTACATGGTCTTCTGTAATTTTTGATATTAAAAAATAAAACATAGCAGAAACAACAGTAAATAGTACAAGTATATGTAATATTACATTATCAGCTAATACATAATTATCGGAAGGTTTAATACAAGAACTCATCCAACCTTTAATTAATTAATACTTTTAATTTTAATTATTAATAATTGATATTAATAATTAAAGATTTAATGAGTTTATTTAATATCAATTTCATAATAACAGTATTAGTACAAGTACTTTGTATATTTATATTTCTTACGGTATTCTTTTTTACATATGCTGCCAAAATAGAAGGACAAGTTGTAGAAAACCAAGTACTTTTTATGTCCAAAGACATTGTAGGAATACATTTGAAATCTTTAGAACCAGAAACAAAAGAAGTTATAATAGAACAGGTAAATAAGATTCCTATAGATACACCTGAAAATAAAAAAATAGGCGAAGACATAGACAAATCAAATGACCAAGTAAAATCGAGAACAAGAAAGATTATTACAATATTAACTGTTGGGGTATTACTTATTGTAGCGATAAGTTACTTCCTTTCTCAACGTGATTATCCATTTTTTAAGGATTTAAATTTAAAAACAATTTTCAAAGAAACAGCAATAATAGTACTTTCAGTTGCATTGACGGAATACTATTTCCTTACATACTTGGGTAGTAAATACATATCGGTAGACCCAAACAGACTCAAAGCACATGCATTGAATAATATCACCCAAGCACTTTAATTTTTACCAATACCAATTAATTCACTCTTGCAAAGTAAAATACTTTTTAAAAATACACTTCTCAAACGGATAGGTAATTCTGAAGAATTATCACTTAATTCAATACAAGAAAGTATTGTATCCAAAGAAACCCATCTAATTAATACCTTTTCTATTAATTTGTGTTCGAGTAAAGTATTTTTATTTAAACAAATATACTTGACAAAGTTACTCGTTTTGTTAAATGTTTCAATGTAATTTGAAAAATCTACATAAAGTAGATACATATAATATGGACTTCCATTAAGGGTTTTTGATATAATTTTTATTGGATTTCCATTTTGAATTTTATCAATAGATTCTTGGATTGACATTATACTACCAAGGGTTTCCTCATAAAACTCTCTCGATGCTGTATAACAGGGATTGTTTTTATCTATATATTCAGACCGTCCTCCAAAATCAGACCATTCACCTGAATAATCCTTTCCCAATAACAAAAAACAATTTCCTGTTTGGTCATACGAATATGGTAATACACCTGCACTATATTTATTATAGTTACTCTTCTTGTGTTTCCATACTAAACTCGATTCATGTGGCCTATTACCATTGTTACCATTCCAGTAATTCCAAGAACTCATAAATTCATTAATTAAAGTTAACTTTAATTAATTCTTTAAAATGAATGAATCTTATTTTGCGTTAATAAACTTAAAAATCAATAATTAAGACTACTAAAAAGCTTTAAAAGCTTGAAAAGCTTTTTGTATCAAAGGATAATGGAAGATTCTGATGATTTCATTAAGGTTAGAAAAGGTACGTATTCGAAAAAGAAAACTGTTAACCTAAAGTCAATTGAACCTATAAACAATATCAAGGTATCTAGAAATAGAAGTCCATCAATAAGTTCAGATTCTTTTTCAGAATCTGGTTCAGATTCAACTGGTGTTGATTCTGAAGTATCAATGTCAAATGAACATCACCAAACTAAAAAGAAAATGAAAAAAATACTCAGGCCGAAAATTAAAAATGAAAATTTAGAACAATTGGATTATTCTACCTTTACAAATCCCAAGAAAATAAAGGAACGTGTACCTGAAGAATACCAAGAATCGGAATCAGAGTATTCATCTATTGGTGATTCAGAAGCTGGTTCTGAAAATTCTGAAATGGTTGACAACAGTTTTCAACAGAAACAAAAAATGAAACAAGAATTACTTCTTAAAATAAATGCTCTGGAGGCAAAGGGGTTTGAATTCTTTAAAAAGTACACCCTCGCATCTAATTATGAAGAAATGTTACTTGACTACGAACGTATAAAACATCACATCGAAACCCAAGGAGCAATTAAATTTTCAAGGAGGTGTTTGATGGCATGTGTAACAGGTATTGAATTTATGAATAAACGTTTTGACCCCTTTAATATCAAACTTGAAGGTTGGTCAGAAAATGTTATGGAATCTATTGACGACTACGACAACATCTTTGAAAAATTACACGAAAAGTACTCAAGTAAGTCTGAAATAGCTCCAGAAATGGAACTCTTATTGACCCTTGGCGGAAGTGCATTTATGTTTCATCTAACAAATACCCTTTTGAAAAGCCCCGGTCTTCCTGGAATGTCTTCCGGTGGTGGACCCATCGCCCAGAACAATCCCAACTTTATGCAATCGATGTTGGGTAATTTGAGTGAATCTATGAAACAGATGAACAAGCAACCTGGTGGTTCATCTAATGGACTTGGTCAACAACCAAACAAACCCCCTCCACCAATGGAAACAAGAACAGAACGTAGAGAAATGAATGGTCCCAGTATAGACCCGTCATTGTTTTCAGGTACACCATTGATGACAAACTATCCTAAACCACCACTTCCACAGGTATACACTCAACAGGTACCCATCAAAAATGGATATCAGTATGAAGACGAAGACCGTTTTTCAGTAGCATCGTCTTCTGATTTATCTATTGGTACCAATGATAGTGATATATCGATAGATATACCCAAGAGTAAAAAGTTTACTATCCAGAAAAAACCAACAAAATTTAAAAAAGGTGGTAATAACGGTTTAGAATTAAATATCAAATGATATTAATTACCTTTAGATTATGAACAGACTTGGATTTTCACCTATTTCTGAAGCATTTAATGTCGAAGGTCCAGGTAACAAAGGTACCGATAACCAAGTTAACCAAAATAAAAGTACCACCCAGGCTGTAACACCTATACAACAATTATCAAAGACCGATACAACATTTGAAATGGAATTTGTAAAGTTAATGGATAATCCATTGTTTGATAAATACATATATAATTATATAATTATCAAACATCCAGAATGGGTTAATGGACCTTTTGTTAACGTTAGTGATTATGGTCTCGAACGTTACCGAGGTAACCAAGGTAACAACGATAATCGGTACAAAAACTTGGTCGATAACAACTTGGTTAATAATATTTTGATAATTTTTTTGTTATTAACGTTGTTAAAGTTGTTGGTAAGTTAATTATCTCTTCGAAGTATATTCATTTATTTCTGGATAAATATAAACATAATTTAACAGATTTAAATGATAAGAATTAATACTAGAAAATGAATTTCTAAATTCATTGATATTCATATTCCCTCCAAACATCTTAAGAGATTGCCTGGGAGGTGCCTTCTTAATAAATATAGAATCCTTAATAGAACTAAGTTGCTTAACTAGAAAAGTAATAAGTTCACTTCTTTCATTTGACCGATGGTCATTTTTCTCCATATTATACGCCCTTGTACAATTCCAAGAACAAAAAATACCTGTAAGTGTATATCTTTTAGTATATTCATTATATCTAACTGGTAGTGTACATGGTGTATTTTCAAATGGGTGACAACACCACCAACAACACACATTTGTTTTTTTTGGCCACGTTGAATCTGTAATCACGTTCTTTAGAGTATGAAAAATTTTTAATCGTTTTGTAATAACATTACCGGCACAGGTACCGGTACTTGTTTGTGGCTTTTCCTTTTTATTTAGGAAGGTATCCATGTCCATTTCAGATTCTGATTCAGAACTATATTCATTTTGTTGTATATCTGTACAGTTCATTTTAGCTTTTTCTATAATATTGTATCTGTAACTTTCATTTGAGCGTTGGTCATTCGTTTTAGATATAGTAATATTTAAATTACCAAATGCTATATTACTTGTTTCTCCTTCTTCGTTAATTAATATTTCTTCATCGTCGCTATATGCAATATTGTGATTAAAATTGTTTAGATAATTTCTATTTATTATCTTTTCGAAATTTTCTATTTCATATTTCTTTTTTCTACCACGTTTTTTCTTTTCTGACTCGACGATTGTTTTTGGTGATTGTTCAACAATTGTTTCGGTTGAACATTCATTGTTATTTTTTGGTTTTCTCCCTCTTTTTTTTTTTTCCATAATAAACCTTTTATTGTTAAAGTTAAGTTTCTTTAAATTAATAACAAACTTAAACAATAAATGATGTTATCCATTAATCTGAAACAATGAATCTTCAATTTGTGTATGGGTTTGTTACCGGGTTCTTATTAAGTAATATTAAAACTATTCTTGAAAAGTGCTTGTTGTGTTATGTAATCTCGGTTAATTTCATTAATAAAATGAAAATTACTAAAAACAATGGTTTACCTTTATTTATCAAGGTAAATGTCATAGACAATCTTGGACATTCAACTGAAATTAAAATTAAATCAAATTCACTAAACGATGTTAACAAGAATTTACAAGAATTAATTAACAAAAAACAATTATTCAGGTGTTTTCTTTATTATCGAATTGGTAATAAGGAATACATCAATTATTATAACAATGAACTAATAAATGAACTAATAAATGAACCAATTACAAACACCGGTTTCATTTGTTGCAATTTAAAATACAATCAACGGGTTGTTTATTTAACAACTTACATAAACAAGTTTTTAAATAATAAAAATAATATTACCTTTGAAGATGTAATATACAATCTAGACGACTTCAATCAAGACATGTTATGTGGAAAAATAATTGTTATTGAAAATAACAAATTTTTAGAATTACCGTTAACTTCAAGTATTTTCAAGGTAATTTAAACAATTAATAAATTACCTTTATTATTCTTGATTACGATGTCGTCGATTGAAAACGGAACCGGAACAGGTAATATTATTTTTATTAAAACAGTACAGTCTCATAGTATAAAGATACTCATAGAATCTCTCAAAGAAGTTCTTACCGATATTAATATTTGTTTTGATAACAATGGAATCAAGATTATGACAATGGATAATGCAAGGGTAGCATTAGTGTATGTTAGACTTGTAAAAGACAATTTTGAAGAATTTTATTGTGACCACAAAACCATTTGTGGAATTAATATGATTTACTTGTTCAAGTTGTTAAAAACAGTTGGTAACAATGATGTTTTGAGTCTTTTTATAAAGAAAGACAATACGAACGAATTGGGTATACGTATTGAAAATAAAGACAAAAATACAGTGACAGAGTCTTATTTAAAGATGTTAGATATTTCAGAAGAAAAATTAGATATACCAGATATTCAATACGATTCTGTAATTTCAATGCCCTCATCAGACCTTCAGAAATATTGTAGAGACCTTGCTGTTATATCCAATCAAGTAACAATATCAAGTTCTGAATCTAAATTTGTATTGGAATCAAATGGAGATTTTGCATCCCAGAGGATAATCATTGGAGAAGCACAGAATGGACTTATTATTTCTAAAAAGAATCAGAATGTACATGAAACATTTGATTTGAAGTATCTTAATTCATTTACCAAAAGTACTAACTTGTGCAGTACTGTAGAGATATTTCTCAAGAAGGAATATCCATTGGTAATTGAATATAACGTTGCCAACTTGGGTAAGTTACAATTTTGTTTGGCTCCTAAAATCAATGAAGACTGATTTTTAATTAAGTATTTAAATGAACAATTTAATTTATTCGTTTAAATTAACAATGGCTTCTGGTATAGCATCACCTCGTGGGTACTCTGTAGATAGTTTAGCAGGATTAACACCGGACCCATTAAAATTTCAACGCTTGGTAGACAACGGTCCTTTAACTTTTTTTGGGTACCGTTACAACTCGGGTAATCGGAGTAAACGAAGTAACCTGAGTAAACGAAGTAACCCGAGTAAACGACGTAACCTGAGTAAACGAAATAACCTGAGTAAACGAAATAACCCGGGTAAACGAAGTAATCCGAGTAAACGAAGTAATCGTTTACAATATTGCAAACCTAGAAGGGTACCAAGGGTAACTGAAAGTCTATGTAAACGTTTTATGGAAAACGAAAGTAACGGAATCGTTGTCAACCCAAGGACTGGAAAAAAAATATCAAAGAACGGCCCAATTTACAATCTTTATTCTGAAAAATGTAAAAAATACAATTTAATGACATATTACAACAGCAAACAAGTTCCTAGTTTTTTTATAGGTAATAAACCCTCTATACCAAAAGATGAATTTGATTTTTATAATAACACTTCGTTTATTCAACCAAGGAACGCGACAATTGGAGTTGGTCCAGGTCCAGGAATGAATACATCTTCATTTGTTAGACCAAGTGTTAATACAATCGGAGTTGGGCCTGGGACAGGAATGAGTACCACTTCAGTTGGAACTGGAATGGATGTTACAAATTTCATTAGGAATAAAATTAAACTTGGTTTAGAACCCTCTATCAAAGCAGAAATAAATGGAATAAATTATACAGTAGTACCAAATGAAAGTATATCATTTTCTGGAAAAACTTTTAAATTACAACAAAAGGCATTAATAAATAATACAGAATACGGTACAATCACAAACATAGGAAAATCAATGATTTTAATGACTAGAACAATTCCATCAGACGGTTCAAAAATTAAACAAAGAAGAATGTACCACCCACAGTTCGTAATACTTAACAAAGATTAACACTCTTTTAAAAATTTTACTTAAGGAATACTTATTAATTTAATTAAAGTATTTCCCCAAGGGAAATGCAAAATCACCCTGAGGAACCAGGGTATTCTGAGTTTCCAATAGACCCCAAGGTAAAGTCATTGTTGGAGATACCTCAATACGAACAACGTTCTCCTGAATGGTTTGCCCAAAGAAATAATGCGTTAACTGCGAGTGATTTACCAACGGTATTGTCAGAAAACAAATATAAACAACCTTGGAATTTACTTGTTGAAAAGTGTGACCCCAATGGTAAACCGTTTGTTGGTAACGCAGCTACTCGTTGGGGAACACATTACGAAGACATTGCAATTGAAAAGTATTCTTCGTTAAGGAACAAAAAAGTATTGTCATTTGGACTTTTGATACACCCACAATATAGTTGGTTGGGTGGCTCACCAGATGGAATTACAACCGATGGAATTTTGTTAGAGGTCAAATGTCCTCTGACGAGGCCAATTATCCAAGGAGAAGTACCCGAACACTACCGTTCACAAGTTTTATTAAATCTTGAAATTTGTGACCTGGAGGTAGCACATTTTATCGAGTTCAAACCAGGAAAATCTGATAATGATTATATTATCAACATCGTTGAAATATTAAGAGACCGAGAGTGGTTTTCTAGGAAATTACCAGTTATGAAGGAATTTTGGGATTCTGTTTTGGAATACCGTATCAAGGGAATAAGTTCACATCCCAAGTACCAACACCGTAAGAGAAAAAATTCTAAAACAGACGGTGTTACACTTGATTTGACAACACCTCCTCGTCCATTGTTCGTTAAAAATGAAAAGAAGGGATATTATTTTATCGATTCTGAAATTTAATTTTTTAATTTGCCAAATAAAAAAAAATAATTGTTAATTAATAACTAATAATTAATTCAATGTTGGGTCTATTCGGATTTGGCAAACGTCGTCGCGTTCACCACAGGTCTAAGCATCTCAAAGGTGGCCATGTAAGAAAACCACCTGCAGCTCTTCTTAAGATGTGTCGTAAGATGAAAATTAAGACCACCATTAAACGTGGTTCTCGTCGTGTTTACAAGTCAGTTGCTCTTTTAAAGAAGTTACTCAGACATAAGAAGAAAATGCTTCTCCGCAAGAAACACCACCTACTCAAGAAACACCACAAGACCGGTCACCGTCACCATCGTAAGACCACTCACCACAAGACCGGTCACCGTCGCAGAAGGTATCGCCGTGAAGAAGAAGAATCCGAAATGGAATTCGGGGCAGTAAGGTTTGGTATGAATGGTGGACCTTCTAATGAATTCGGGGCAGTAAGGTTTGGTATGAATGGTGGACCTTCTAATGAATTCGGGGCAGTACGGTTTGGTATGAATGGTGGGGGTTCTGAATTTGGTAAACGTCGTGTCAAGGTAGTACGTCGGTCCATGGCTTCTCGCAAAAAGGCTATGGCTGCATTCAGAAAGTTCTACAAGAGGTATTGCAAGGTCTCACCTGTAAGGAGAAGTCATGGTCGCCGAAGAATGCATTTCGGCGATGGAGGAAACCCACCCCTAAGACACTCTATGGGGTATTCAGCATGTGGTATGGGTGAAGGAGGTGTAGTTGAATCAAATGGTCTATTTCCAACTGCTTGCTCAAGTTCAGTAAACCAAGCTCTAAAGGCAGCTGAAGAATCGGCTGTTCTCAGCAACTACGGATTTACTGGAGGAAGTGTACCAGACAGTCTTAAACCCAATGCAATGTCTTATCTTGCCAACACAACTGGAGCGATGCCACCACCGGTGGCTTCTGGAAAGACATTACAGTTACTATCGGGTCTTACTGGCCTAGGTGGTTCTGCTTTCGGTCTCCGTCATCGTGGTCGTGGAACTGGTAAGACTAGCCACAAGGTACGCGGAGGTAAACTAATGTGGTGTATGCCTGCGCCAAAGCGCCGGAAGGTTCGTAGAAGTTAAAGTTAACGGGTGGTTAATGGTTAACAAAATCGTTGATGGATAACGACTCAGATATATTTTTCATAGTATTATTTAATGTAATTTCTCCATTGGGTTCATTTTTATCGGAGCGAATCCTATAGGGTGTAAATATCTTTGTATTCAAAGAGTATTTAAACTCTATAATTAAATTTCCAGGGGTGGTGGTAACTTTGGTTTTATTGACACCTGAAATTTTAACACCTGAAATTTTGTCCGTTAGTTCATTTGTTTTGATAAACGAATCGATTAATTTGTAATTTTCGTCACCATCTTGAAATGAAACATATACCTTTTTTTTGTTGTTTTTGTCAAGGTAATACAATTTTAACTTATTGGCTTCTTTTGTTACCATAAAGTCGATAGTGTTAATTTCTTTCCATTTAAAAAGGTCATTCATTCTTCCAAACACCACTGGACTATTTACAGGTGTAAAAATTAGTCCATCGATTTCGTTGGTGGCCATTTTGCGAATAAGAGAATAAGTTTCAGGAAGTCGATTACCGTATTGATAAAATGTTTTTGTTTTTATTTTGAATGGGTCTGAATTCTTGTACTTGTACCTATTGTCAATAAAATCGGTGATGCAGTGGTACCTCATTGAATGTGGTTTATTGGTAAAATTTACACCGTTATAAGCGAAACAGTCATGAATTACGAGGAATTCGAATTCGTTGTCACTTCCACCCGATTGGGTAACAAGTTCACAATCGAATATACACCCCTCAAAGAGTTCTTGTTTAAATGACAATTCAATGAACCTGTATTCATTATTTCTGTCAAGTACAAAACACATTGGTTTTTCATTAATGTAAAGTATCAACAATAACTTACGTTCACCGTCAGACTTTTCACATACCACGTATTCGTTATTTTTGAGTACAGGTAAATGTCTTTTTTCAACTGCAACTGGTTGGGGACCAGGGAAAGTACCTTCTTTGATGGGTACACCTACAAGTTCAGAATATCTTGCGAGAATACAATCGAGTATTTTGTTTGTAACCTTCATTTTCGATTAATTAACAATTAAGTTTGATTCTTTAATCGATTTAATTTTTGTTAGGGTATTTATATATTTTGTAAATAATGAATCGATTTTAAAAAACGTTAAGTTCTATACTTGGGGTCAAATTCAACAACAGTTAATTCAAATACCAACAAGTGTTCCCTATTGTCAAAATTGTAAGGAGAATCGTCGTACTTTGTAAATATAACCTTGAAATTTTCAATAATAATAGGTACATCAAATTCGATTACCTTTTTGTCAAAATCGGATCCCTTGAGGGCCTTCAAACGACCAGGTGGTCTAATTACACTTAATTTTACAGGTTCGTTAATGTCATAATTACGATTGTAAGAAAAAATATTGTCAGGGTCATTTGCGTCATAAATAATCAGTCCAAACTTTTGATTAGTTGCACTGTCAATACTTTCAACTCGTTCTGCCGAATTGTTTCCAAATTCCAATTGCATTATCGTATACTTAGGGTCATCTATCATTGAATAATCATATTCACTCAGTATACTTGGGAAGGTAATGGATAATGGCGGTCCATTCGTTAGGTCAGTACCATTACATACATATGGTACTGCACTTGAACCGTATATATAATTACCAATCTTTGACCTGGTTACCACTTTTGAAAAACCGATAAGTCTATAAGGACTACCGGTACTGTAACAAATACCACCCATTCCATGGGTCCCACCCATTCCATGGGTCCCACCCGTTGTTCTACGAGTGGTTCCATTTGTAAAATCTATGGTAAAATTGTCTATGGACAAATTGTTAGTATTGTTAAGGATTATAGCTACACGGTTCAACACAGATGCGTATCTCCCAGTACCTGTTGAAGGACCAACGGGGTCATTTGGACTAGGTGCAGTTACCAAAATGACACTAAATAAAATACCGTTATCGATTACAACAGAATGGGTATTAAGAACTCTTTGAAGTTCGTAAATAAAACCTGTACCTGTATTGGATTCGTTGGTACTTGAATATTCATATGTACCTGGTATATTCGATCCGATGTGGTATTGACCAGGTGTTAAATACAATGCCTCTGTAACATCGTTGATTGTCAACAAAACAAGATTGTTTTCAGAATTTACATTGTATTCCGACTTTGGCAACACAGCTGCGACGAGTTCTATTTTTTTAACATTTCTATGAGGCTCCAAAAGGTCAATTAAATAATCATCGGGTGTTGGATACAATTCGTAATTACGCTGGCGAGAATCAATAATTATATTATGTGTTGTTGTTACAATTTTGTTTTCCAATTTAATTTCATTTAATTTTAATTTTTCAATGGGTATCTTGTAATAATCATCATTATTACGAAAATGATACTTTCCGCTATGTAAGGTGGTATTACCGTTAGAATTCATTCAGTTGGTATCTAATACGTAGTAGTATATTCTCACATATATTTAAATAACTTTCATTATTACCACAGTTTAAATTAAAATTGGATGAAATTTTTTCATTTTTTACTTGGTTGAATAGCAATTTGATGAGTACTTTCGTCAATGGAATTTCTTTTGAACGGTAGTCACAACAAAACCCATCAAGTCTACCAACAGTTGTTTTTTTCTTACACATACATCGTTGACTAATACCACTTGGTGTTATGTTAAAATAAATACCCGATGAACTGTGATTTCTATTTACATTCATACAAAAGTTGTCTTTGGGTTCAAGGAAGTAACGCATCTGGTCAACCTTTGTTATCTTGTGTGTAACAATGTTAATATAGTTCGGTTTGAAATTTCTTTTAATAAAGGTTTCAAGTTTTTTAATAACTTCCAATCCATGCTCAGATTCAAGGTCAACTTGTTTAACTGGTTCCTGACTTTGTTTTTTGGTGGCGGTGTTCTTTGATTTTTTGTTTATCGGCAATACTACATCAATTTTATTGGTTAAACTAGTTTCTTCAAAACCGTTGTAATTTATAATGCTAGTATCGAGCAACATCAAATAAAAATCACATTTTAACTTGTGAAGATAAGTGTCTTGGTTAGACAATCCTGTATCCAAAACACTAATTGCTTTGTACACCCTACCTTCGTCTATTTTACCAGTCTTGTTACAAAGGTTACAACTTTTTGAATTTTTACACTTTTTACATATCGTTAATTTTCTGGAACCAATCATTCTGAGCCCGTTGTCTTCATAAATTGCAAGGTCGACTACATCTTCCCAACCATTGTGAGAATGTCTTTTTCCAAATATTTTTTCAAGGTGTTCAATAAACTTGATTCTTAGTTTTTTAGCATTGTCAGTTGAAATCCATATTTTGGGCCATACCAAATGAAAACCCGATTTAGTATAAACAACTTCGTCGATAGTTTTTTGTTTTGATTCTGTTCCACATATAATCACTTTATTCAATGGTGATTGGTAATACATGTTCATTACCGATTGGAGTTCCGTTACGATATTTTCAATTTCTGGTGTAGTTATTTCATATTCGTCATAAAAGTCAAGATCACATACAAACCTAAATAATTCTGAACGATTTTCAGAAATGTAATAACGTTCTCCGTTTTGTAAATCCGTTGCAAGGAGTTTTAAAAATTGAGAATACTCGGACATTGGAACCTTCCAAATACCTCCATCAAGAAGATAATGCGTGGGAGGTTCTTTGTTTGTTTTTTTGTAAGTTGTATATTCTGAACATTTGATAAAGTATTTGTTCTTGAGTATCCATTTCCTTAACGGAGAGGGGTCCATTAACTTTATTAAGTTATTTTAATTAAATTTGATTACAGCGCTTATTTTAGTTATACAAACGCTTTTGTTTCCTGGACTAGATAGTTCCTTTCTCTTTATATTTTTCAATTCCATAAAACTCTTTTCGTTTTCACGATTTTTAAGAGTTTTATTCATGTCCATTTCAATATCAGCAATATGTTCGTTAGTGTACTTTATTATACCGTATTGTATAGCAAACTTAAAAAAGTTTAATTGTCCTATGGTAGTTATAATGTAATTTGAATGGTCGATGTCAATGTTGTTTTTGTAATTTATTATTTTTTTATTTTGGTAATCAAATATCACTCGTTCTCTCCTACAGAATGGGTCACATAATCTCTTGGAATATCCCTTAAGTTGTAATTTGTAATTTTTGTATGGAAAAAAAAGGGTTTCGTTTCCGTTAATGTTGATATTGTATTTAATATTATTCTTTTTGCAATAATTAGTAACAAACCAATCTAAAAGTCGAAGTGATATACGTGTTTTTTGAAGTATTATAGGTAATAGAATTTCTAGATTATTATTATTTTCATAAAATGTTAACAATTTTATGATTAATAATTCATCTTTTGATAATAAATGTTCCATTAACTCTAGTTAATTCCAGTTAATTATCATCAATTTTAAATTAATTTCGATTAATTTTAAATTAATTAATTGAAATTACTTTAAGTTATATTCCGGTACATGTTTTTTTACTTAACAAACTTTATTATTATATAAAAAAGTACACCTGACAATACAGAATTAAATAATAATGCCAGAATACTAGGTTCAAATGAACCCATAAATGGTAACCTGCTAATCTGTGTCCAAATAATTTTACTGTTTAGTAGAATGAAAATTATAGTAACAACGATTGCATACTTAAAATTTAAACTTTTTGTATCTGGTTTAAAGGAACCAAATAATTTATTTTTGTTTAATTTAAAAGGCTCCTGTTGGTAATCAACTTCTTCCGATTCACATTCATAACTTACCATCGGTTGTTGCATGACCGGTTGTCTAGCCATCTGTGGCGGCATCATCGGTTGGTTCATCACCGGTTGTTGTCTAGCCATCTGTGGCGGTATCATCTGTTGACCAGGGTTAGGTTGTCGTTTTGCCCTTGAAATAGGTGTACCACCAGTTTCATTGTCGTCCATTCCCTGCATCGTTTTAATTAAATAGATTATTAATTTATCAAAATGGTAACGAACAAGTATTCGTTTAAGTTATTTAATTATACCCTAAGAATACTTTCCATCGGCATGGGTTCGTGTTCTTCAGATTTGAAAATTCCATATTTACAATTGTACAAAAATAACCCAAAAAATATTACAAACAAAACAAATACCGTTAAATTTACATAGAAAGCATGACTAAAATTTTTAAAATAATGTGGTAATTCTAATTTTGGGAAAGGTTGTTTTTCAATTGGTTCAGGAACCTTTTTAAAATTAACCAGTTTTGGAACTTGAACAGTTTCTTTTATATGGTGGTAATTCATTTTATGAGTATAAAACCCCTTTTACTCACTGGAGTTTTTTTATTTTTAAATAATACGTCACTTGTTTTATTTAATAAACTGTTGGCAAAGTTCTTTAAAGATTTCCAATGGTACTTGGGTGCATTCATACCAGGTCTTCCATTTATTTCTAAAAGATGTAAATTGAAGTCACGGTCTGGCATTACATCGAATGCAATATATTGAAAACATCCTCTTGTTTGTGTGTTAGAATAATTTACACACTTAAGGTAATCCGTTGAATTGTCCAATACAACTTTAAGAATGTTCTCAAGTTGAGGAAAAACTACCTGGTCGTAAAACTTAGGTCCAAAAATACTATTCACGACACGTTTTACTGGATAACTTAAATCCTTGTATGCATCCTTACCATTGAGTCCATTTTGTTCGTAATATATACTACCCAAGTGCAAATTTGTAAGGTTTGAAAATGGGTCCTTAAGGTCTTTAAATGAGTATTCCTTTACAGCACAAAATATTAAGTTGTCTTCATAAAGGTAAATATGCGTTTCTGAATTTATTTTAGTGATAAGTACATAAATACGAATATGTGTTTTTCTTCCAACAAGGTCATTAAATTTAAAACCAGACCTTGCAGTTCCAGATAGTTTTAGTAAAAATGGATTGTCTAGGTATTGTGAAAGTACCCAATCTGAATATTCACTCATTTTTGAATTTATGTAGTCAATTACTTCATCTGATGAATTTGATATCATTATATCCTTACCTTGTAAACCCACAGCTGGTTTTAAAATCCATGTCCTTATTGATGACGAATAACTCATTGCATAATTTATGAGTTGTTTCCAATTGCCGTTAGTGGTGGTATTAAATGTAACAGTCAAGGGCAAGAATGTAAATGACCGTGGGTCATTACTAAGGATATCGTACATTATTTTCTTGTTACCGAGATAATGATTAAGTGTTGCAATTTTGTTAATGAGTATTCCATTGTTCATTATCGGGTCATTTACATAAAGTTCTCCGTTTTTGGATTTCATTGACCTCTTACCAACAAAATCGATGTGGTATCTATCCAATAGGTCCTTGGGATAAATAATCTGTTGCCAATTTGACCTCATGGAATATAAACTTTTCATTTCAGAACTAAGTAAGTAGGTATCACTTGTATAAAATGTACCATAATCAGTTTCACGATGTGTAAATGATAATCGATACCATGGATTTTCTTTTATAAGTCCATTTGTTCCACTTGAAGTTATTGGTAATTGTTTGGGTGTAAAATAAGGGTCAATAGATATTCTAATAAGTCCCTCTGCAAGACCGTTAAAATCCAGAAGGTCATCGTATTTTTTGTAAATCATATCTGGACGTGTATTTACTTCCAAAAGGTAACATTTCATTTGGGGGTCTACTATAATATCAACTGAACACACTTGAAAACAACTTTTAAATGAGCCATTGTAATAAAAGTCATTTTTACAATTCAACGAACCATGGAGTACCTTGAATATGTCTTTTGTGATATCTATTACTTGTGGAACAATGACACGGTAATAACGGTCTCCAAAAATTTGTTCACCTGTAAAACCATAATCAGAATCTATGTCATAATCTGGTTCTCCGGATGAATCTAGGTAATTTACAAATTGTCTGAGATTACTTCTTTCTCCCAAACCTGTAATAATGTTCTGTGGTATCGAACTGTAGTCACCTGTAAATTCATGTGGTGCGAGAGCGTAACAAGACTTATTATAAAGATAAACATTCTTTGAATGGGGGTCATTGCAAAATAGTACCATAAACTTAAATTGTCCCTTGTGACCATATTTTTCATTAAAGGTAATTCCGCTATTGGAGTATTTACCTTTCCTTTTAAATAAGTATGAATCTACATTTTCCGATAATACCCAGTCTGAAATGGGTAGTTGGCCACTTGATTTTAAAAAGTTTGTTATTATTTTAACGATGTCGTCAACCGTTTTAACAATGAAAACGGTTCTTGAATTGCTTCCAATGCCATATTTTAGATAATAAAATGTCTTTGGTACCTGATAAATTGACTCAATAAATCTCTGGAGATTATCGATGTTGTCCATAAGGTCAGAAGACTTTATAAAAATACTTTTGGGTATGTAATTAATTTTATTATCATCAATTAAAGCTTGTAATAACGAATTCTTATTACCAAGTATCTTTGCGGTGTTGTACATATTTCCATTGATACTGGAGTTTTTATTAAACTTTGCAGTTGGTGAATACACAAGGTCCAGTTTCGTGGAACTGTTGATATCTGAATAATTGAAGTATTTCCAATTGCCGCGTAACGAAAGTAAAATGGAAATGTACTGATGCCATAACTGGTTTACATTTCTTTGACCGGTTCTTTTCCTCGGATACGAATAAAGATAATCCTGCATCAAAACGACCCCTAATAGATTGAATTAAATTAAATTAACGTTAATTAATTAACCTTTGTTTTTTCCAGACCTTTTCGGGTGTTTTTTTCAGACCTTTTTCGGTGTTTTTTCTGGGTGTTTTTTTCTGACCTTTTTCGGTGTTTTTTCTGGGTGTTTGTTTTTGTTTTTTCTGGGTGTTTTTTCTGGGTTTATAATTTGTTGAGCGTGTCGTTTTAGTGCTCGTTTTCTTATTAGATGTAACCGCTTCTTCTCATCAGATTCGTTGTCACCAAACGAACTTGAAGCAAGGTAGTCTTTAAAGATGTCTCTGGTAACCCATCCCTTATTTCTTGGAAGGTCTGACCTAACCCACTTTTTACCACCATCGGCTTCAATACGCAAACCAGGTAACGTTGGACAATAATACTTGACTGCATCGAAGTATTCTTCAGTTAGACCTATATTCTTGGCTGAATTGAGTATCTTATCGCGTGTTGCTTCAAGTTGAGCAATACGTTCATCAGAAGCATTGGTCATCGAAGAACTTGGACCAGGGGATTCTTTTATTTGTTCAAGTACTTTTTTAGTTTCCGTGGGGGTTAACCCTGTTGATTTACCCAGGCATCCCAATATTTGTTGTGGTTGCATGTTATTTAACATCCAATCGATAAGTACGTCATTTGATAAACTTTCTAGATAACTTCTTGTAACTGTTTTATCACCCGTTGAACTGGTTGATTCCAACGCACTTGGTACATCGGCAAGGTTTAAATTTGCAAGGTTTAAATTTGACAAAACCTCATCGGGTAAAGCTACCAACCCAGCTGGTGGCTTTGTTGGTGTTTGTTTTCTTGTCCTGGTGGTGGTGGTGGCACCATTCGAACTTCTAAAGTTAACCCTCACAGGGTCCATGTTACCTATAACACACTTACTGTCTTTGAGAACACACTGTTTATGTTTTCTTAAAAATTCTGGCATGATATGAGTAGCAGTTTCTTCTTTAATTCTGGGTCCCTTGGGGCCGTTAAAATCCACTTCAAACCATAATTTATGAAAACGTTCTGTTTTACCAGAATCGTCTTGTGTAGCCCAAGCAGGTTTTCCAGAAGGTTCTATAATATAGACTCCATACCAGTTTGTGTTATTGTAAGAATACGTACATTCATTAGCATATTCAAAATTATCAAAAAACTTAATGTCTACTTCAAATTCATCAGATACACCTGCTAATGCTTTGGCTAGCATACTATGTAGACTGTTTGAAGACAATCGTTGTGTATCTCTACTTTCACACCCCTGGTAATCAATGTTTGTTGGTGTTTGTTCCATAGGTGGTGGTATCTCTTTTATTGCTTTTGGCATAATGATAATTTTAATTAATAAAGATAATTATTAAATTTTAATGGTAATTAATTAATTCCAGCAGCTTTTAGATACCCCTTGAGAGTTGATACAGATTCAAGTTCCCAGGGGGTCGTTGAATCACCGATACCGTTTTCAACAAGTAAATCAATTAAACGCGCTTTTTGTTGGTCTGTTTTTTCTTGGTTGAGTATTTTGGTAAGGCTGTTCTGCATCTGGGTACTCATTTGAGTTTTAATTTTATCCAAGAGTATTTTCAATTCGATAAGTGATTTTTTCTGGAGACCTTTGATAAATACTTTATTGATAGCAATATTTTGAATATCTGTTGGTAATGTTTTAAAATTGTATTCCGTTTGTTCACAGTTATTGTTTTCAGGAATAACCAATGAACTTGTTAACTTCAATGGTTGTCCAGTGATGGTATTGACAAAATCAAACGAAGTACTTTTTCTAGTTACATTATTAAATATATCTTCAATAGTCATTAATTGTTTGATTCCAAGGCGTTTGTAACGCTCACCTGTAGAATAATTTTCGTAATAAACGTTGTAAACATTTTCGTTTGTAACCGCTGGTTCATAACATTCTTCCAAACGAACAAGGTTTCCATTTGCGTTGAGGTCACAATCTATGGAATTATTTTTTATAACTTGTTCGAATTGACGATTTAAATTTAATTTGGCAAATGACCTAGAGTACATGTATTGTTCAACGCTTATTGAGTGTAACGATTTTCTCGAACCAATTGCCCGTTTCAAAGAAAAGTCACCAACACGATTAATATTCTTTATAGAAGACTTTGGTATCTTTTTATCAGGTAAAGGTGTAATATTTAACGAATCGTTAACATTGACCTTTACTGAAACTTCGTTGTAGTAATCTGTACCTGGAATCGGTACCAAATCTGTATACTTCTTTACTTGTTCTTTGTTACCAGAATCCAGATAATCAACTTCATAAACAACTTCTGAATGAGTACTTCCCATAGACGCTAAGTGTATAAATATCTCTACCGATTGTTCTTCAGGTGGTAATAAATCATGACTACACAACCTAACCGCCCTAGCCATAACCTGTTGCATACGAGAATCATTCCACCAGGGGTCTACTATATGGACTTGTCTAACCCGTTTGAAATCGACTCCTTCCATAAGTGTCTGGGTTCCAAGAATTATTTTAAGACGGTTTCCATTGATGTTTTGTGGTGAATTAAATATAGCCTTTGCAATATCTGCAGACGCTTTTTCTGTTTTTCCATTCCAGATAAAGTAATTACCTATGTCTCCGGACAACGCCGGATTATTTAAATTAATTGGAGTATATCCAATTACACCTAAAACCATAGCAATAGCTTCAATTCCATATGGGTTGTAATTGGAATAAATAAATACAGGTCCCTTGGAAACGCCGATGATTCGAATAATCTTTGCAAATTTGGAAGAATAATTTTCAAGAGCCTTTAAAACTTTTTCTTGAGCATCGACAGAACTTTGTGATGTTTTAACGGCAAGTAGTTCCTTTTTAAGTTTATTCATACCAGCCTTGGAAAGTTCTGCATTGAAAGTTGTTTTTGATTTTTCCAGACCAGTAACCTTAAATTTAGAAACATCGTCGGGTGATATCTCAGGAAAAACAATATTGCAATACATTCTCGATACATTGAATACAGATACCACTTCAGTGTCGTCTGAGTTGTATTGTTTTTTTGAATACTTAAATATGAATTCTTCATTGTTGATACCAGATGATTCTTTATCATTTTTAACTTCCTTGATAAGAACGGTACGGTATTTTTCGTACTGAAAGGTATTCATCGAATGGTGCATAATTATTTTCTTAACATAGGGATAACTAACTGGATTTCCACCCTTGAAATAAGAAACGTATCCAGATATTAGTTGTTTGAAAAGTGCTTGGTTTTTGAATGTCACTGTACTGGGTTCGATAAAGTATTCATTGAATTTTTCTATTCCATCTGGTAAAGGTACCCTAGGTTTGAGAAGATTAATTAACAATGCAAATTCATAAGGTTTGTCATAAATAGGTGTACCTGTAAGTAATACCACCTTAAAATTTTTATGAGAATGAAACTTAATTGCATAAAGAAGTTTACGGTAATTTGTACCAATAGCACTTACCAATTTATGGGCCTCATCTACGATTAATAACCCATTTGAAACATTGAAACGAGAATAATAACCTGGGTCTGAATAAAACTTACTCAAGAATGTTTCGTGACTAATGACTTCATAAACTTTTTTAATGGTTCTATTCTCCTTGTCAAGGTTGTTGTTCAGTGAAGTTGTTAAACTAATTACTTGTTGCTTCTTTGAAAGAACCAAATTAAATGAATTTTGAGTTGGATTCTTTGAAATTTGTTCTTCTAAACTGGTTATTTCATTGTTTAGTTTGTTAATGGTAACACGAGTATTTTCGATGATGTCTCTCAATTTTTTGTTGAGGTAATATTGTCTTTTACCGGCAATGAGTATTTCACCTGTTGCTGAACGAATCTTTCCGTTGTTGATATTACCAAGTATTTCGGAGTAGTACTGGTCTACCAATGAAGCTGGTACAGCTATTGTAACAACTGTCTTAGCTCTTCCAGGAATGTAATTTCCAGCGGTGTCATTTTGTTTGAACGCTTCTCCAATGACGATACTTGTTTGTGTTTTTCCAGAACCCAAACCGTGGTATATTAACATTCCATTGATTTTATTATGGGTATTGAATATCATACCTGCAAATTTTTGTTGTTGTTTAAGGGAATACCCTTCAGGTTTGCAAATTTGGTCAAATGTAAGGTCCTTGTAACCATCTGGAAAGGAATACTGTTCAAAATTTTTTTTAATAAAGGTGTAATAATCTTTGCTGTGGTAATCTGAATATTCGTTTAAATTAAATGAATCGATTTGTGAATAAACAACTGACCCCTTGAAGCATTTTTCTGGGACCAATACACCTGTCAAGGGGTCCAATGTATCAGAATATTGGTTATAAGAGTTACAATCAATATTCATCTAATGTTCTTTGGTTTAATAAATTATTATTAATTTTGAGTAATTCTGGGGGTAATTAAATTCGTTTCCATCCATTACGGATACTTGTATCTCCTGTACAGTAATTTTCATTTTGAAGTTTTATCTTAAGAATGGTGGTACGAATTTTTTCGAGATAACGTTCTTCACTCATTTCTTTTGGTTCTGGTTTTTGTTTTATTGTTATCTTTCGTTTACTTTTACTTTTACCGGTGTCACTTTTACCGTTCTTACTTTTACCGGTGTCACTTTTACCGTTCTTACGTTTACCTTTGTTACTTTTATTTTTCATTATTAAGATAATATTAATTTAATAACATATTAACAACGTATAAATATGTCCGGCAGTCCTAAATACCAGCCTCATAAAAGTAAGATTTACAACATAGACGGTAACAAGGTAGACATATATTATTATTTAATACACGACCCTGCAAAAAAACGAAGACATAAATTTACACCTAATAAAAAACACGTTCTTGATACAGAACACGAAGGTATATATCATCCATTATGCAAAATACCTGGATTCGATTATTCAAAATACAATATAACCGTAAATGACATCAGAGATGGAGAAAAATTAATATACAATTATAATAGAAACAAACCTTTTGCTATAAATGGTCTAACGAGTGATAACCCATTATTCATTAAATTATTAATTTCAATGATTGTATGTCAAAATTATGCAGTATTTAAAAGATTCGAATATGACTACTTATCTAAACGAGGTAATATAGACCTAGCTCACGAAGAAGCGGCTATGGGTAACTTAGAAATTCTTGAAATGAATCTCAATTTGTTACGTACATTGGTAACTAGTGAACAATATAACCAAATAACAACTGATTTAATCAAAAATTTTGGAAATTATCTTAAAATTAGAAATATATACCACTTGTTTTCCAGTAATCCAGAAAAGTATCCATATCCAATCGAAGTAAATTCTTTTAATTCTAATATTCCCGGTGATACCCCAGCTATTCCTGTTCCAAAAGCTTCAAAAAGATTACCATTTTAAAATTAATTTAAATTAAGCGTTAAATTAATTTAAATTGGTTAAGTAACAAGTTTAAATGGAACTTTATGGTTCCAAGGTCCAAGTGTACAAGGGAACAGCAAAAATGACAAAGGGCGGACTTACTAAGAAGGACATCATACGAGTCAAGGACCGTTATGGAAATATCAGGTACAAGAGCAAAGACCAAAAGAAGATGGGTAAAAAGAAAAGTGGTCCACGTGCTAAATGGACCAAAGCAATGAAAAAGGCCCGTAAGGAACTTATATCAGAAGGTGTTCTCGATAAGGATGAATTTGTACCTGTTGGTGGTTCTACACGTCAGGGAAAAGCTCTATTGAAAAGAATCAAGGAAATATACTATTAATTGTTCGTTAAAACATTCAAGTTAATTAACTTACCAAATTGGTAAAGACAATGACACAGAGTCTAGAAGAACGTGTAAAGGCTCTCGAAGACCACATTAAAAAAGAATCCAATTCCGAAGGTTCTGACTCAGTGAAGAATAAAAAGCCACCGAGGGAACCTTCTGAGTACAACAAATTTGTAAAAGAATTCATTGAGAAAGAACGTGCTAAACACCCTACCAAGCCTCACAAAGAATTATTTGCATTGGCTGCAAAAGAATGGCAAAGTAAGAAAAAATAAGGTTAACATTATCAAAAAAAAAATAACTTTGATTAATAAGATTTGATTAATCAAAATTATGGGTTTTAGTCCAGAATCATTTGTAAAAACGGGAATATTCTTATTTATACTCGTTGTACTCGTTATGAGTTATAATAAAATTCAAAACTGTATAGAAGACAACGGAGGTTCTTGGTTACTGTGTTTGTTCAGTACGAATACATCTGCAGGTTTAAAGGTTTTAAAAGAAGGTTTAAATGTTCCTGTTAAGTTAGTAAATGCTTACGCAACTAAACATAATCTAGGTGGAGTAGGTGACAAATCAGGTGGAAACAAGGTAGCTGCTAAATTTACATTGTATAAAAATATGGAAGTAAGAGACACTGCTGGTAACCTGGTAACAATAACTATTAAAAATGATTCAATCGCGGGGGGTGTAACAGATTTAACAGTTATAAATTATTGCAACAATTTTACAAAAAATAGATTGGGACAAGCTGTTATCAAACCTGAAAATATTAGAAATCCAACATTTACAGAACTTGAAATAAGTCAATTAAATGAGTATTCGAGGTACTATGGAGAACAAACATATACTAGTAAAACAAAAGACGGAAAACCCGTTGCCTTTACATACACAACCGTACAGATGCAAAAAAACAATTTTGATAATAAACAACACAGAACATATCGGTTATATACAGGTGGGCAAATAGATATACACGCATCTGAAAAACTATACAAGGCATCAGTGATAATGACAGTACCAGCTTTAGCTGTAATACCAGGAGGTTATGTATACCAAGCATTAGTTCTAACTGCTACGATTATAACAGCTGTATTAGTAGCAAAAGAGGGCACCAGAGTAACTCAAAAAGATGTTCTACCAGGACAAACAACGAATCCAGAATTGTTTAGGCTCAAGGGTAAAAACAAAGATGAATATATATATCCAACTACCAACGATTCAGATATAAAAAATAGGAAAACTGTTTCTAAACAGATATTAACATCGCAAGATATACGTGCAGGTGTTAATGGTGTATTAAAATACGGTCATGGGTTTGTAATCAATAGAAAAAAATACGACAATATGTATTACCCTACAGATTTATTGTTGTTATATGGAGTGAGACAAATAACATACAAGAGACTTGTAGGAGGAAAGGGGTTATTCAACCTCGTTCAAAATACTTCTAATCCAGAAATATTACTATATAAACCAGTTGTAGATTCAAATGGTAATATTGAATTCAATGCAAGAATTAGATATTTACCAGAAACTGAACCAGGAGGAAAAGTAATTAGATACGTCAGTGAATTTATGAATGCATCAAATGTAAAAGAACGTAAGTATAACGCTGTGTTTAATGCAGCAAACGATGGATGGATTGCCAATGAATCAGTTAGAGCTGCATTACACGCACTGTGTTTATTGAAAACAGACCCCTCAACAGGTGTTTTAACAACTGACCCTGTATTTCAAAATTGGATGGGTTGTTATCTCCTTAATGATAAATTGTTTAGTAGAGAAATGGTTAACTCTGGTTACGCTATTCCAAAAACTAAACGGTTTAGAATTAATGCGTGTCATAAAAAAATGCCAAGTTCATTTGATAATGGTAATTTACACGATTTAGTTGGTACTACCCCAATAAATTTCTTATGTGGAAATAACAATTTTATAAGTGACGCTTCTAAAAAATTTTGTAATTCATTAAATTACGATGGAAAAGGTCCTGAGGGTGATAGTATGTTCTATTACCCAGGTGCAAATAACGGTGGAAGACAACGTTCAAATTGTCTTGCAGGTGCTGGTAGTTACAGATATTCACTAGCAATGGACAAGTTACCAAAGATATGCAATACCGATTACGGTTTTCCATTGAAACTGGTTTATTTTAATATGTACAATAACAATTCTAACAATTTTTTAACAGCTGGTAGTATCAACGGAACAGTATATTTAAATGGAACGTCAGGTAATAAGAAAACCAAAATGGGGTATTTAAATATAGAAATACTTCTTAGTACAGGAACATTTACAGCTTTACAATCACTTGAAGATTTAGCTGATGCTGCATCTGACGGAAAAGGCAGTGTTCTTGTTAAAATCCAATTAAATGATAAATACCTCACAGCAAACATCAAAAAAACATCTGACCCGTTATTTATGTCAGTAGATAATATACCAAATGTATCTGCTACAAAAGGTCTTTATAATGACATACAAGATACCAAACCAGACACTGCTGACCTTGGTATCGACGATTTAAATACAGACCCAAAAAGCAAGAAAAACAAGGACTACAATGCACAGTTATGGTTATTGTACAATTGTAAATCAGACGACCATTCATTTAGTTTTAATTTAGTAGACGCAGAAACAGGAAAGAAAGTGTATTGTGACCAGACATCTGGAAAATTATTTGAACAAGCCGGTAAGGGAGGTACATTCACTTTTAAACAAGCTTAAGCTTCTCCCACCGGTACCAGATGAAAATTAAAACAATTGTAGGTATTTTTTTCGTTACAAACTGTTTGTTAATTTAACACCGATTTATTAAAAGTTAACGTTATGAACAACGGTACCCTTAATATACAACTAAAGAAATTCAATCCCCAAACCATAGACCCGTGTAGGGTTTGTGTATTCATTGGTAAGAGGGGTACTGGTAAAAGTTCCCTGGTGACAGATATTCTTTACCACAAGAGAAAAATACCGATGGGAGTCGTTATGAGCGGAACGGAGGAATCCAATGAACATTACAAATCATTTATACCAGATTCATTTATTTATGGAGACTACGAACCCGATGTCATCGAAAGGGTCATCAACAGACAAAGGGACATCGTAAAAAAATTAAAACCAGATTGTTCCCCATCGGAAACAATTAATAATAGTGTCTTTATGTTGTTGGACGATTGTATGTACGACAACAAATGGACACGCGATAAGAACATTCGAGGTATCTTCATGAATGGAAGACACTGGAAAATTCTTTTTATGATAACAATGCAATATTGCATGGACCTCCCACCTAGTTTGAGAGCGAATATTGATTATGTATTTATCCTTCGTGAAAACATTATCCAGAACAGAGAAAAGTTGTACAAACACTTTTTTGGTATCTTTCCAACATTTGATTCATTCAATGAAGTCATGAATCAATGTACTGAAAATTATGAATGCTTGGTCTTGGACAATACAAGTAAATCAAATAAAATTGAAGACGTCGTGTTTTGGTACAAAGCCAAACCAAATCTAAAATTCAAAATCGGTAGCCCTGGTTTGTGGGAACACCATCGTAGAAATTACAATCCCAAACACGACACCATAACGACAGAACAAAAGGATCTTAAGAAAAAAAACAATTCGACGCCAGTTGTAACGGTAGTTAAGACAAATTCTGAAGGAAATAAAAAGAAAAAGTCATCTTAGTCAAGCAAACCAAGTTTGTTATATGTTCCCTCCGAAGGTAATGATTGATAATGAGGTCCTTGTTGTGCAAGGGGTGTATTGTCCCATAACATCATACAACGTTTTCCATCGCGATTGTAACTATTTCTAAGGTATTGTTTTTCACCCTTGTCGTTCACAAGTGGTTTTCCACCACTATAAACAATTCCACCCTCATATCCAGAACATGTGTTTGGAGCTCCCTGAAGTTGCATTGTATTGAAATTGGAATGAACTGTTTCAAAAAAGGTACTTCGAAGTTCAAGAGAATTATCTTGCATATATTGTCTAAGTTGGTGACCAGTTAGAACACCTTTACCAGATGCTTCTCTAATCAGATAAGCATATGTATCACTGCTAGGACGATAATCTGTCATATAACCAGCTGGCTGCTTATAAGCTACAAACTGTTCTCCCGTTACAGTAGTAGGTACAAAGTTGTAGGTAGCAAGTTGATTATTCATGAACGTTAACAATTAATTAAAATTATTATTTTAATTTTAATTTAATTAACGGTGTTTTAAATTGGCGTGGGTGAGTGACTAAGAATCTTCCGATTCAGAATCGGTAACTTCAACTTCCTCGTACTCGACAACTTCTTCAAGTTTGTTTAACGGTTGTTCGTTCACGACGTTTACGTTGATGGGGTAATTGTTACCCAATGACGATTTTTTCTTAGGTGTGGGGGTGGGTGGTGGTGCTGGATTTGAACCTTTTTGCTGTGAAAGAAATTCAGATATCTTTAGTAGTTGTTGGTCCATTAGTTCCATCCTCTTGATAAGTTCACTGTTGTTGTCTGTATTTTTCATAACAGTCAATTCCTTTCTAACGTTTTTTAGTTCCTTGATGGCAACTACACTGACCCCCAAAGCAGCTCCTGCAAGAATTATTGGAACCCACTTTGTTAGTCCACTGCCGGTGGAGGCGGTGGTTACTTCAGTTGGAACATCGGGAACAATCTTGTTAATTTCAGGTGTTGATGTACGATATACCTTTTTTGACATTCTATCAGGTTCTTTAGTTATTAGTTATTAATTTTATTGATATTTTTAAACGAAAATAACTTTAACTTGATTTAATTATTGATATTCTTAGAAACATAAAATGCACCAACTCCACCTAACAATTGTGCCACGAAATAATAGAGTAATTGTTGGGTACCTACGTCACCAGCTATATATTTCACCATTGTTACAGTAAAGTTGAAATGTCCACCCGATACTCCTCCGAATGTATAAATTGCAACAAAAAGAGCAACTGCTATAGCAACGGGTGCATAATTACTTCCGTCCTTAGTAAATATGGCAAGAAAAAATATAAAAACACCCAAAAATTCGGCAAGGGCTTTGTTTACGAGACTTGCCATTGTTGTTAATATTAATAACAAATTATTTTAATTCTGACAATTAATTTTAATTTTAAGAATTAATTAATTTGCAACGTCGGTTATATAAGTACCCTTAACACATGTCTGGTTACGTGAATCTGGTTGCATATGATATATAGAAGTAGCATTTGGGTCATTTTTTACACTTGGAACTTGCAAAATGTAGTTGTCACATCCTGCGAGTGGTTTTTTGGTTTTGTCACATCTTAAAAATGGATTACCTGTACGGTCACTGTATCCATCAGATACTATTGTATTGGTTCCATCATACTGTGCTACAACAGAGTTTACACGTCCACCCTTGAGACTGTACATGTTATAAAGGGTATCTAAACTTCTACCAAGGTCACTTATTTGACAAGCATTGGTGGAATAGTCATAATCCATACCTGTAAAATTACTCGTTCCAGAACATCCTAGATAAATCAATAAAATTAATAATAATATAGTCATTAACAACATCATCTTCTTACAATTTCCATTAGACGATTCTCCAAAGCGTGTTCTACCCATTGAATTAAATTAATTGTTGTTAATTAATTACGATTATTTTTAATTCTGACAATTAATTTTAATTTTAAGAATTAATTAATTTGCAACGTCGGTTATATAAGTACCCTTAACACATGTCTGGTTACGTGAATCTGGTTGCATATGATATATAGAAGTAGCATTTGGGTCATTTTTTACACTTGGAACTTGCAAAATGTAGTTGTCACATCCTGCGAGTGGTTTTTTGGTTTTGTCACATCTTAAAAATGGATTACCTGTACGGTCACTGTATCCATCAGATACTATTGTATTGGTTCCATCATACTGTGCTACAACAGAGTTTACACGTCCACCCTTGAGACTGTACATGTTATAAAGGGTATCTAAACTTCTACCAAGGTCACTTATTTGACAAGCATTGGTGGAATAGTCATAATCCATACCTGTAAAATTACTCGTTCCAGAACATCCTAGATAAATCAATAAAATTAATAATAATATAGTCATTAACAACATCATCTTCTTACAATTTCCATTAGACGATTCTCCAAAGCGTGTTCTACCCATTGAATTAAATTAATTGTTGTTAATTAATTACGATTATTTTTAATTCGATGGGTATTTGTATATTTTCATGGAACGTAAATGGTGTACAATTAACACAATTTGACGAAACATTGAAAGAGTATAACCCAGATATCATTTGTCTACAAGAAACTTCCACAGATTGGGAACATCTTTTTAAAAATGAACAATACCGATTTAGATACCGTGGTGTTAATAATGTATTGGTATTTTCAAAAATTGAACCAATTGATGTAAATTATCCTCACAACGGTGTGGTTACATTACAATTTAATCAATTTGTACTTGTTAATGTTCAAGTTAATTCTACAACAGATAATTCTCTTAAGTTTTATTTAGATAGTATTAAAGGTAACGTTATCGTCTGTGGAAGTTTTAATGCTATTAGCAATCGTGAATTGGATATCCATAATCCAAAATTAAAAAATGCACCTGGTGCAACACAACCAGAAGTAGATTCATTTAACAGTTACCTTGACCACTACATAGATTCATTTAGATACTTTCATCCTTGTCAGGTAAAGTTTACGTTGTGGAAACAATCGCGTAAGGTAAACAAAGGTTGGAGAACAGATTATATTCTCGTTCATAGGGATTTTATTGAATTGGTAAAAGAATCTGATATATTGGACTCTGTTATCGTTAGTGGTGTTGGTACACACGTTCCTTGCTTGCTTAGTTTAAACCCACAACCTGAACCCAAACCTGAACAACCTGAAACGGTACCCAAACCTGAACAAGCGGAAAATAAAAAGGTACCTGAACGAATACCATCTGAATTTTTAATTTACCAACAAATTCCAGAACGTGTACCTGGTGAACGTCTACCTGTCAATGTTGACCTAAGGCCATTAAACACATACATTTACACCCAAGGTAAGTTTGGAACATGTACTTCGTCAGCAATTTGTACAGCTCTTAAGTACAGTAATCCCAATTTTTACGGTTCGAGAATGTTTATGTACTACAATGAACGTACATTTAGAAACAACCAAGGTATCGATTCTGGTTCATTCCTCACAGATGGAATAAAAGTCTTGATGCAATATGGAATATGCCAAGAAACAACATGGCCTTACACCAGTCAAAACTTAACAACTAAACCAAATGAACAGGCATACAACGAAGCTTGTTTGAATAAAAACAACATACTTATTTTGAATGTACCCCAGAACATTTATTCAATGAAAAAGGTACTTTCGATGGGAAAACCATTTATTGTAGGTATTAGAATATTTGATTATTTTACGTCTTTGGTTGCAAGTACAACGGGTAGAATAAGAATGCCAAAAGAACAAGAATATTATCAGTCTCCTAAAGGCCACGTTGCAGTTGTTGTAGGTTATAATGATACAACTGGTTCTTGGATAGTACGCAACAGCTGGGGACCCAATTGGGGGTATTTTGGACATTTTTTCTTACGTTATAATTATCTTTTAAATCCAGACACGTGTACTGACATCTGGACAGTTGAATTTAAAAATTAAAAGTCGTCAAGATTGTCTTCACCAGAATCGTTGACGATATCCAAACCGAAAATAAACGTTCCTTGGTACGTCTTTCCACCTGGGCTATTGGGATACTTCAACTTGAGATTCTTTTTTATCGTGATGGAATGATTACCAAATACACCAAGGTAATAATCAGTTGTAAACTTGTGACGTTCCAAGTGACATTCCTTGCAGTGTTCATTAAATGCTTGGACAAAATTCTTTTCACGACAATAGTATTCTTCTCCAATAAGAACTTTACCACTGTTGATAAAGTGTTCCAATGAATGAGTACTTTGTGCCATGTCACGCTGAGTGTCACGGAAATACTCTGGCAACGAAGACCAAAAATCCTTGCCAGAGTGTTCCCTTACGGCAGAAAGATAAGCACTAGCTGTCTTTTTGATTATGGCTGGAAGTTCAGAATCAAGTTTGGCATCCAGACAAGAATCTTTATTTGATACTTTTTTTACAAACTTCACAACGACCAACCGACGAGAGATACTTCCAGAATTGTCTGTGTAATCGGGTGGTTCATTACCTGCAAACAAACCAGGTGTTTTCCATTCTGTGTACTCGGAGTCTTTGAATTTAACTGGTAATTGCATGTCACCTCCTTCGATGAGTAATTGAAATTCAGATTGTTCAAGACCAAGGTCTGATTTGATTTCAGGTGCTAAAAATAACAGCTTGTCTTTGAGAGGTGCCAATCCGAATTTCTTTTCAATATTGTTACTGAGTACACCTACATCTGAAACATCATAAAACTTCTTAACGATTTTTGTAATGGTACTTTTACCACTACCGGCAACACCCTCGAGGAACAAAGCAACTTGCCAGTTGTCCAATTCACCCAGATTGAAAAACAATCGACCCAAAAAAGCGTAAATCCACCGACACACTTCTTCAGACAAACCCTGGTAATCAAAAATTGACTGAAGATAAGGTGTTGGTATATCGTAAAAGTCGTCGATGTCTTCAAAGTTATTAAAAGAACAATCAAAAAACTTCGATGCAACAACTGAATCGCCTATTTTTTCCTTGGAACCATATTCATAAAAATGGTCTACCCAAGAACTGTGTTCTTGGTCCCATTCTTTGCAAGTGTATATACCATTATTGAACGCAAATACATGACGGTCCTTTTTGAGGTCGTTGATACGAGGGTCTTTACAGTTCTCAAGGAATTCAATGGCATTTTTGATATTACCACTGTTTGAAGTTACATTGTGCCATTGTTGGTAATTTGTACAAAATTGAGTATTTTCGTAAATAAACTTTTTGATGGACATTTTTTCCTTCCACGAATGGGTAAAGTAACCAAAATGATAAACCTTTTCATATAGAGAACCTTGATATCTTTGTAAGTTGTTGGTATAAATAGAATCCAACAAGAACAACAACAAGTTTTGAAACGGGCTATTACGTTCTGTATTTATTTCACTAAACCTAAGTATACCAAGGTCATCTTTGATTTCTATACTATCTTGAGAATGACTGTTGATTATCAAAGTTCCCATTTTTATTATTTTTGCTGAGTAGTCAATACTTTCAAATATCTTGTTAAATGTAAGTTTGGTGTCTTCGAAACGAGAATCATAACTGAGTTTCTTACCAATTGCAATACTCAGGTAAATGATATTGTATACCCATTTTTTGTACTTTGTTTGAAATTCTTCAAAAGATATCGGTTGACCATGTACAAGGGAATAATTTTCCATACACCGTTCCAGATAAACACCGATGTTGGTGTTACCTGGTAATACCCATTGATGGTAACAAGTATCTAGGTAATCCATCAATTGATATTCGTCCTTTTCATTGATGGAATTTTCGATGTCATTTACAGAATTGTTATCTATTTCGGTAGACATCCGTTTATCAACCGACAATCCTTTTATCTTACAAACAATTTAAATTTTTAAGTTAAAAAAAAATTTAAATTAATTGTAAAAGATTCGTTCTTTTTGGTTTGGGGGGTTAGTAATAAATATACCCAGGAGTATACTTACTTGTTTTACATTGTCCAATTACTGTTTCAAATTCTGTATTGAAAAGGTAATCGAGGTAATATTCACCGTAATTGCAATTGGGGTATTGGTGGTGAAGAACGTGATGATTACCTATCATCAAACAAATACTCTCAGAGTTGTGATGACGAAGAAGTCCTCTAAGAGTAATTAGAACAAATGCTATAATAAATGGGACCAAACCATCAAATTTTAGTACGATAAATGGTATAAATAACCCTAGAATTTGAAAAGGTGTTTCAAAGAAATGCGATACATGGGTGTGGTGATATTTCATTACACGATAATCAACAGAATGATGAACATGGTGAACTTTTTTATACATAAAACGAGTATGTAGTATTAAATGACTGATATAAAACCAAATGTCATAACATACTATAAACAAACACGTTTGAAGAAATAAACTTGGTAAGGGGGGGGGTGATGGACATCACTAGGTACCTTTAATTTGATTACTTTTTTTTATTTAAGTTATTTTACCTTTTCGAGGAATTGCGATAAACCCACTCACAAAAAGAAGCATAATTTACACGATCCAAAAGGGGACTGTTGTTAATGGATATTGTTTCTTGGATGTTACACCACAGATACCATAGTTCATCGGAATGAATAATATTCCATTCATCGACAAGTAATAATTTTTTGTGTGGTTTTATCAAGTTTTGAATTTCCAATGCTGTTTGTTTTTGTTGGTTGTAGTATTCATTGTCCGATTCAGAATAATCTGTATCGGGGTCATTATATAGTGGATAATGGTCATTTAAAAGGTCCATTGAGGTAACTTGAATTAAACCTTAAATTGGGAATTTAATTAAACCTTAAATTGGTCCTTGAATTCCTTGTTATAGGTCATCGATATATTTTGTTGTTCTTTTATTTCTAAATTTTCAACGTAAATAAAGTTAAAAAGAATTTGTGCCTTTTGTTCAGGTGATGCTTCGATGTAGTCTTGTTCCCTTGCACGTGTATTAAAAAATAACAGGTATTTGTCCTTGATATTTGTTTTGGTAGGTAAAATCTTACGTGACACCTTGGTCACCTTGAGGGTCCCATATGGAAGATTACACTTTGTAATATTGCTATTCTTAAGTTTGGGTACAACTTCCTTATGGAGCTCTGCTTTCTTCTTGTTGAGGATTTTTAACTTTTCTTGGGTAATTTTAATTGTTTTGGACAATTCTGCATATTCCTTCACTTTTTCAGTAAGCTGTTCTAGGTCTTCTGATGGTTGTTCCATAATCACTCACAACGACACCCTTTTAATTCATTAATTTAATCAAACATTCCTTAAATTAATTTAAAAGGATTTTAAAAATGATTTTACATCAATCCAGAAGTACCAGGTACTGGTACCCCATCGGATCCAATTCGTACTTGTCCAAAACCAATAGTTGTATTAGGTGTTGTATAGAACATAGCAGTTTGAGCAGACTGTATCTGGGGAAGTGCACGAATGTCAGATACCTTGGAATATACACTTCCATCGGATGTAATAGCACCAATCTGTTCAACAGGACCCAATGCAGTAAATGCAGCAAGGGCACGTGCAGCTGATTGACTGAGTGCGTTATTACTGCTGTTGGTAGATGGCTTAGGTAACAAACTAGAAGCTGCGAACATGGGAAGCTCCTTTGCACAGTTGCTTAGTTTATCTGCACGAGAGTCTCCATAATTAACAGATGGAAAAGCGTTTCCATTAAGAAAACCCATACTGTCAGGGTAATTATTTTGTACATTAGCATCCTGATTTTGAATGAGTTGTAAGTTGGTCATACTAGGATTTAAATAATTTTGAAGATTGGAATAATAAGAACTTACTATATTATTTATATCACTAGATGTTGTATTATTATTGACAGTAATTGTGTTGGGAAAGTTCTGGAGATTTCTTGAATTTTGTTGGGTATTTCCATAACTAGAATTATTCATTTCGGTGTTGATTATTAATTGGTATTATTTTAATTTATTTTAATTAAAATTAATTAATTAAAAAAACGAATACCGTTCTTTAATTTGATTTTCATTGACTTCAAATTCTGGGTCAGAATCAGAACATGAATCTTGGTCAATAAATCCATATTTCTTAACTCTCTTGATTTTCACTTGGCATTTCTTTACCTTTACAAGTTCCCAAGTAAGATAACAAGAATCTTGTGTAAAAACAAGATATTTAATCTTTATGATACATTCTATGTTGTCTCCAGGTGAAATATCACCTAATTCGATAAGTTCTTTCTTATGGTTTTCTACAATAGGGTCATCGACAAAAACCTTAAAATTGTTGTCAAATTGTACTTGTTGGTACATATTTGTCACCATTTCTAATGATAATTGTTTATTGAACCATTTTTCACAATTATTTGTTATTTCATGTATGACTTTAGTATCGATGTCTTGTAACATTTTTTTGAGCAATAACATGTAACGGCCGTTTCCATTGAATATTTCAAATGACGAATAACCATTGCTTTGTAATGGTTCATGGATTTTAAATTTAGGCAATTGGACAAAACCACCTGGACTGTATTTTACCTTGGCAAAATACTTGTCATTTACCTTTTTCGGTTGTCCAATCTTTAAAGAGGTTATTGGTTCCATTTATTATTAATTAAGTTTTTGTTAATAAAGTTAATAATTAAACGAATTTAAAATTCTTAATTATTAAAATGGTGTCATTAAATAAAGTTAACGTTAGAGATGGCAAAAGAAACTTTTATCAATACTTTTCTAGACTCTGAACAAAATTATAGAAATCATTATCACAATGAAACTGGTCAAACAGTTGTTTATAGTAATGGAACTAATTTGAATTTTGGAAATATTATTGCATCTAATGATACCTTTACAGAATTACCCGTTGAAAACAAAAAGGATTTTATTAGACAAAATAATTTACACAACAATAAACTTATCAATGGAATTCCTATAAAGGACTACTATGAAAAATATACCAATGACGTTCTTAATAATGGAAAATGGTTTCTTAACAAAGATATGCCCCAGGAAACCAAACAATACGACTACGACAATATCATTAACCAAAGAAAGATGGAACTAGCTACAGGAAATCTTCAAAAATCTGACCGTCAATTGTTAGGAATCCCTAATAAAAAAGAATCAGTTAGTTTGTTTAGACCCGATGAACAAACAACTGGTTATGGTTATCAATACGGCAAGGGAGGCCCTGGTTACAATTTATCACGTCAAAAGGAACTTGAAGATTACAAAGACACTCTTAAATTTAAAACCAATGAAATACCATTTGAACAAATAAAAGTCGGTAGGGGTATTGCTATTGATACAGAAGTACCAGCAGCTGGAGGGTTTCAACAATACACACGGGTATTACCAGATAACATTTCAGATTATCGTGCAAATCAATTGCCAGGTGTTGTTACAGGTGGAAAATGGCAAATGTCAAATGCACCAACAAGTGTCGCTCCCGTTGCTAAAAACCTTCCCAACGGTTATTATTCACTTTGTCAAATCGGACCTGCTACTGGTAAGGCTGTATTAACAGCTCCCACTAACAGACCAGATGTAGATGTTCTTCTAAGAAATACCAATAGAAGTCTTATCAATTATGGTATGGGTCCATCAACTGGTAGAATGGACCTTAATTCTTACCTTAGTTAATCTAAAATTGGATATGGCATGGAACCTTCTCGTTGACTAATTGTTTTTATTGACCTTAGGTAATTGGAATCGAATTGATAAATATTACCAATAGAGTCTTGTAAACCAGGTCCTGGAATGTAATTGTTTCTGGTATTATAATTAAATTGTTGGCAACGTCCAGGTTCATTCCATGAATGCTTTACTAATTGTGAGGTGTTTAACCCACCTCGTTGTGATTCAGGTAATATGATATGTTGGTATTCTTGTACGTTAAGAGCTGGTCCTCCCTTTGAATCATAGTACCAAAGGTCTTTACTTTGTTTGGGATTAAAAAAACCCTCATTCGCCTGGAAACGATGGTAATCTTGTGCTCTTATGTCATTTACTGATTTTTTTGTTTTGGTGTATTCAGATATCCCAGTGTGTTCGAAGGTATCATTCGTAACAGATTTATAATTAATTGGTTTTATCTGATATTGCACAGGGTCCAGAATCCAGTTTACAGGTGCCTCTCCCAAAGTAAATTTGTTAAAGGGTGTCGAATAAGTTTCCATTTAAAATAACCATTTAATTTAATTTAAAAGTTAATTAACCGTTTAAAGTTAATTAACCGTTTAAACTTAGTAATATTTTACTATTTACTAAATGAACACACAAGTGTTTTTGTTTAATGAGTTTATTAATTGTACTGACAAGTTCCTTCAAATTATTGGGGTGTTTATTCTTGATGACCCATTGAATTAAAAAGTAATGCAAATTGTTTAATCTTGTTTTACCAAAGGTACTTGTTCTAAAGAATGTATTTCCAAATTTTGAATTACCGGATTTTCCAAAATTATAACGTTTATTTATTTGTTCAATTGAACAACCTTCTCCAGAATCTGAAAAAATATGAATATAAGGTTCTTCTTCGATATGTAACAAATCATTGCTAATTTGTTTTGTAGGTGCTATAAATTTATTACCACTTAGGTAATCACCACCTAAGAAGTAATTACTAGGGAAAAAATTTACATGAAACCAAAGGTTTGGTTTATTATTCCACGGTTGTTTACATTCCTTGGCATCGAAAATTTCAAATAATTCATTAAGTTCTTTTTCGAATTCCATTACTGAAAGTTTACCTTTAATTCTTTCACCCATATCATTTATATTTTCAAAATCAGACAAGTCTAAGAAGTCATCTAAGAAATTTTTTAGACTTAGTGTTTTAATAATCCCTTTATCTGAGTATTCAATAAAACCCTTGTTAGGGAACTTGTTAAATATATGACCGTTGGTATTTTCCTGAGGTGTAGACCGATATTCGATATTATCATTTGAATTTATGTTACTTAATTCAAAATTCTTTACATAATCGATGTATGAATATGGATTAATTAAAATACCTTCTGATGCAAGTTTATTCACTTCAGATATACATCTAAAATTATGAGTACATTTGAAATATTCCTCAATGATAAAAATAAGTACACCCCTTTGAACATCTGTTAATTCTTTCAACTTTTTGGTTTTACAAGGACTTAATTGTATAGTATAAAGCCCTTCTAACGTAAACACAAGATGTGCTTTGTTACCACCTAAACAAAATTTAATTACTTCTCGAATGTCTTCACCTGAAGGCCATCCCCATACTGTTTTTGCATTCATGTACGCACTTACTGGATGAGTATGATAATTTATAACATGGTTCGGTGTATAAACAGAGTCATTTGAACCTACATTTTTTGAAATTTCGGTAACTTGATTTCCAGAAACTTGAATAATTCCAGATATTTCGTTTTTAAGTTTGAGTTCTTCTACCTTTTCATTGATATCTGTCAATGGAATTTTCAACAAAATTTTACATGAACCCATTTAATTAAAATAGTTAATTCGTTAATAATAACCATTTTAATTAAATGATTTAATTTAATTTTAATTAAAGATGGGAAAAGAATTGAATATTTCAGTGTTGGTAGCTGCTAGAGATGAATACATTGAACAATTAAAATGTATACTATTACCATTGATATTACAAGGATTTAATAGTATATATTCAGATGCAATTAAATTAGCTCCGTTAGAAAAGAAAGGAGTCCTTTATAAATTTCAAGAACTACTCAAAGAAATTCCAAATTGGAACCAGACAATTCTTCATGAGGAATCTAAAAGAATCAAAAAGAAATGTCCTTATATAATGGACATTGTAACTGCTATATTTGTAAGCAATGTGAAGATACTTGCATCCATACGTATCAAAGGTAAAAATGAAAATATCAGGATTAAAATTCCATCAAGTGATATCTTTATTCATTCTATTTATATTGAAGCTGGTCAACAGTTTTTTTATAATCCTTATCCATTTAAAACCCAGGTTGGTGATTATTCCAAAATGCAACAAAACAAAGAAATTATTTATCACATTATAGGTAATTGTATCGAAGAAACAATAAGACAAATGTTGCCATTTGATAAAATTCTCCAGGAATACCTAGCAAACGCACTTGGTTCGGACGTAAGTGATTCTGAATCAAATGAATCAAGTGGTTCTGATTCAGATTCAGAAGATTCTCTTAACGGTGGTGATATCATCGGTTCTGAAAACGGTTCTGAAAACGGTTCTGAAAACGGTTCTGAAAACGGTTCTGAAAACGGTTCTGAAAACAACGATGAACCAGAATTTAAAACCGTTGGGTTGGGTACCAACGGTAATAATTTTAACGTTCCTAATTTCATAAAAGACCCCGGTGAGGGCTCCGATTCTGAACAGGAAGAAGAAGATGACGATTTTGACAACCAATCACCCGTTCAGCAACCGTTTCAACCACAACCGGTCCAGCAACAGTTCCAACCTCAACAGGTTCCTGTTTTTAACCAACCTGTCCAGCAGCCTGTTCAACCTCAACCTGTTTTTAACCAACCTGTCCAGCAGCCTGTTCAACCTCAACAGCTCCAGCAACCGGTCCAGCAACAGGTAGCAACCAATGGGTTTGGAGGTGGTGGTGGTGGTGGTAAGTATTCGTTTTTTTGAAGTAAATTAATTAATGGACGTTTATTAACAACAAAAACAATCCAATGGAACTAATTACTAAAATTTTGATATTTGTTGTAGTATCGGCGTTTATAAGTTACTTATTGTACTATATTACACCTGAATCAAACGAATCCAAAAATGATACTACGAATGTAATCATAAGAAATGTATTACCAGGGATAACATTTGGATTATTCGTAATGGTCCTTATAAAAAACAAAGAAGACAAGTTAATCGATACAGATGAAATCATGACAGGTTCTTATTTTGGAGAAAGTTAATTGATTACCACCAAACATTACCATTTTCATTAAATTTTGCAATATTCATTGAATTTCCAGAACTGAAGGCGGTGTTGTATTCAAGTGTTTTGCTTCCTTTCATTGAAGTATATTTAGGTAATTCTAACTGTTCTGGTAATTCAGAAGCGTCTTTATAATAATGTACGTACATGTTAATTTGTGAAACTGTTTTTGAAATGTATTCTTGTAATACATTTGTATTTAATCTTGAAATGTCTTGTTTGACATTATTATTCGAATTCCTCTGGTTCACAAAACAAATACTTCCATTGTATATTTTATAATTGACATACGCATTAATTAGAAAATTCCATAATTCATTGATGTCTGGTTTTTTGATAAGTACACCTTTTTCAAATTCTGAACGGTTTAAAGCTGTTCGTGATGTAATATCTTGAACGTGTTTAATTATTTCATTTTGCAGATGAGCTATATTAGCATCTGAAAAAAATACACTCATAGTAGCATCTGGTACACTGTGTGTAGTTGATGCGGCTAGTTGTATGTATTTGTTATTATTAGTATTGAGATGCTTTCCGTAATCAATATCTTTATAAGACATCGAGTTAGATTCTGACATCAATAAGTATTCATTTGTAAATTTATCAGGTTTGTCTGGATATGTATTACATTCTAGATAATCGGTTACTTTGTTACCCATTTGGTTATTTATAAAACATTTCCCATACGGAATATATTGTACGTTATCCATTTAATTAATGTTAACAATTTAAATTAATGTTAATTAATTTTAATTAATGTTAATTTAAACAATTAATTAACAATTAACATTAACGGTAATTAAATGTGTAATTTTAAAATATCAAAAAAGGAAGCATTAAGTGATACAAGAAGTAGCATATTTGATTTACATGAAAAAAAATTAAAGTACTTCGAAATAGAAAAAAACAACCTTAATAATTACATCACTGAACTTAATGACCTAAAAGAACAATTGAAAAGGGAATATTCAAATCAAACACTTAATAAAATACAAACACTTGAAACGAAAATAAGAAATATCGATGGTGATTCAGAAATAAATGATTATCTGTTAGAATTTGCTAATTTGTTTTATAAAAATGAAACCATATTTTCAAAAAAAAATGGTGGTGGTGGTAACTTTCAAGAAAAGGGGCATTTAGATTCTTTTGTAAATAGTACTATCATAAATGATAAAACAGAATTATATAATGAATACATTAAAAAATTCAATCCAGAATTAAAACAAATTAATACCGTTAAACAAGAACAATTTAATTGTACAAATTGTAATAATAGTGATTTTATTTATGACAGGAAATATTCAGATGAAGTATGTACGAAATGTGGTACAACAAGTTACATAGTAGGAATGGAAGAAACAAATTTTGTCTGTGTTGAAAATAGTGAACAATCGAGTGGTATTTTTAATTACAAGAGAAATAACCATTTTCAAGAATGTTTAAATCAATTACAAGCGAAAGAAAACACTACTATACCACCAAAGATAATAGAGGACCTTACAGTGGAATTTAAAAAGTACAATATAACTGACCCTAAATTAATTACCTATTCTTTAGTAAAACTACACCTTAAAAAATTGAAATATAGCAAGTATTACGAACACATACCTACTATCATTAATGAATTTTGTGGACTAAAAGCACCTGTATTAACACCTGAACTAGAACAACAACTTAAAATAATGTTTGACCAAATACAACCACCGTTTGAAAAATGGTCTAAGGTGGTATCACCAAACCGAAAAAATTTTTTAAATTATAATTACGTTTTTTATAAAATGTGTCAAATACTTCACCGAAATGAATTTCTTAATTGTTTTCCTTTACTTAAGAGCAGAGAAAAACTTTATGAACACGACCTAATATGGAAAGGCATCTGTAAAGAATTAAATTGGAAATTTACAGCTTGTGTTTAATTAAGTTAATTTAAAGAATTTTGTTATTAAAAAGTTAACAAGTTGGTTTACTTTAAATCGATAATGGCAACAAAATCGAAGAATACCAAATCTGAAAAGAACCGTCTTGAACCATGGGACGAACTTCCAGCTGACAAGCTAAAAAGGGTAAATGCACTTACAGACGCTGCATTCCAGGCAACAAATACCCAAGAAATTAATTTAGCCGAAGACACTTTGAAGGTACCTGGACAGAACTGGGCGTGTGTATCATTTGTTAGTCCCGATGGTAATCAAAAAAACAAAAGTATTGGAATGAAAATTCGTGGAGTATTTGACAAACAAGAAGAAGCAGTTGAACATGTGAAGACACTTATTAGAAGGGACCCTGTGTTTGACATTTACGTCTGTGAGATGTACAACTGGTGTTTGGTACCACCTGACCCAGAGAAAATCAAGGACCAGACATATCAAAATGAGGAACTCAATAAAATTGTTGGTGAATATCGCCGGAACCAAATATATGCCAAGGAACACTTTGAGGAACGCAAACGTGAAATGATTGAACAGGCGGCTGAAGAGGCCAAACTTGCAGCTCTGAAGAAATTGGAAGAAGATTCGGTTTCAGAACAACTCGATGGGGTGCTTGAAAAGAGTACAGGTGCTTTTGTGGAAACGTCTGAAACTGCTACCCCATCCAAGTTGTTGGAATCGATGCGTTAAAAAACAAAGTTAATTAAAGATACCCTATTAAAAAGATTAATGAAATTCGATGAAATTTTTAATAAAATTAGATATTCTCAAAATTCACTGAGTAATCACTCAATGTATTTTAAAAAAATGATAAATTATAATGTTCAACAAGATTCTGATTCGGATTCGTATTCCGATTCAGAAATTGAAATCCAAACACCAAAAACAATTATCAAACAAATTATCAAAGAAAATGGTAAAGAATACCTATTGCTTAGATTCATCAGAAATACAGTTTCTAAAGAATTTTACGACCAGTTATTACTTTTAGAAGAATATCACAAAAAAAGCACCAAAGCAGATTCAATTAAAAGTCTGATACTTGAAGACACCTTAACAGTTAAGGTACCTATTAGGTATTCTAAACCTTATATAAAGATTATCAAAGAACCTGGTGCAGAACCATTTAATTATTACCATCTTGCTACTGGAATGAAAGTGATTTGTAAACTTGGTGGTAATAGTATATGGATTGACCACAATAACAATGCAAATTACAATTTGATTGTAAAAGAAATATCAATAATAACTTAGTTTAATTTAATATAACGGTGAATGAATACACTTTTCCATTTGATACTTGTGAAACACCAAATAAAACTGGGTGGGTATCACAGCCATATTCTGTATTATTCAATTAGATAAACTGCGTGGTAATTTTTTATTTTTTGTTGAAAACGAAGCAAAAACCACCCCAGGTATTTTTACTTTCGATATTACTCTTCGAATTGTTTCATTTGTTTTCACATGTAGTCCATATCAAGGGTTCCATTCAACTCAATGTAACACATCTACTTACGTATTTTATGAATTTAACTCTGTTGTGTGTACTATACAATTATACCAATAAATTACCTAGTTCTATATTTATTGTTTATTTATTAGCATTGGTATGTTTTGATATATATTCTATTTTTAATTTAAATATAATTTATTATTTGTCAAGTCAATCGATTATTTTTATTTCATTACTTATTTATTACTTTCCATTGTTACCCAAATTTATTCAAACAAGTATATATCAAATTGTATTTTTGGTACTGAGTATAATAGTCTTATTTTTGAATGAAACATATAATTGTCAAAAAATGTTAAAAATAAACCCACAGTTTCCGTATCATGTTTTTATTGAAATAACAGGTATTGCATTGTTTTATGTTATCTGTAAGAATTTTAGTAAATTAACTTAAATTAAGCATTAAATTAATTTATTACCCATTGTTATTAACACAATGAGACGAAAAAACTGCTTTGGAAACGGTGGTCGTAATAATAACACTATATTTATATTGTTTGGGGTATTGGTAGTGTTAGCTTTTGTAATGACTAACAACAAAAGTAATTTTGGAGAAGATACTTCCGGCTCCATTAGTCTTAGTGGTACTTCTGGCGTAATTACATTTTATCATGTACCATCGACAACTACTTTTTCTTATGATGCAAATAAGAAGGGTTATGTTACTAAAGATAACAATTCGTTAAATGAGTATACGCTTATTTCAGGTGATCGTAAACAGATAACAGGTGATTTGTGGATACGAAAATACATAACTTATAACAACAAACCATATAATAATAATCCTTACCTATTCGTAAGAATACCCCATGATAATCTAAATGGTGTTAATAGTATAGATATTACTACTTCCGCTTTAACTCCTTTTGATTATATACCTATAAAAATTAATGGACAAGAGGTTAAAAATATCATTATTGACACACTAATTAACAATGTACAGTCTAGTCCATATGTTATTAATACAGTTCTGACCAGTTTAACACCTTCTGTCACTCCTACCTTAACATCATGTTCTACTCTTGATAAAGTTGGATGTATAGAAAAAAATGGTTGTTATTATAATGACAACGACGATACATGTTATACTAAGCAAACTACCAGTGGTTGTAGTGTATACCAGATTAATGAAGATTTAGGGACAATAATAAGTTCTAACAAGAAAACAAAAGCCAGATTTGTAGATACTGCTTGTCCGACAACATGTAACGCTATAATTAACAAGTCATTGTGCGTGAAAAACGGACAAAAGGCAAATGCAAATAAAATATCTACTTCGTTTTATTATCCTAACTTCAAACCACCCCCCCCCTGCCGCCTAAACAAACTTAAAGAAATAACCGAATTAATTAAATGTACCAAATTAATTTATGAGGCTCCTGTAGCTCAATGGATAGAGCATCTGGCTTCTAACCAGAAGGTTGTGGGTTCGATACCCATCAGGAGTGCCATAAATTAATTAATTCGTTAACTAAAATACCACGTTAAGAATAATGATAACTGCGTTGTTACTTGTAACTGTAGTGGTATTGTTAATCATTTTAACCAGACAAGAATATTATCAAATAACAGAAATACCAAACTTTCTCACTCCCGATGAATGTGACCAGATAATCAAACTTTCACAACACAGATTGATAACTAGTAAAGTTTACAACCCTGGTGATAATAAAACAGACTATTCTTCAAGGGTATCTGAACAATGCTGGTTATCCGATGCTGAGCACAGTGTTGTTGATAAATTTTCCAAACGTGCAAGAAAACTTACTGGTACCGGTAACCGTTACCAAGAACAACTCCAGGTTGTAAAATACAACCCAGGTGGTTTTTTCAAACCTCATTATGATGCATGTGAAACAGGTCGTTTGGGAGACGAATGGTGCGAAAAGATGGATAAACCAAACGGTCCAAGGTTGGTTACTGTTTTGGTTTACTTATCTGACGATTTTACAGGTGGAGAAACTTATTTTCCATATCTCAAACGCTCTGTTAAACCCCAAAAGGGCAAAGCTGTTATTTTTTACAATATCGATTCCAAAAAACAAGTTATCGATGAATCAATGCATGGAGGTAATCCAGTTACCAGTGGAACCAAGTGGATTGCAAACAAATGGATTCATTTTTAAATTTTTATTATTATAGGAATTTTCAAATTGTTATTTGTACAGATTTCTTTTCGTTGATTCAAGGATTCGTTGGGGATTTTTTTATAAGCCCAGCAACAAGAGGCCCTGAGTGACAATAACCGACTGGAATAATCTTTCATCGGGAAATTAAAATAATCGGTAATAATTAATATAATTATTATTACTTTAAATGAAAATGAGAAGGTCTGGTTTTGGAGAATCTACAGGGAACGGTACAAATAAACTAATATTGTTATTGATAGGTGCATTGTTCTTGTTGATGTGGCTTATGACAAGAAAAAGCAACTTTGGTGTTTATCCAGATTGTGACGACATCACATTAGGGTTATCAAAAGAAACTACTAAGTACGTTGTTACAAATGATACTAGTTATGATTTAATACTTAAACAATCGGATAATGGAGACAAGTGTTTAAAGGTTAGTGAAGGAAGTACTAGAGATGAAGTGTATTTAGGTGATAATGATTACAACTTGTTAATTGTCAATGAAAATTTAACATTTAAAATACCTTCTCGAGTATTAAAAGAAAATAAAACAACTGATAACAGCTTGTCAATAAACAGAATAATAAATAATGTAGAACCAAATATTATGGAATGTACGATAGGTACAAAAGACTATACAATCACATCTGGTGATAATGGTTCGATAAACAAAGTTCCGTAAAATTGCCCTCGGGAGATTACTTTCAATGGTTTAATACCTTTGTTATCTGTTTTATCAATTTATCGAGTTCAGAAATAGAATCGGATTTCCGTTTAACACGACGTTTACCAAACGAACTTGATTGAATGTCCATTCTCTCACGAAGTGCTGGGGGCATATACAGTTCTAAGTCTGGTTTACGTTGTACTTTTGGTGTTTGTACTGGTTCTGTATTTACACATTCAATTCTTCCGGGTACAACTTCCATTCCTCCTCCAAATGGTCTTGCGTCAAAAGCTGCATAGTACTTACCGTTGTAATTTAACAATTGCCCTAATACAGGTAATTTATTAGGTCTTTTGTAACGTGTATGTACTAAAGTAATATTTACCATTTCTGGATTTGAGGGAACACGTGCTTTCCGTTGGGCATCAGTTCTTTGTTTTTGTGACGTAGCCAATTCCAACTTGTCACCTTGTTCAAAATAAAAACCTATTTCGTCAGGTACAAACATACAATCATGAGCTGGTTTATTCAACCTGGTCATTGATTTAAAATCAGCTAATGAAATAGCAAATTCATCAATGTTGTTCAGAATTTGTTCCTTTGTATCGAGTATACTAACCAATTGTCTTTGAATTGCCATCGGTAATGGACAGCTATCGCCTTCACTGGTCTCATTGATTTTATTGTACATGTTACTGAAAGCAAATACAAGGTCATCTAATGTTACCAATTCTTTTTGCTTTTGTGTAAGGCTCATTCCACCCATTTCGTTAATTAAGTCTTCCATATTTTATCACTCAGAGAAATTTGTTCTGTTATTAATTCTAAACGAATATTTTTAATTAAAATTAAAATAAAAATAAAGAAGTAATATAAAGAAATCATTTAATAATTTAATTAATATATTGTCTGCTCTGGTAGCTCAGTTGGTTAGAGCGTGGTGCTTATACTCTGTATACGATGGTTGGTCATACAAACCAGAGGCACGCCAAGGTCATGGGTTCGAAACCCATCCAGAGCAGACAATATATTAATCAAAAATTAATTTTTAATTAATTATTATGAATTAATGTTAGCTCAGTGGTAAATACTGTAGTCATTGACTAAACAGGAACGTCAAAATTCCTTTGTTAGCGTTACAAAAATCTTTGGGTCGTCAGTTCAAGTCTGACTGGGGAGAACAATAATTGATAATAATTAATAAAACAAACTTTTAAATTGTTAAAGAATAATAAATGAATGATTAATAAATGAAAATAATAATATATGCAACACATGATTTTGGAACCTATAGTACATTATCTCAAAGAGACGATGTGGTAGTTGTTGGTTTTGGAACACAGTGGAAAGGATTTATCGAAAAAGCAAGAACAATAATGAATTATTTGTACACGTTGCCAGAAGATGAATTGGTTGCAGTGATAGACGGATTTGATTCATATGTTAAGAAAAAAGAATGCATTGAAAAACATTCAAGGATATGAATTGTGGAGCTCTGGTTTCTCATCAACCCAAGGATAATTTTGTAGTAGATATTATTAGTGAATACCTCAATAACAAGGTATTTAATGTGGATAATGACAATGGCGTGGTATTAAATAGTGGATTAATGATTGGATATGTAAAATACCTAAGGTTAATATTTAAAGACATTACTAGTGGTCCATCCAAAGATGACCAGCGTAATTTAAATAATGTTTACAAAAATTATTCTTTTTTAAAGGTAGACACAGACAATATTATTTTTGAAAATTGTAATTCAGAATATTCATTACTTCGTTCTAACGCATTTATTTGTCAAAGACCTGGAACATTGTCAGTACAAAGAATTTGTAGAGCAATACCTGAATATTCATTTTATTTTATTGAAGAGATACTTATATTTATTATGTTGATTATTATATTTTATCGAAACCAAAAATCAAAACCAAAAATAGTTAATTAATTTGGATTAACTTTTGTTTTAAGGACTTGTTACTATTATAAAAAAATTCAAGAATTTGAATAACCTTGTTAAGAGTTGGATTACAAACACCAACCGTTTTGGCAACTTCCGATTTGTTTGGATGTTTGAGTCCCATAATTTCCTTGACGGTGAAATAAAGTATACCTGCAATTTCAGATTTGGCAGCTATACCCAACAGGTGTTCATTGGTGTGTATCTTAATAAGATTCATAATTTTGTTTGTACGGTAAGGTAAACCAAACTGAGAAATATATCTTGAATACATGGATTCGTTATTTGAATCTTTATAAAGAATCCATGAATAAGTGGTGTCTTTTTCGAATATTTCACGGAATATCTTTTCACCCTTGGTAAAATCAGCCGAACCGTCGATATCAAATGCTGTTGAGATATCTTCACGGCTACGTTGTTGTTTTTCACACATACAAGCATAAAAAACACAGCATGCTTTCATACCCCTTCTGTTTGCACCCCTCTTGAGGATGTCTGTCTTGAGGATGATACCCCAAAACAACTTGGCAGTGTTGAATACTGAATCTGTCAGACCCAATAAACCTTGAATTTGTTCAAATGAATACTTTCCCTCATCGAACGCACGTTGTTTTGAACTGTAGGAAATACGGAATGCCCATTTGGACAAATTGGAATACCGTTTGATTCCTTCCTTGTCGTAATGGAATGTCCACATATACTTTGGTATGAATACATTTCCAAGGTCGTAAGGGTTTGTCTTGTCTAGTATTGTTCCACATCGTGCATTAGAACCAGTAACTGTTCCAGAATCATCGTTGTAATTGTTCCATTCTGGGTCATCTGAAATAAACCTTTCAATTGCAACGGTTCCACAATTTTTACAAATGATGTCCCCAGTACGAGAATCTGTTAACATTTCTCCGGTAACGGTAACGGTATTACAATTTTTATTTTTACATGTTAATTCATTGTTTAATTTTTTGATTGGTTCTTTATTTATTTTTATCGATTCAAACTCTTTCCATAATGATTCAATATCTGCAGTTGGTTCCATTGATTTAATAAGTTAATTTGTTTATTTTTTAAGTAAATAAACGATTTGTAAAAAAATCAATCGAATTGTCTAAATTGGGTATTGACTTTTTAACCGAATCGTTTATTAACTTAAATTAATGATAAAATAATAATGTTAATTAAAGTTAATTAAAGTTAACGTTCTGAGTATGGAAGTTTCAAATGTCTCTAGACAGCTTTATGAAGAACAATTACCCAATTCATCACAGCCGAATGGGTTTTCTACAATAAACGTGAATACAAAACAAACTGTAGATAACAGTTACATGAGTGAAAATAATATAGAAGATGCATTTCAAAAACAACTTGATTTAAGTGAATACTACAAGGGATATACTCCCTACCAAGTTATAAAAAAGGAATATAGCGACCATACAAACGATTATCCAGAACTGGATATCAACAATACAGATAGGGAATTACCATTTTATTCTAAAAAAATTATCGAACAACCAAAGCCAATTGTTCAGGAAACTCCACCACAGTATCCCCCATCACAACAACCGATTGTTGAGACTACTATTTCTTGTCCTAGACAAGGAATGTCTTTGTGGTGTTTTTTGTTGTATTTGATACTTGTTGTATTTATACTTTATTTGATTTTTATTTGCTTCAATGAAGGTACAACCAATTCAAACGGTACTAACGGTACTAACGGTACCACCAGCGCAAATGGAAAATGTACATTTTATTAATTACCAGATTTTAAAATAAAAGGTATTATCATCAATTAACAATTGTTAATCATAAAAACTAAAGAAAATTTCAGTAAAGTAACACCTACATTTAATAGTACATTTAGTCATCAGTAAAATCAGGGTGTTATTCGTGATATGGGAAAGATAGTGAACCACTTCCAGTGTGGGCGACAGTAATTATAGTTATTGTGATTGCGTGTGTTATGTTATTTATGGCTATCGGTGGTTATTATTATAAAGACAATAAGGAGTTACCTAAACAAAATAAACTTAGGTCTGTTCTTAAACCAGTGTCACCAACCTCGTAAATAAATTTTATCACATTTATTATTTTGAATTTGGTTTTGGTTTTGGATTTTTAGGTGGTGGTGGTTTTGTTTTGTTTCTGGGTCTATAACATTTTCCTCCCCTCAAAGTAGCACCTTCTTTGCATTTTTTAACGCCATCAACATCCCATGGAAACTCTATGGGTTCCTCTTCATAGTAATATGATAATTCGATTGGTAATTCTTCATTTGAATTGGGAAATTCACCTGAATTCAGAGTATAATCATCTGGTAATGGTTTAACATCACCATCTACTGGTCGAATAGTATTAAATGTTGGTTCAGTATACGTTACAGAACTCTGTCTTCGTCTAGGAGCAAAGGTACCGATTTCTGGATTTTCTGGAAGTTTTGTTTCCTCAGGACGAACATAACCTGTTGATGCATAAGTTGAAGGCACGAAACTTATTAATTTACCATCCATAGAATCACATTGACGTGTAATTTTATTAAAGGTTTTACCTTCATCGCATGATTTTTCACAATGATATTTATTTATATTAAAATATTCATTTTCAGCACAGGTAGGGATTTCTTCACATGACTGATTTAATTCATGAAAATAATGACCTTTGGTACAACGCGAACGGGTACAATTTCCACCATAATCTTTTTCAAACAATGCTTTTATAGAACCGTCTTTTATTTTTGCAGAATGACGTGTAAGTTTTTTATAGTTGTTAAGTATATTTAATTCATCCTCGGTTGGGTCTCTCCCACAATATTCTTTGAAATACATGCTTGGTTTATTATCTTCTTTTTTTCTTAACTTGAGCAAAGAAGATAAAGGACCAAAACGTACCAGATTTTTGTGACGAACAACTTTTTTCACTCTATGAGCTCTTCGTTGTTTTCTTTTCTTATGAATAAGCTTACGAATAAGCTTCTTCAATGTGGCTACAGTTTTATAAACACGACGACCACCTCTCCGAGTTGTAATTCTAATCTTAAGTTTTCGACAAATATCTATTATCTTAGCAGGAGGTCTTCTGACAAAATGAACACTTTTTGTTCGTTTTTTTCGAGAACCCAACAACATTCAATGAATCAATTAACATTAATTAATATTAAAGAATTAAAATTAATTAATTAAAATTAACTTAGATGTTCACTGCAGACCAATTGGAAAGGGACGTGTACCGCCTGCTCAATGCAATAAAACACCAAACTATTTCTCAAATTGAAAACTCACCGGACTTTGACAAATTCCGCAAGGACAACAAAATAATGTACGACATGATTATAGACAATGACTTCAACGAAGAAATATTCAAAGAAATGCTCAGAATGAAAAGACGCCTGGAAGCTGGTGAGGACCAGTATTCAGTTGACGTGAGGTTTGGACAGTTTATGGCAGACCGTTATCTCACACCCGTTAAGGAAAAACTTGACAAGGACCTCAAGAAACAAGTTTAACAAACAAGTTTAACAAACAAGTTTAAGCAAATAACAGTTAATTAAATTATCTTAAATGAAACCATTTCTAAAATGGGTTGGTGGTAAAACGCAAATACTTGACCAGGTTGTTGAATCGTTTCCAACTGAAATCGTTAATTACCACGAACCATTTTTAGGTGGAGGGAGTGTATTGTTGGCTTTGTTGGCAAAGGTATCATCTGGAAAAATCAAACTTACCGGAAAGGTATATTGTAGCGACATCAATACCAAGTTGATAAATGTTTACAAAGTGGTCCAACAGTCACCTAGAGAATTTATCGATGAAATTGAACGGTTATCGTCAAACTTTAATGAATCGGGTGACAACAGAGAAGAATTTTATTACCTTGTTAGAAATCAATTCAATGAAGTCGATAAAGATTCAATTAAGATGGCAGCGATGTTTGTGTTTCTCAACAAAACGTGTTTTAGAGGAATGTACCGAGAAAATTCCAAAGGTGCGTTTAATGTACCTTATGGAAATTACAAAACCCCAAAGATTATTGAACCAACGCATATAATTGAAGTATCAAAGATGATAACACCAGTTATTTTTACAGCAGAATCGTTCGAAAGCTCGTTAACCAGACCCGTTATTGGGGATTTTGTATACCTTGACCCTCCATATGCACCTGAAACAATTGATTCATTTGTTGCTTATAATTCTGTTGGGTTTGGTCATGAACAACATCTATTATTATTCGAAACGGTCAAGGGGTTTGAACCACGGGGTGTACAATTTGTAATGAGTAATTCAAATACCCAGATGGTAACAATTGCATTCGGTGTTAATGAATACCACTTAAAGACTATTTTATGTAAAAGAAGTATTAATTCTAAAAACCCAGGTGCATTGACCGTTGAATTACTTATTAAACCAAAATGAACAAAGTTCCATTTTATGTACTTTCATACAATAATTCCGATAAAAAACAAAAAATGACTACACGTCTTACTACAGAAGGTGTATCTTTTGAATTTGTACAACCGGTTGAACACAACGACCCTAGGGTCATTGAATCACTGGATCAAGATACTAAACGCATATGGTCTATTACACTTGGACATCTTGACATGTTTAAAAAATTCCTTGAAAGCGGTTCTGAATCGGATTATGGTATATTTTGCGAAGACGACATCTACATTCGCAAGGGGATACTCACTTGTTTACCTGAAATTGTTAGTACTTCTAAGAGACTCTCTTTAGATATAGTTCTTTTGGGTTACTTGTTACATTATCGTATGGAAACAACAACAAAAGTAATATATCGAAATGAAAAAATACCGTGTACTTATAATCTACCCCCACTTAAAAATACTTTTCATTTTTATAATTACCCAGAAGACCTATGGGGTGCACAAATGTATATGCTCTCTAAACGAGCTGCAAAGCTGATGCTTGAAAAATACTCACAACATAACATTGATAATGCAGACTTCATACTTACAAAAGACACCCACAGTGGTCAATTGTCAAGAGCATTAATTTATCCCATGTTAGCTGTTGAAGAAGGACATACAAATTATACATCACCTGCACAGATTAATTTTCATAAGGAGTGTGCAAGTGCCCAATTTGACCCAGAATGTTACCATTAATTACCTTTAATTTAAAACCGGTTTAAAAATAATAATAATAATAATAATAACCTTAAAGTTAAGCTTATGGGGGCTGGTTTGATACAATTGGTAGTATTTGGTGCTGAACAGCTTTATATAACTGGACAGCCTCAGATAACATTTTTCAAAGCAGTTTATCGTAGACACACAAACTTTTCAAGAGAATCTATAATACAGCCATTTACTGGAACACCTTCACCTGGTAATTCTACAAGTATTACCATAGCTCGTAATGGAGACCTTCTCAAGGATGTACATATCTCATTCAACCCAAGAACGCTTTTTACATTAATTGCTCATTACTACTACGATTCATCGGGGGTATATTACCCCCCATATGGTAATTTCTATAACAGTACTCTATATAAAAGAACTATTTGTTCCGACCTTGGTCACGCATTGTTTGAATACATTGACCTTGAAATTGGTGGTAATGTAATAGACCGTCAATATGGAAAATGGTTAACGATATGGAGAGACCTTACAGAGCCCAATCACTTAGGCTTACAAGAAGATTATAGTCCAGAAAGTGAAATTGATTTTAATGATGGTAATGTAATAGGTTATAGCGGTACTGGTGCAACAACTAAATACCAAAAGATGAGTTTTACATACATTGGAGGTACTATTCCAGCATATGATGTGTTGAGGTATACAGGTGTTTTACAAAACAACCCATTGTTATATCTTGCACCCACACAAGCAATAGTACCAATGAAGTTTTGGTTTTGTCGTAACCCAGGACTGGCTTTACCTTTGATTGCATTGCAGTACCATGAAGTTAAATTGAATATCAAGTTTACATCACTTGACAAACTTACAATTGCAACTTTCGAGGACGAAAGTGTTAGTAACAAGGACCTTATAGCTGATTATTCTTCGATGAATGTTTATGCAGATTATATTTACCTTGACACGGTCGAACGTAGACGTTTCTCTAGCGATAATCACGAATACCTCATTGAACAAGTACAATACCAACGTAGTTCTGGTAATACCATTAATCTTAACTTTAGTCACCCAGTAAAGGAAATAATAGCGACGGGAACTAAACCAATGCAAAACAATTTTTACGATAATTCACAAAGATTATGGGTAGTCAATTCACCAGCTACACCTTATCCATTAATTCCATCTGATTTTCCTTCTGGAAATTTCAATGGAATAATCAATTCAACGATTAGCATGAAACTTTTGTTTAACGGTAGTGACCGTTTTAGTGCTAGACATCTTTCTTATTTTACTAGACAACAACCTTACGCTCATCATACTGCATCTGGGTTAAGTACTCTTTACCCAGATTCTATAGCGGTTTATTCATTTGCATTGAGACCAGAAGAACATCAACCAAGTGGTACATGCAATTTTAGCAGAATCAATACCATTCAACTTGTTTTGGGAAGTCTAAATAACACTACTTATGACTATTCTAACACACAAATAGACATATACGCAATTAATTATAACGTTCTCCGTGTATCAAGCGGAATGGCATCAATTGCTTATTCGAATTAAGCCTTTGGCTTTTCAGGGTCGAATTAAACTTTTGGTTTATTTTTTCAATTACCAAGAGTAGATAAATAAATTTAAAAATACAGTTAATTACCTTTAATTAATAATAACTACATTAATTAAAGATAATTACAGATGTCAGGAGGTGTAATCCAGTTAAGTGCTTACGGAGTACAAGATATCTATCTCACAAGTCAACCACAAATAACATATTACAAAAAGGTATACCTTCGTCATACAAACTTTGCAAGGGAATACATACAACAACAAATACAAGGAAAACAAGGACCAGGTAATAAGGTATCTGTTACATTATCACGTAAGGGTGATTTACTTTCAGACCTTGTTTTCCATATAAATCTTCCAAAGTTATTCAATTATAATAATGCATACGATACTTATGATGCATCAGGAGTTAAATATGGAAGAATAACAGAACTGACAGATAGTTTTACCCATGCACTATTTGAAACTATGGAAATTGAAATTGGTGGACAAGTCATCGACCGTCATTATGGCAAATGGTTAACCATTTGGAGACAACTCACTGAACCAAATCCATATGGTGTCCAACCAACTGCATTTAATCAATGGTTAGGTGACCTTACACCTGGTAAGGAAATTTTTCGTTCTAGAACATTCTCTGGTACTGGTTACACTTACTATACACCAGATTCAGGATATCCATGTAAATATGATAAAATGGCATACAATTATTCTCATTATGGTTATGGTAATGGCATTTACAGAACCAAAATCGGAGTTGGAGGAGTAATAAGTATAATAGGAACAAATGACCTATTAACTTTAATGAACAATCCTCTAGTAGGTGCACCTGAGTGGGCATATGTTCCGCTTTGTTTCTGGTTTTGTAACAAATCTGGACTAGCATTACCATTGATTGCGTTACAGTATCACGAAGTCAAATTAAATTTCAAGTATTCTGCACTCAACCAAATAGTAAAAAGTTTTGTAGCAAGAAATATTAGCTATAACTTATTCGTTAATGCTCCGGATGTATTCCTACATTATTCAGACAACTGTGACAATAATCACTTGGTACCAAATTATGATACCTCTATCAAAATGTACGCAGAGTACATTTACTTAGACACTGTTGAACGTAAAGAATTCGCTCAAAATGCACATGAATACCTCATAGACCAACTTCAGTATCGTCGAACGCAAGGAAATAATGTAAACCTTAATTTTAACCATCCTGTCAAGGAACTCATTTGGACAGGTGTAAATGATTTTGAACTCAAACCACAAATGGTAATGACTAAAGGTTGGTCAGTTCCTGATGGTACACCTTATAAGTCTTATTACTCTTTTAGTATAGGTGGTATAGGAGCTCCTGCAGTACTGGTACCTTGTAATAATTATCACTACAATAGTATTCCAGCATGGACAAATTATACAGCCAAGATTGTTATCAACGGAACTGACCTTTTCAGTGAAAGGCACATAACTTATTTCACACGGAAACAAATAATTGAACACCACACAGGTTATGGTTCTACCAACATACCAGATGCTTTAGCAGTTTATTCTTTTGCATTGAGACCAGAAGAACACCAACCAAGTGGTACAATGAACTTTTCACGATTTGATACCGTTAAGCTGGTATTTGGAGACGGTGGCCAAGAGGGTGAATACACTGTAGGAACACCTGTTGATGACTTAAATATTATTTTAAATGATTCAAAATTTTCAGATTTTAATAGTATTACACTAGATATTTATGCTGTAAATAATAATATACTCAGAATAATGTCTGGTATGGGTGGATTGGCTTATTCGAATTAAACGTCATCTAATGACTTTTAATTGGGACGAACCTCCCAAGGGGAGGTTCTTTAGTCGAATTAAGCGCATAGCGCTTAATTTAACTTAAAAAATAAACATTAATTAACTTTAATTTTTAATAATACCATTAATTAATACTATTGATTAACCTTAACGATGGGTGGGGCATTGATGCAATTGGTTGCATACGGTGCACAGGACATCTACCTCACTGGTCAGCCACAAATAACTTTTTTCAAAGCAGTTTATCGTAGATACACAAACTTTGCAATAGAATCGATACCACAGGTAATCACTGGTACTCCTGTACCAGGTGATAAAATAACTGTTAGTATTTCTCGTAACGGAGACCTTCTAAAAAATTTATATATGGAATTCAATCCAAATACGTTATTTACACTTCCAATATTGACAGGTAAATATCCAAATGACCAGATTTTTGTAAATGTATGTTCTGACTTTGGACATGCACTTATAAACAGAGTAGATTTTGAAATAGGTGGTTCTGTTATAGACACTCATTACGGCAAATGGTTAACAATATGGAGAGACCTCACAGAACCTAATCCATATGGAAATCAGGGATTTTTAAATTACTACGGACAAGACCCTGTATATGTAGCACCTAATGTTGTAAGTAAAGGACTTTCCACAAGTTATCAAAAAATGAGTTACACCAATAGAGGAGTACCTCCTGAAATTGTAAATACCCATCCTTATTCACTTAATAATAAAGCTTACATATTACAATCAGCTCCACAACGTGCTTATGTTCCATTGCGTTTTTGGTTTTGTAATAATCCAGGACTAGCACTACCCTTGATTGCATTACAAAATCACGAAGTTAAGATGAATTTACAATTTGCATCTATCGGTTCGTTGTTTAGTATGTATAATACGTTTAATAACAATAAGATTCAAGTAGATACAGGAATTATTATTCCAAATTATGAAGATAATATCAAAATTTATGGAGACTTTGTATTTTTGGATACCATAGAACGTAAACAGTTTGCTACAAACTCACATGAATATCTCATAGAACAATTACAATACGTAAAACATACAGGAAGTGTTGTAAACTTACCATTTAAACACCCAGTTAAGGAACTCATATGGACAGGAAGTCCAAATACCTATCCAACACTTGTAAGTGAAAATAATGGACCTTCTACACCAATTTATAATAATGAATACCTTTCGCAAATTAAAAACTTGTACGCTAAAGTGGTTATCAATGGAACTGACCTTGGTGAATTTCAACATCTTTATTACTATTCTCGGTACCAAATTTGGAAACATCACACTGGATTCGGTGCAACTTGTAACTATGATACCATTTCAGTTTATTCATTTGCACTAAGACCAGAAGAACACCAACCAAGTGGTGTACTTAACTTTACAAACATTACAAATGCCCAATTGGTATTTACAGAGTACGACAATAATTCTTCTTCTGGTAATATACCTCAAAGTGCACTTACGTTCGACATTTATGCAGTTAACTATAATATCCTCAAGGTAACTAGTGGGATGGGTGGTTTGGTTTATTCTAAGTAACGAAATAATTTTATACTTGTTGGTCTTTTGAATCAATAAGAGTCGACATACCTACAAATTCGATACCAGATTCTCGGTAAAAATCTATAAATCTTTTTTTTGTGAGTGTATTATTGTTTCCAATTATTCCAAAGTGGTCACGGCATTCTCGTTCAGCACCTCCAATAACGATTATCTTTAGTTGTTTACCATAAAGTTCTGGAATCTCACAATACTTAAATGGAGTTCCCAGGATTTTTTCCCCAGCCGTACCTGTGGTGTTGTACGTTTGGGTTTTTACTTCGATGATAAAGTCGTCAGTTTGAAAGTCTGGCTGGAAACCATTTTTCTTGGGTGGTTTTGTTATCGATTCACCCAGAGAAAGATAATATTCCTCAACGAGGTATTCTCCAAAACGATTCGTCCATTGTTTATCAAGAACGAGGTCTGAACGAATTGTTTTCATAACGGATTGACCCCATCGGTCTTCAAGTATTTTCATTTTGTCAATTTGTTTTTTTTTAGAAATACCTTTTTCAACTGGTTCACCGGTGGTATTTAAGAAACTAAGGTCACCCGATATCCAACTGATAACTTCTGGGTTACTGAGCAAATTTTGTTTGCTTTGATTGGATTGAACAGGTGGTACATGTTTCTTTTCAAATAAATTGGTGATACTTGCCTTTGTGCTAAACTCTTTGCAAAGAATGTTCATTTTAATTGATGGTTTCGTTCGTTTGTTTAAGACAATTTGGTTTTTGTAAAAAAATAATTAACAAAACAATTTAAATTATTTTGTTGACCATTTATTAATAATTCGTATCATTATGGGTCTTGTTTCATTTGGTAGACGCCACAGGCGTCCATCGGCCAAGTTGTTAAAACTCGCTCGGAAGTACCACGTTAAGGTGTCTATCAGAAAGGGTGGCCGACGCGTTTATAAATCGGTTGCGGTGTTGAAAAAACAAATCCGTGCCAAAATGAACCGTGTCCGCCCCCGCAGAGTCTCACGGGTTAGACACGTTGGCAAAAGAACAAGGTTTGGTGATTGGTGGGGTAATAACGATGTTGTCCAAACCGAACCTGAAGCTAACCAAGCGTATAAAGCGTTGTGTGGGGACAGCAGCACTTTACCGTCAGGGGTTAATAAAGATATATGGCTACAATATATTCGCTCGAAGGGAAAATTTTGTTACGACCTAGCAGACATAACCGCTGCTGAATTATCACACAAAAAAAAAGTAGAAGCTCGAGACGCCAAAGAACAAAAAAAGACGGCAGCTGAACAAGCTAAACAACAGAAATTAGATGAAACTCAATTAAAAGCAAAAAAACAAGAATACAAACAATTTTGTGGTTATGATGCACCTGATGGCAAGATTTCATCAAATTGGAACACATCAGATGGTTGTTGCATACCCGATGGTATAATTACTAAATTTACCGATTCTTTATATATCAGAAAAAATAATAGTGATGGTCAACATCAAGCATTTTTTGATGAAAGAATTAAAAAATATAATAAGCTTAAACAATGCGAAGGAAAAGTACCACCAGAAAAAATAAAAAGTATTATTACCGAGACGACAAGAACAACTGCAGATGACTTAATTGAATTTTTTAAAGATATGAATACTTACATACTTAATCCTGGGTCCAAGCTTGAGTTGGGAAATTCCCAAGAATACAAAAATGAAATAAATGGCTATATAACAGAATATAAATTAACATCTAATGATATTCAAAAAATTATTTCAAGTTTGAATTCTAAAAGATATATATTTGGGTTTAAGTTAGATAAACGAACCTATAACAAAAAATCTATTATTACCAATTATATTAAACAAAGAGATTCATCTTTTTTTAGTGGATGGTTTGGAAAAAAACCAGCAACACCACCACCAACAGTCCAAAATAATCAAGCGGAACAACTAGTATCCGGTCAAAATGGTGGTAATAATAATGGAAATCCTCCACAACCTAGTAGTAATGATGTACCATCACAACGTAAACCAAACAAATCTGCTGGTGTAAACAAATGGAAACAAGCCATCGAAAAAACCAAAGAAAATGCTAACTATAGAGAACAAGCAATAGAAGCTGAAGCAGCATTAAAAAACCGAAAAGAACAAGCCACCGAAAAAGCCAAAGAAAATGCTAACTATAGAGAACAAGCAAGAGAAGCTGCAGCATTAAAAAACCGAAAAGAACAAGCTGCTGTCGCAGCAAGACAAAAACAACAAGAAATTACTAAATATTGGACCAACATCAATAATTCGGGTAAAAATGCACGGTCTCAGACACCAAAAGATGACCTAAATACAACTGTAATAGATAATACAAGAATGACACAAGAAGATCGAGATATACTACGCAGAAAAATAGAATACAATGAAAATAGAAATAAAACTGTAATAAATAGTGAAACAAAACCACCTCTACTGCAAAGAAACGGTACTGTTGCCCGGAGACCAAATGTTGTAGCATCTCCACCACCCAGTTCGGGTAAAAATGCACGGTCTCAGACACCAAAAGATGACCTAAATACAACTGTAATAGATAATACAAGAATGACACAAGAAGATCGAGATATACTACGCAGAAAAATAGAATACAATGAAAATAGAAATAAAACTGTAATAAATAGTGAAACAAAACCACCTCTACAGCAAAGAAACGGTACTGTTGCCCGGAGACCAAATGTTGTAGCATCTCCACCACCCAGTTCGGGTAAAAATGCACGGTCTCAGACACCACCTCCACCACCCAAGTCGGGTCAGTCAAAAACTCCAGCTAAAAAAAGGTCTTACATTTGATGAGGAACTAAAACAAACGCTTGCACGAAGAATAGAAACTGGTTCTATTAGAAACTCATCTCAACAGCGAACATCCGAATCTGTTGGCCGGAGGAGAGCTATAACTGATAAGAGCAATTTCGGTAAACATACATTAACATTGAAAAACTTGGCCAGACGTCATGGTGTGCGTCTAACAACAACCACCCGTAGCGGTAAAAGGGTTTACAAGTCGGTCGCGATGTTGAAAAAACAAATCCGCGCCAAAATGAACCGTGTTCACCGTGTCCATCGTGGTAGAGCCCACGTTAAAGCAAGGGTGCTTGTGGTCGTTTGAGAAAACGTGTTTGTCAATCGAACCCCAATTGTAAATACACCAGAGGAACGGGTTGTCGTGTGAGGGGTGGAAAACTAAGGGAGGGACCAGCTCTCCCACCTGGACACACCTTTACAAGTTTTGGTGGTTTTTTGGATTTATTTGATAAAAACCGCAGAGAAGAGAAGAAACGACTCAAAGAAGAGGAGAAACGACGATTAAATAAGGAGAAACGACTCGAGACCGATGCGGTCTTGGAGAAGATACGATTAAAGAAGCTGGCTGCTAAAATTAAAACAGATGTGGATTATGGAAAAGAACGTATTAAACGTCTTTACAACGATATGGTGAAAAATGAACTTTATATGGGTTTCAGTAGTAGTTATTTATATTTTGATAATTTTATTGAAACATTTTATTTAATTAGTATATCTAAAAATAAGCGTTATGATACAGAAGAGTTAGACAGAATGTATATTGAAATGAGATTCGCATATAATCGTTTGGTTAAACTTCCTTTGATTAACCAAGGACTACCTTATAAAACTTTTGAAGAATATGTAGAATCCATTTGTGAAAATGTAGATAATAAACTAATATAACCAAACTGTTTAAATTAAACCGAAGTTGTTTGGTTCCAAATCTCTGTCCACTGACCAGCTACTGACTTCCAATCCAAGAATTGTTCCTTGGCCTTGAGACCAGACCGGTAACTTTCTACCAATGGATGATTGTGCATAATGTTAACAATTTGTTGAGCATAACCGTTGTAAGTTTGTTCAATCAATTTGGTGTCACCCGATTTGGTATCACCTCCAAGTTCGCTGGGTATTTTGAAATGAATACCGTTACGTTCCTTGAATACACCAAAATCTGAAATAATTGGAATACACCCACAAGCAATTGATTCCCTAACACTGATACAATCGATTTCACAATCTGCGTTAGTTATGTAAAGATGAAAGGTTGAACGCCATTTTTCATTGATGATAATTTCCATTGGTTGTCTGGAATGGTCCATTACACCTGGTTGGCACATCAATCCAAGAATACGATTACGTTCTGCTTCTTCAACGTCCTTCATACCATAATAAACATGCAATTCTGCAAGTGGTTGGTAACGGAATATATGTGGCCATGTATACCTTAGTATATTTTCCAAACCACGGGTATAACAAGAACAATAACAAAAACGAAATGGTTCTCGTGTGGGTCTGGGTACTGGTGGAGTACTGAATTTTTCCAGACGAATTCCATTCAAAACGATTGAGTACCTTTCAGGTGACAACTTTATTTTGGTAACACGTTCAAATGACTCCAAGTGAAACTTACTTTTGAACATGTACTTGTCAATTTGGGAATCGTAACTTTCAGTGATTTCTTGGTACCGTGGATAAAAGGTGTCGTGGAGGTCTAACAACTTGAACTTGGCCTTCACATGGAAACGTTCAATACCACGCAAACCAGACATTCTCCAGATGACCAGTACATTAAATAGGTGTTCATAAGGAAAGCTAAATCCATTGAAATAATCAACTCCATTGAGTCTTTTTTCTGGAACCAAACCGTAAACGGCGACGCGCTTTCCAGCACGTGCCCATTCGTTGCTAAGGTTTACAACTGCCTGTTCAGAACCGCCCAACGAACCACTTGATGGGTCCCATTGAATACTCGTTACACCTGTGTAATAAACAATGTCGTAAGCAGATTCTTGTTTGGGTTTGGAATAAAGTTCCTTAAAACGTTTTAGGTGTTTCTTGGGTACATACACACCAATGTGGTCCTTGATTTCGAACATGTTCATATGCATACCCAACGAACCCTGGATACACATTTGTCGTTTGTCGAATGTATTTCCAGAGTGGATTGTTCCCACGTGGACATGAATTGTGTTCAATTGAACCATTGGATTGGTAAATTGTTTGGTAAAGCTGGATTCTTCTGCCATTGACTTGTCTGGGTCGTGGCTATTTTCTAACAGGTATTCCTTCTTCCATGCCATACAATCATTTGTTGAATGGTTGGGACCAAACTTATCACCAAAACCATAAAACTTATCAAGGGTGTAATCGTACATCCTCTTACGTGTACATCCTGCGATAAGACATTTACTCGATATTAGTTTCTCAACTGCGTGGGACACTCTAGTCGGTGGGTAATAGTCATCGTCGTCCATACACACTGTAATGTCACCAACACAAGCATTGTTACCCATGTTTCTCATTGCACCCAACTTAGACCCACCGGGTGGAACAATGTAATTGATTTTTAAGGTGTAATCGGCGATTAAGTTGTCTATTTCAACTCGATTAGCTAGGGAGTCTTCATGTGTAGCGGAACCCTCAACAATGACCCATTCGATGATGTTTTGGTAAACCTGCTCCTTGATAAGCTCACTGAGAACCTTGATAGATTCTCTTCGTGAATACTGTGTAACTGTAATTATACTGACACTCGGCGAACCCTGTGAACCAGCCGAACTTGGCGATTTTTTTTTATTTCCACCCATAAATTTATAAATTACCAAAAACGATATCCAGTTTAAAGAACAATTGTTTAAATTTGTTTAAATTAACTTTTTCTTATCGGGATTCATCGAATAATATCCTTCAATCCTCTGGGACACTCCTGAAATACTTGTAGTAGATAAATTATAACGTTCAGCTAAATATTTAAGAGTAAGTGGTTTACCTGTTGAGGGAATGGTTATTCGTTGTGGATAAAATTTATTACCCAGGTAATAAAGAACACCAGCCAAGGGAATATCACCTCCAAAAACATTATCTGTTGTTAATTGAGTAATTATCCGTTTAGCTTTGGTAATCATTTCTAGAGGTAAATTGTTTACATTATTTTCATCACCCCTGGTTTCTTGAGAAATCAACGCTAGATAATTTGGTTCAAATTCAAAAATCTTAACAAGGTTTGTTGTTGCCTTGTGAAGTTTGTTAACGGCTCCAGGTTTGATAAAATGAAGTAATACCACTTGTTCAAAATTTTGACCAGTGTAATACTTTATAACTGTATGTACGATAACAGCCAGGTAATTTGCAGTTAGGTCACCCTTGTTTACACCCAATTGTTTGATTACTTGTTGGTCACCAGAAAGGTAGTAATTAATCAAATTGTAATAAATTTTTAACGATAACAACGATATCGAACGAATTAAATTTTGTTCAAGTTGTGGTAACACCCGTTCGAGTACTTGGTTAATCTGTTCGCTTGCCAATTTAAGTTTAACTTCTGTCGTACCAATTGGTGAAACCCATGTTTGAATGACCATAAGACGTTTTGCCAATGGACTGGAATCGTCACTGAAATCTATGTAATTACCCATTGACTTACCAGTGACTTGGTTAGTTCGTGAAGTACGTGAATAGTCTGAATTTCCAACTGAACCAAGTTCGTTTCCAACTGAACCAAGTTCGTTACCTCGCTCAACTGAACCAAGTTCGTTTCCAACAAGACTTTGAAAAAGGTCAAGTTCTTGTTCTTCGATTGTTTTTTGTTCTTGTTGAACAAGGGGTATCGGTTGGAGATAACCATGGGAATCGATACAATTTAACAAAAATTTTTTTGCAGAATTGGTTTTCATACGTGAAATCCTTTTGATTACTAAGTCTTTCAGTACTTTTCTGGTAAACAAATTCATTCTTAATTAAAGGTATTTTAAAATTAACTTAAGAAATAAAGTTATTAATTAAATAACTTACAGTTCGGTTCAATGCAGTCAACTTACCATTCAGACCGTTCGGACAATTCTGACCAATCTGACCATGAAACGTATGTTGAATCCCAATTAGACGACAACGTTGACCGTAAAAAATTAATAATACTTAAACAGATAGAAAATGACCTACTTACACATGATTTTACGAAACCACATGTAAGTAGGTCTGAAATACAAGACCTTTTACAATTAAGAATAAAGAACGTGGGTCATTATCAACGAGCATTGGTTCATAAATCTATACACAAAGCTATAAAACGTTACTCTGGAGAAGAACCAATTCAGGAATACCTCCTCGAACACAATGAACGATTGGAATTTTTGGGAGACTCTGTACTTGGTCTTATCATTGCAAATTACTTGTTTCATCGGTATCCTGACCGTGATGAAGGGTTTCTCACTAGGATTAAAACAAAATTGGTAAATGGTCAGCAACTTGCCAAGTTGGCAACTCAAATAAACCTAGGAAAATACATCCTCATGAGTAACCACGTCGAAAATATCAAGGGAAGACACAGTCAAAAAATACTAGAGGATTCTTTTGAAGCATTGTTGGCAGCTATCTTTAAGGACCTTGGATTTGATGCAGTAAATCAATTTGTTATCAGACTTATTGATACACTCGACTTCGAAAACGTGCTTTTTGAAGACAACTACAAGGACACGTTACTGAAGTATACTCAGTTCAATTTCAAGAAATGTACACCTGAATACCGTCTTGTTAAAACAGATGGTCCGCCTCATCTCAGAACATTTACTGTTGTCGTTGTTATCGATGGTAATGAATACGAACAGGGTGTTGGTAAGAGTAAAAAACAAGCCGAACAAGATGCCGCGGAAAAAACGTTAACCAAAATTAAGAATTAATTAATTTTTCATTAATTAAAAATAATATTTGTTAATTAACAAAGATGTTTAACTTATTCGGTGAAAATGACTACGGAAGTTCTTCCAGGAGATACCGTCGTCGTAAACCACGCAAGCGCGTTACAATGAGAAGACACAAACGAGTTACAATGAGAAGACACAAGCGCGTTCCTACTGGAGACATTAATGTGAAAGCTGCCAAAGAAATGCTTGCTAGAAAGGTTATAGGTATGTCAGGACTTAACTCTGTTCCCTCGTGGGTAAGAAGTTTAAGGGGTGTATCTGGTCCAACGATGGCAGAACGAGTTGGACGTGTCAATAGAGTCCTTGTTGCATGTAAACAAATGAGTATTCCACTTATTCGAAAACATGGAAATAAATACAAGGCCTTTTCTACGCTTAAATCTCAGTGTGGCGTTCGATTTACCAAGGAAAATTTAACTTATGAAAATATTAGAGTACCAGAGTATGCAAGAAACAGTGTTTCGTATAGTATTCCTCAGTCAATCGTTCCACGTACAACTCGTGAGAAATGGAGAGATGCGTTGGAAGTAATGAAATCTAAACAAATGCCAACTCAACAAATTATAGAGTCTTTCCCACTACCACCTGCACCTGAACCTGTGAGCGCACCTGCACCATTACAACGGTCTCCTTCTGTAAGGGAACGTACAGGTTCGGTTATGTCAAATCTACAACAGCGACTTATAGATGCTAGAAATAAGTTAAGAAAGACCCCTCCAAGACCACCTCCGTTACCAACAAGGTCAAGTATGTTACAACGACTTGTACAGGCTAAAAAAGGATTAAGACCAGTTGGAAAATCACCATCAAAACCAAAAGAACCAAGTGGAAATCTTAAAGAGAAAGTCGATTTTGGTTCTAGAAGGTACCGGTTCGGATTTACATCTCGTAGAATGAGTTACAACTAACGGACAAACCAGTCATTCGTAAATAACCACCAATTTTAAAAATTTATTAAATTAATTAAAGGAAATTAATTGAATTAATGAATTTTAAGGAATCACTAAAGGTATTCAATCTGGATTCGAGTGAGTTGGACAGATTGAATCCAGAAGAATGTATAAACAAAATAAAAAAAAGATATAAACTTCTTGCTAGGGAATACCACCCAGACAAAAACACAGGTTCCGATGAATTGATGACCAGTCTTAATAACGCATATGAAATATTAAATAGGCATTATTCTTTTAGTTCATTTGGAGTGTTCGGTGTACCATTTCCAGGTGTGTCATTTCCCTTTGATAACGAATTTTTTGACCCTATGGATGAAATTAGAAAAATCAATGAAGTTAATAATATACTAAAGTCATTTGTGAATGTATTTAAGGGTTCTGTTAGTCAAATTGAAAAAGTGAATCGATTTAATAAGGAACCATTAACACCAATTGAAATAACGATTACACCAAAAGAATATTTTACAGGTGTTGTTAAGGTACAAGATAATACTACTATTAACATTCCAGGTACTATTGACTTAAATATTCCTATCGATAAAAATATTTTTGTGAAAGTATCTGACCCAGATTATTACTTCAACAATGACCGTATACATATCAGGTACAAGTTAAAGAATATCAATAGGCCATTTGTCGACCCATTTGGTAAAGAACACCCCATTGTTGTTTCTGATGGTACCAAACTAAAGAAATTGGACGGTTACAAAATTACCATTGGTCCGGGAGAAACACCTGTGATATTGGTTTTTGTGTAAAATTAATTTAAATTAATTTAAATTGTTCTTAAGTTTGGCATGGATTTGTTTATTCCTAGTACCAAACTTATTAATTTATTCTTTATTATCATGTTATCGATTCTGCTGTTCTCTCTCTTTTTTTTTTATTTCTGTGTATTTATCAGGATTATTAGTTAAGTTATTCACATCAACTAAAGTAAGTTCTGGATAGGTTTTTCTATCAAACAAACCCGGAACAACAACATATTTATTACTGTGATACTTACCCTTCTTTACATTTTTAACGGTGTATGGATTATCACAACATAATATATTTGCTTTACCACTCTTATTAGCTATAATCGTTCCTTGTTTGGGTATACAATATAAAAATTCATTTGATGAATCCGGGCAGTTATTTTCAAGCAGACCTTTACCCAAACTATACGTATTGTCATCTGCTCTTCCAAATTTTAAAAGACCCATGTTGGGACCGAAACTCATAAAGAGGTGTCCAGGTGGGAGAGCTGGTCCCTCCCTTAGTTTTCCACCCCTCACACGACAACCCGTTCCTCTGGTGTATTTACAATTGGGGTTCGATTGACAAACACGTTTTCTCAAACGACCACAAGCACCACTTGCTTTAACGTGGGCTCTACCACGATGGACACGGTGAACACGGTTCATTTTAGCACGGATTTGTTTTTTCAACACCGCCACAGATTTGTAAACCCGTTTACCACCCTTTTTGGTAGACACTTTAACGTGGTACTTACGAGCGAGTTTTAGCAGCTTGGCCGATGGACGCCGGTGGCGTCGACCGAATGAAACAAGACCCATTTCGCGTTGTTATTTTAAACGAACTATTTAATTTTGATTAAAATTATATTAAAATTAAAATTATATGGTTCAGTTACATTTATTTTATACCGAGTTTATTTTTTGCCAATTCAATCGCTTTTTCTGCACTATCTAGTGCTTTATCTACATCCGGTTGATTTAAACCATATGTATCTTTTAATTTTTTTAAATCATTATACATTATTTCAAATTTTTGAATGTTTACAGTATTTGCGAAGTCATTTAACCAACTAACCCATTCTGGCATTTCATCAACTAATTTATCTATTTTATCCTGGTCTTTTTTTATTCCAAAACGAGATGAACGGTAATCACTGGGGAGAGATGGTCCCTCGTACTTGACCCCTTGCATGGTTCCCCTACGGGCCCTACAACCACGTCTCATAACATACGTACAATTGGGATTGGAGTGACAAACTTGTTTCCTTAATCCACTGCAAACTCCTCCTTTCTTACTGTAACGACGAACTGGGCGTCGTCGTGCGGGACCTCGTCGTGCGGGGCGTCGTCGGTGAACCCGTCGTGGTGCACCAAAATCTGAACCTTTACACTCATAAAATGGCCAACCAACTTGGTTGTTAACTCCATTTGGGTCTATCGGTGCATCCCATTCAGGTGAAATTTGGGTAGGAACGCAGTCGTTAAAAAATTGTCTACCGATGTAACGTCCGAAACTTGTAACATTGTATCCTGGTGGGAGAGCTGGTCCCTCCCTTAGTTTTCCACCCCTCACACGACAACCCGTTCCTCGGATGTATTTACAATTGGGGTTCGATTGACAAACACGTTTTCTCATACCACCACAAGCACCACTTGCCTTGACGTGGGCTCTACCACGATGGACACGGTGAACACTGTTCATTTTAGCACGGATTTGTTTTTTCAACACAGCCACAGATTTATAAACCCGTTTACCACCCTTTCTGGTAGACACCTTAACGTGGTACTTCCGTGCGAGTTTTAACAGCTTTGCAGATGGACGCCTGTGGCGTCGACCAAATGAAACAAGACCCATTTCGCGTTGTTATCGATTGTTACTTATTTGTCAATAAATTAATTTTGGAAAATTAATTAATTTTGGGAAATTAAATTTATTCCATGGTATTTTCAATATTTACACTGCAGTAACTACTTTTGTTGTTAAATTTCGAAAGTTCGATATATATAGGTAATTTACGCTTGTGGTAATGGTCATAATAACTTATACCCTTTGAAAAGTTAAGAAGGAATTTAAAATTCTTTTTAAATTCCGCACCATGGTCAATTGATTCTGACATTATATGTGCCAATTCATGGATGGCTGCATATCCCAATAAATTGTCATCTTCTAGAGTTTCTTTCGAGTTCTTTGTTGGGTCTGGGTCATTGTGCAAACAAAATGACATATTTCTTTTATTAATTACATATGCAGCATCTGATTCCATAACACCTATTTCCTTAATGGTAACACCTGAATCCCATCGGTTTATCAAAGTTTTTACTTTTGGGTCTCCAGTTTCTTTCAAAGCATTTACCAACGCATTGAGTTTTGAATCTATAGTTGCTAATTTACGAACTGATATTTCTTTATAAGGGGTGTCTCTTACTTTATAAGTTTTTTCATATGTTACATCTGTAAAATAAACAGTTGCGTCGTAGTAATAAGTATAAAAAAGATATAATACAAAAAAACAAATTAATATAACAATAAACAAATTAGGTTCCCCTAAGGTCTTGTTTGTTTTTCTAACCATACTTCTTACTAAATAACCAATACTTTTAAATTGATACCATTTGTTATTAATTGATACCACTTGTTATTAATTAATATAAAGTCTTATACATTCACAATAATAAAGCGTACTCTTACATTAATTATGGAACGTCAATGGACAAACCGTTGTAAAACACAAGAATGTGAATTAATTTTTCAATGTCTTGATTGGCACTGTGAAGACCTCGAGTCTGAAGACATTGACCATGAACAAAATTCTGAATATAAGATATTTGTATTTGGAGTGACCCAAACAGGTGTACCCATTAGTTTGATGATTAATGGTTTTTATCCATTCTTTTTTATTGAAGTACCATCGGGATGGGACCGTACTTGTATACATAGCGTAAGTCAGGTACTCAACAAGAATTTCAAGTCGATAGAATTTCTAGAACGAAAGAAATACTACGGATTTGAAAATAACAAACTACGAAAATTTCTAAAGTTGACCTTCTGGAATAGTCGTTCCATGAGGAATCTCCGGTATCGCATCAAGGAAACTAAATACGCCATCGGCGGAAGGGAATACCAATTCCCGTTGTATGAAGCCAATATTGACCCTCTATTGAGGTTTACCCATATCAGGGACATCCTAACGGCTGGATGGATTAAAGTTAACAAATTTGAATACCAATCTGAAAATGAATTGTTTACTTGTGAATACCGTTCTGTACACTCGATTGATGATTCGTTCGAAAACAAAATTGCACCTTTCAGGACTATGTACTTCGATATTGAAGCGTGTAGTGAAGACGGTTCATTCCCCAACGCAACGAAACCAAATGACCGTGTAACACAAATTTGTTGTATCATCAATGACCTTGGTGGTTCTACAACGAATTACCTGTTCAACTTGGATACATGTGACCCAATTGAAGGAACAACGGTATTAACGTTTACAACGGAAAAAAAACTACTAATGAGGTATGCTCAATTTGTCAATGACCTCGACCCGGATATAATAGTTGGGTACAACATATTTGGATTTGACAATGGGTATCTTTTTGAACGTGCAAAAGTTTTGGGTATTGAATATCAGTTTAATTATCAGTCTAAGATAAACCGCTTTACTGAAATAACAAGCAAAATTCTTAACAATCAACAATCTGGGTTCAATGAATGGAAAATGACCCGATTGTACGGACGTATCCATATTGACCTCCTCCAGGTAATCAAGAAAGACTTCAAGTTGGAATCTTACAAGCTCAATAGCGTTGGTGAACACTTCTTGGGTGAGGGTAAGGACGATGTAACACCCAGGGAAATTTTTGAAGCTTGGTCTCCCAGTGAGGGAACAACTGCCAAACGAACACGTGTAGGAAAGTACTGTGTACAGGACACCATGCTCTGTTTGAAATTATTTGAAAAATTTGCTGTGTTGGCTAACCATATCGAGATGGCCAAAGTGACAAGGGTACCTGTTGAATACCTAATAACACGTGGGCAATCAATCAAGGTGTTTAGTCAGATTGCCTATCAAACGAGGAAATCGGGTTTTTTGATACCTGTTCTTGAAGTTGGAAACAAAGACTCCAAGTTTCAAGGTGCAACCGTTTTGGATGCCAAGATTGGTTACTACCAAAAACCCGTTGCTGGTTTGGATTTTGCAAGTTTGTATCCAAGTATTATGATTGCACATAATATGTGTTATTCTACCATTGTACTGGACCCAAAGTATCTAAATATTCCAGGTGTCGAGTATTCCCATATAGAATGGACCGGGTCAGGTGATTCCGACGAACCTATCGATTTCAAGTTTAGTTTTGTTCAATCGCGGAACGGAGTACCTGAAGAAGGTGTACTATCTGGTATTCTCCAGAGTCTTTGGAAAAACCGCAAAGTAACCAAAAAACAAATGAATGCAACCACTGACCCATTTGTCAAAACGGTTCTGAATGCCAAACAATTGGCTATCAAGGTAAGTATGAACAGTATTTACGGTTTTACAGGTGCAGTTGTAGGTGCTTTGCCATGTTTGGGAATTTCTCAATCTGTTACTGGATGCGGTCGACAAATGATTGAACAAACAAGTAACCTGGCAAGGTCTCGATTTAATTGTGAAGTTATTTATGGAGACTCGGTTACACCCGATACACCTGTACTCTTGAGTATCAACGGTACAATTAGAATTATCTCAATCAAAGATTTATTCGATACGTATAAAAGTATAGAATATCCACAGTTCAAACCCAATGATCTGAATAGCATCAATAAACATCAATCGATACCCGTTGGTGATGACATTCGTGTTTGGACTTCTTCTGGATGGTCCAAAGTGGTGAGAACGATACGACACCTTTGTCACAAGAGGATTTATCGTGTTCATACCGGTATTGGTTTGGTTGATGTGACGGAAGACCATTCTTTGTTAAATGAATACCTTGTTGAAATGAAACCGTTGGAATTGAGTTGGGGACAAGCGTTGTTTCATAGTTATCCATCATCGGACCACCTGCACGATTTTTACAATCCAGTAGATAAATTAAAGTCTCTATCCAAACCTGTAAAAAAGTATTTCAAAACCAAGGATAAACTCGAAGCTGCAAGGTATTACCTCGAAAGAAAAATGGAAGACAAGGACCTTGAAATTACCTTTGACAAAGATGAAATAATAATCAAGGTCAATGACACCATAGTCCCAATGCATGAACAAATAGGTAATCTTGTAACAATGAACCCCCGTGGGAAAAAATCAATAAAGGAAGTAAAATACCTTGGGTTTAACAATATGGACTACGTCTACGACATCGAAACTGAAACTGGTAATTTCCAAGCAGGTGTGGGTGAAATCATTGTCAAGAACACTGATTCGTGTTATGTTATTTTTCCAGAATCGGTAAATCCAGACGGTACCCTGACAAATTTATTCAAGTTGGCCGAAACGGCTGCATCTGAAATTTCAAAAACCTTCAAGAAGCCAATCGAATTGGAATTTGAAAAATTTATGTATCCATTGATTTTGGTAGCCAAAAAACGTTATATGTACGTCGAGTGGACCAAACCCGAAGAACACAATGGTTGTATTGAAGCTAAAGGTGTTGAATTGGTCCGAAGAGACAATTGTCCATATGTCAAAGAAACCCTGGATGCAGTTTTGAATCCCATAATGTTCAAGAACAACTTGGAACTTGGTGTATCGGCTGCCCAGGAATATATTGACCGCTTGTTAAATGGCGAGGTAGATATCAAAAAATTGGTGTTGTCCAAAAACTTACGTTCAGATTACAAGGGGTATACTAAGTCATCCGATGGAAAATGGATGGCACCCAAGGTGACGGAAACCAAAGTAGACGGGAAAAAAGTAAAAACACCTGTAAGGGACCCCACTGGTAAACAGGTAATGGAAGAATCGTGCCCCACGATGGCACACGTTGCTTTGGTTGAAAAAATGAAATTGAGGGACCCTAACAGTGCACCAAAACCTGGTGACCGTGTACCATTTGTATATGTCGACATTGGAGACCCTAAAGCACTGGCTGCAGCCAAGGTGGAGGACCCAACTTGGGTCGTGGCAAATAACTTACCCATTGATACACTGTACTACCTCGAACACCAGCTCAAAAACCCACTCAAGACGATATTCGACATCCTGTTGGGTGAGACCCGTTGTGAACAATTATTTCAACGGAAGTCCCTTATGGATGCCAAAGCACGTGAAAAGGTTTCAATTGGAGAAGCAAAACGTGTCAAGGAACGCAATAAGGATATCCGTTCGTTTTTTGGGTTTAAATAAACGTTCTTGGGTTTAAAATAAAATAAAAAAAACCCGATAATAATAATTATTTGATGGAAAACCCAAAGGTACCTGTAAAAACATTGGTAAAAAATACACAGTGCAATCTGGTAACAAATGATACAGGTAATTGGAAACTAATGACGTTCAGGTCTAAAACACAATTCGGTATTGACGATTTTCACAAGGTACTTTACAAACCCAAACAAAACCCGGGTGATACCTCAGTTGATTTTTTAGTACGTATACATTCAGAATGTTACACCGGTGACGTATTTAATTCAGCACACTGTGATTGTGGTGCTCAATTAAAATCGGCAATGAAAATGATGCACCACAACGGATGTGGGTTGATAATATTACCATCTGGACACGAGGGACGCGGAATTGGTTTTGAAAATAAAGTGAGATGTTACCACTTAATGCAAAATGACCCTTCTCTGGATACCTATTCTGCCAACGTTGCATTGGGTTTTCCAGAAGACCTGAGGGATTATCGTGATTGTAAAAAAATACTCGAATTTATTGGTATCAATGACTTTGTATTGTTGACAAGTAACCCCAAAAAAATTGCTGCGTTGGGTGGATTACGTTTTTCAGTTTGTACAGAAATAGTCCCAGATTCTGTCAACGAAACAAATAAAAAGTACATAAAGACAAAATTAAAAAAACACATCGGCGATGAAGAAAACGTACCTTGTTTACGGTGGTGGTTGGTACAAAAACAAAGGACATGTTGAAGAATGTTATTGTTTGTATACTTTTTTTCTATACCATAGTTCTGAATAATGTATTTTATTTTTTGACCTGGGGTACATTACAGAGTAATAGTTATTAAATTTAACTCTTATTAACTTATTACGTAGATGGTCTAATATATAATTTCTATTAAGTAATAACATTTTAATTTTGCATTTTTCACAGTTATGTTGATTATTACCAATAGTAACATCGTGACTATTTATCTGGGTATCTTTTCTACATATTTGTTCAAAATAACATCGGTATTCTTTATAAAAGAAAGTAGGGCCTGTAATATCTACAGCAGTATTACCATAATAACGTTTGTTTATATTTTTCACACAACTGTCAATAACTTGTTTGAAAAACTGATGACCCGCTGTTGAACATATAAGTGCATTATGTATTCCATAAAATCTAAAAAATATATCAGTATCTTTAATTATCACAATGTTGGCATCTGAAACTATGTAATCAAATGATTGTTTCATTACATGACCAATATCTGAATAACAACCTCCGTATTTATAAATGAAACAGTATCTAAACAAATCAGCACGGTATGCACCTGGTATTAATGATTTATAAGCATTATAAGCTTCTAATGAAAAATCTTTCATAAAAGATTCGACGTCGTCATTATCAAAATAATAAAGGGTATAATCCGGATTTAACGATATTGTTTTTTTCAATGCACCTTGTACTTCACGAGGTAATTCATTTATTTTTTGCCACGACGTTTTAATAATTATTTTTGGTATTCCACCTGGTGTGTATTTATAGTTTGTGTTGTTATGAAGTAATTGATAGTACCCTGGCAAACTAAAATTAGAATCATACACTATATTACCATCTTCAAAATAATTAAATATATCATATCTATAAAGTAATAAATTAAAACTACAAATTATTATAATAAATAATACAACTATTATACAAATAAATAGAAGCTTCGTTATTAACATTTAAATAATATTAATATTTAAAATTAATAAAATTACATTTAAAAGTTGTTAATGATGAAAAAAGTTTACATTGTTGTTTCCGACGGATGGTACCCAGACCAGGTAAATGAATTCATCAAAGAACTTGCTAAATTGATTCAGGTAACATGTGTATACCGAGTCAAGGGTTGTTGGGAAATACCACTTGAAACGAAGAGGTTAATTAACAGAATAAAAGAACAACTAAAAAATAATTATTATTCAGGAACTTATCAGAGTGACTTCTTTCCAAGAAGTATAGAAGATGTCGTTATTATAGCAATCGGTGCAATTGTCAAGGGTGATACATACCACTTTGAAGTATTGTCTCATACAGTTTCAGATTCCCTAATGGGTATTTCACTGGAATCAGGTGTTCAAATTGTAAATCAAGTTCTGAATTGTTATTCAGAATCTCAAATTGCACCCAGGTTAACACCAGAACGTGCGAAGTACCTTGTTGAACTAATTTAAAATTACCAACCATGATTGATATGGTAAGCTAAGTCCCTTGAATCTAAAATTTTAGTACCATTGTTGGTAACATAAGAAGTTACCCAATTACGATTTGGACCGTGGTTTTCTTTGAATAAATAAACACATTCTTGTGAATTGATTATTATATCTACAGAGTAATTATTACTCCATCCAGTTTTTGATAAGTTTTCAATTTTTAATACTGTTCCAACAATTTCAAATTTAAAAGACTCTCCGTTTATAGGTTCTCCAATTAATTCGATTGAATAAGGTATTTCACTCGGAAAATAATGTAAAGATATTTCTTTTGAACTTGTTTGACTTGACCCTATAATTACAGGTATTTTAACTTGATTAAAGATGTATTTTTCTTCAGCTGATAATTCTTGTTTCCCGACATTATAACATATACAATTATACATGTCTTCAGTAGGAGATCTATTAATATGAGCGTTATTAATCAAGAACGAAACCAAAAATGAAAGTATCAGTCGACTTTTGGGTTTAAAGTTTACCATAAATGCCTGAAAAATAGTTTTTGATACTATAGACATACATGAATAAAATGTAACATCTTTGTCAAGTGTATCTATATTAATATAAGGTACAAGGTCTACATCTGCATATACACCTCCATGTATATATAACTTACAGAGTCTCCATAAATCAGCTTTATACTGACCATTTTTTATAATATTGAACAAATTGCCAACATATTCGTTAAAATGTTCTTTCATAAAATCAACACATTCATTATCAAGTGAAAAGTCAGTGGAATAATCCTTATTCAATGAAGTCCATCTATCAAAAACAAACTGAGGAATGTTTCTTTTGTATGTCATATAAATTGTTTTATTGATTTCCATTTAATTAACTTAACTTAAATATATAAATTTAATTCATATTTATTTTTTAAGTTAAGTTAATTAAATGAAAATATGGGAAAGAAAACTCATAACATGGGATTTCTCCATGAAGTTAATTCTTAGAAAAAAATACATAGATATCAAGTACCCCAAAAACACCCGAAGTGGTAACGGATATTCAAATGATATGGTTTCATTGGGTTGTTGGACCAGGGATTCATTGGTAGAACTTGGACCGACTTTTATAAAATTGGGACAAACTTTTTCAACGAGGACTGATATTTTACCATTGGAAATTACTAGCGAATTGGAAAAACTTCAAGACAACGTAACACCTATTGATAAAAACGACATCATCAACACATTGTCACAAGAAATGAATAACATGTTGTTATTTGAATCTTTTGACTATTCTCCATACAAATCAGCATCACTTGGACAAGTTCATCGTGCAGTACTCAGTTCTGGAGTGAAGGTGGCTGTAAAAATACAACGTCCAGGTGTTCGTGAATTAATAATAAATGACCTGGCCATATTAGTAGAACTTATTGATTTTTTAGAATTTATAAGAGTACCTATCGGTCAGTCTGTAAAAAGTGTATTCTTGCAAACGAAGGAAAAAATAATAGAAGAAGTTGATTACCGTGTTGAAGCAAACAATGCAAAGTTGTTTATGGAACACTTTAAAGACAACTCAGATGTGGTGGTACCAAGGGTATATTTTTCAAAAAGTACATCAAAAGTTCTTATTATGGAATGGGTCCCAGGAATAAAAATAACTGACATTGTTCGTTTAAAAGAAAATAACATCGATACAACTACATTGAGTTATCGATTTGTAAATTTATTTATAAAACAAATTGTAGACTACGGATTTTTCCATGCAGACCCCCATCCAGGAAATGTTGCAGTAAGTCGCCAAGGTAAAATAATACTTTACGATTACGGTTTGGTTGTGAAGATACCCGACCAAATAAAACAAAGGTCATCAGAGATAATAACTGCAATAATTCAAAAAAACACCAACAGACTTGTTGATATATTCATCGAATTGGGTATAATTATACCCAATACCATCAATAAATATGAAATTGTATTATTTTTTGGGAATATCATCAATTACATTGAAAATAATATCAACGTTGATAATTCAGATTACCAAGAACAAATATTAAAAAAACTTTCCGAAGACAAACCTTTTTTATTGCCTAGTTCATTTATATTTTTGGGAAAAACCATTGGAATTGTTGAAGGTATATCAAAACAATTAAACCCAGATTTTAAATACATAGACTACATACAACCTTATTTTCAAGAAAATATAAATATGCCAATCAATGCAAGTGAGATAGTTGATAACATTGGTAAATCTGCATTGGAAATGCCTTCTAAAATTAAAGATATATCAGATACAATCAATAATGTATCATTAAATACTTATTATTCAGATATACGTATGAAAAACTCAATTGATAGTCTTTACAATCTCTTAATAATTAATATACTCGTTTTTTACTTTGTTATTTTTCAAAGTAGTCTTCATCACTAATGATTACTGGTGATTCATAACTCTGGGGTTGGTCAGATTGTTTAAAGAGATTAATATGATTTTCAAATAATTCTTTGGAACGTGTGATTTCACGCTTTGATAGGTCTTGAAATACCTTTAGTATTTGTTTGAGGTCTTCCTTGCGGTTGTCAATCATTTGTTTTTGTGTTGAGTTTGGTTGAGTTGAAATACAACTCGTTCGTTGTTTTTTTGTTCGGATTTGTTTTATTTTATAAGAGGGTCTAAGCAATTGCATTTGTTTCTTACCAAGTTAATTTAATTTATTTTAAGAATTAATTCATTTAATTTAAAAAGTAATGACTGAAATTGTTGATTTATTAGACAACTTCCAAAAAAATGACTCCATCGAGAATACTTACAATTTGATTAAATATTTTCGTATCAATGGACAATTTAAATTATGTAAATTGTTTTATTCGACACTTGAAGGTAACCTTGGAGATTACCGTTTAAGGTTGTTGTACGAATATTCCATCTTTGCATGGTACATTGGGATAGAATGTGAAAGAATGGTAGATGTTTTTATGGAATTATTTCAAAGTGGAAAATTTGATAATTATTCCCTTTTGGCAAACTACAAATTTTACCAACCAATTCTAAAGTGTGAACAGTCAATAAATATCAGTTCATCACTTGAAAAAGAAATCAATGGTAATAATTGTCGATTTGTCAGTAGTAGCCCAAGTATCATTCCCCTCGATAAAGGTTCAGATTGTTATCTCCTTAATATTAGATACGTAAATTACTCGATTTCACCAACTGGAACATACCCACTTCTTGATTGTTATACTACTCTTAACAAGAGGATAATAGTAAAAATAATATTTGATAAACTTGAAATACAAGTATCGTCAGAACAATTGTTAGAAGAAAATGGTATACATAAATTCAGAGGATGTTCGTATTACGGTGTTGAAGACCTTAAATTGTTTGACACAGGTGATAATGTCATTTTTACAGGTACATATGTAAATAATCATATGTATACAGTATGGGGATATTACCCGTTGACCGGAAGGGAATGTTACCCGTTGACCGGAAGGGAATGTTACCCGTTGACCGGAAGGGAATGTTACCCGTTGACCGGAAGGGAATGTTACCCGTTGACCGGAAGGGAAAATAATAACAAATTAATTCACACAAAACTAGAATACCCTGGTTGTGGTAACGAGGTCTGTGAAAAGAATTGGGTTTTTGTTCCAGGACAAGACCATGAGTTGGTTATGGTTTATTCGTGGTGTCCATTGGTAATTGGAACAATTGAAGATGGTTCGGTTTTCAAAGAAATTAAAAGAACCGATACTTCGCCATTTTTAACCTGTGCGAGGGGGTCAACAAATGGATGCTTATTTGACAACGAAATATGGTTTATTGTTCATTTTGTACACATATATGAACACAGACCTAGAAACTATTTCCATGCATTTGTTATACTTGACCGCATGACTCTAGATGTAAAAAGGTACTCATTTCCTTTTAAATTTAATCAATGTAAAAACGAAGTTGAGTACTGTCTGGGATTGGTCGTTGAAAAAGACCGTGTCCTGGTTACACATAGTGTATGGGACAGCGAATCATACATAAAGATATATTCTAAAAGTTATTTAGATAATTTTGTTATTCGTTACCCATTTTCAAATTAAATCCTTATCAATGGAAAACGATAACTCTTTAGTCATGAACACAGTTGGTACAGCAATAAATTTACCATTGTTACAAGCAATTGTAAGAATATCTAAAGACATATTTACTAATCTTGGTGCTGGTTACAACGAAGTGGTGTACCACAAGGCATTTGAAGTAGCTCTGCGTACAGAACCTTCATTACAATGTATTGGGGTTAATTATCAGTCTGAGGTAATTGCACCCATTGTTTATAAGGGTTTCAATATTGGCCATGGTAGAATAGACCTTATTGTAACTGACGCTTCCAAGAGGAGTATCATCATTGAATTAAAATCACTAAGTAATTTTGGAAATGATACCGGTGTTACACAAATTAAAAATTATATGAAACAATATTCAATTAACGAAGGTCTGGTTATAAACTTTGGACAACCAAATAAAACGTGTAGCTTGGGTGAATTGGGTATTAAGTTTATTTTCCTTGAAAAAATTTACAATTTTGTTAATGAAACTTTTGTAGAACAGGTTAATATGAACATCAATTAATAATTTCAAGTCAACCCTTACGGTTAATGATTTGGTAAACCAATAACGGCAAACACATTGAAAATAATTCCCACCAACCTGACCAGAAGTAATTCAAATAAGAATAATATCCATCCAATGATTCAAAAATTCGTAATTTTCTGAAAATGATATCGACAACAATACCATAAATTGCTAAATTCAAGTATGTAGGTTTTAAACGAAGTATCTTCAAGAAAATAATATAAAAGAGTGTCATCATACCAGCAGCTATATACAACGATTCAGCTGTTCCATGTTGTTGAAAGTAACCCTTAAGACCCCAATCTGCTCCAAATTTTTTTACGAATGTTTGTAAAAGAGAATCCCCCACAAACCCCACAAAGAATGAAATAATTATTAATTGTTCTTCGTTGATGTCCATTGTTAACATTAACAAATATTAATTTTCCAATCCTGGAAGTTCTTTATTCTTATTTTTGATAAAGTAATTCAGTGGATTTCTAATTGAATTATAAGTTTTTTCTACAAGGGATATATGATTGTCCATACCTTTACAACTTGTTTCAATTGTAGAAAGTCTCAATTCAATGTCGTTCATTTTGTTTTTAATGAGTTCGAGGGATTCTAATACCTTTTCCAGAGAATTGTCCATTACTTTGTTAATTTACCCTTTTTAATTAATATTCTCATAAAAACGATGATAAATACAATAATACAATATTTTACAATTCCTGTAAGAATTGTACTATTTCTGAAGTTATAGTTTCTATATGCCCATGAATCTCCTCTAACGTAGTGTGTTAAAAATATACCAAAAGTACCTCTAAAAATGTGATTATCTTTGTTTGTGTCTATAATCTTATTTACCATTTCGGTATACCAACAGTGGTCTTTGTTTATAAGAAAACCAACCTGGATACACAAATTTATAAAAAAACAACATGTTATGTATTTTATATTATTTGTTGGTAACAAAATTCCAAAAAAACCAACTTGTACTACAAAATGATGAATAAATTGTAATATACCTAATTTTATTTCGTCTTTTACTATACGACTGTCTGATAAGTAGTCTATTATGAAAGTTAATAATACATAAGTTATTACTATTGTAAAAAGTTCTAGTGAGTCGTTAATTAACACCATTGATAATTTAATTGAATTAAATTAACCGGTAATTAAATAAATACTGTTTAATTTAATTAGACAAAATGAACTCAAAAAGTGATGGTGATTGTAGATACTCGGATATATTTGGAAAACCTGGTACAGGTGTTCATTCTTATAGGTTATTCGGGGTAGCCATCGTGGACGTAGTGCTTACAATTATTTTAGGTATTTTTATATCTAAAGTCACAGGTTTGAATCAAAATCTATCAATACTTTATTGTTTTTTGGCAGGTATTGTTTTACATCATTTATTTTGTGTTAAGACTACTGTCGAAATTTTAATATTTGGAAAGTAATAAAATGAACCAGAAGGTTGTTTTGTTTAATTAATGAAATGGAAACTAAAATTAAAATTTTATCCTTTATTCACAGGAGCCGTTAAAGGTTAAATATATAATTAAATATATATATAGAAATAATCACCAAATTAAATTAAGTTATTAATGGAACATAAAGTACATGTTATAGTTTCACGTTACAATGAATACGTAGACTTTGTTAAAGACCTATTAAATTTCGTTGACGTAATTATAATTTACAACAAAGGGTTCAATGACCACTTGTTCAAAGAATATATTCCGTCACCCATCGACCTTAAAAAAATAAAGATAATCAAATTAAACAATGTTGGACGTATTAACCATTCCATAGTTTATCACATATTAACAAACTGGGAATACCTTCTTTTGAATAGTGATACCTATTTAGTAAGTATACCAGGAAGTATCAAGATGAGTCCTTACAAAGGTATGTACCTAAACAAACTCAAAAAAGAAATGAAAAAAAAAGGAACGGTTTCATTTTATAGCCCGAGGACTAAAATAGTTGATTCAAGTTATAATTATATTTCTGAAGGAAATCATCAAAGTAATATATATTGTAATGTTAGTAATAGCCCATTTATCAGGTCTCAATGGAATTCTTTTGTTGAATGGAAAAAAGAAATTATAGACCCTGTGTTACCAGTTCAACAAGAAATTAGTATCATTTCATTGAGGTCTATGTTCATGGTAAAGAATGAAATGATAACACGTCCAGGTAAGGCAGTTTACCAACGGATACTTAATTCAATCGATTACGGAGACAACCTGGAAAATTGTCAGTATGTTGAACGTATATGGGCTCATTTATTTAATTTAAGTTAACAATTTTAAGTTGTTTATTTTTCTTTTTTTGTTTGATGTCTTCATTGATATCGTAATAAAATAATATTTGAGAATGGGCAGTGATTATTTCAGTGATTAGAGAATAACAATTTGAAATATCAATAAAACTTTTAGCACCTGTTATTATTATTGAACCGGAACGAAAAATCAATAAAGAAATATTTTTATCATCTGTTAATGATTTTACTTTTACATTTATACCTGGATATCTGCTCAAAGCACTGAAAGTTGCGCTGAGTGAATACTTATTAACGAGTATATTTTTTAATATTTCTTGTTTTATGCACCAACCATCTGGGTCTTCCTTGATTGGTTTTATTTTGAAATCACTACAAATCATTTGTATTTTTATATTTTCGGCCTTTAAAGAACAATTACCAATTTTAGTTGGCCCGTTTACATATTTAATTAATTCTATTAACTCGTCAATCATGATGTTAATAGTATTAATTGTTTTAACACCAGCTGCCTTTGCTTTCCCATTTGGAAAAATGAAAACAGATACATTGGAAAATATCACTGGGTTTTTTGTGTAATCTACTATTACCATCTTGATGTCAAAACTATTATAAAAAGTATCGGTTCCTTTCTTTTTTGGTACTTTTGATTTTTTAGAACCAGGATTGTAATTAATGTTCAAACTTGGAGGCAGATTTTCTTTCAAATGAATCAGATTAATTATTTCATTAAAATTAAAACAAACTGTCATTGTAGATATGTTCAAGTCTGAATATTTAACCCCCGTCAGCTGTTCCATTTTACCCTTGCAATCAGACAATAGTTCTTCATCATCTTGAAGTATCATAATTACTGTATTTTGACTTTTGACTTTTGACTTTTGACTTTTGACTTTTGACTAAACCAGGCCAGCTTTCTTTAAAGCATTTTGTTTTTTTGTAAAATTAATTCGTTAATTAATTATTCATTTAAAGAATCTTTAAGTTATTAATAACAAAAGATGTACTTAAATGAAGGTTCTTTCGATAGATATAGGTATTATAAACCTTGGGTATGTATTTGCAGAAATAATTGATTACTCTGAAAATGTAAATAAGTTATTATTTAAACTCAATAAAAAGGTATGTTATTCAGAGCAGTTCAAAGAAACAATACTAAAGAATGTTAATATAATAAGTTGTGGTCGTGTAGATATAACCAATATGAAACATTCTTTGGTTCCAAGACATCTTTGTACATTACATCACGATTTTTGTATACCTGATTACTTAGACCATTTTATACAAGAACATCAATCTATGTTCGATTGTTCAGATACCATTATTCTGGAGAGACAACCTCCAACCGGTATTACAAATGTCCAGGACCTTTTGTTTAAAAGATTTAGGCACAAAGTAATTATGGTTAGTCCAACATGTGTACATGGCTATTTTTGTCTTTCCAAGGACTACAATACCAGAAAATTGGAGTCTGAAAAAATAAGTACCGATTTTTTAAAAAAATTTGATAATTTTAATAATAACATCAGAAAACACGACATTTCCGATTCGTTGTTGATGTTGGTTTACTATTACAACCAGCAATGTATTGAATATACTAACTTTAATAAAAAAATAATTGATTTTGAGAAATTTAGACTTTAACTAAAGGTACCACATTTACTTCATTTGGGCTTGTTGATTTGCTGAAGAATAACAAGTCATTACTTTGTTTTTTTACAAAAAATGAATGTTCTCTAAACAAAATAGTTTAAGGACTATTAATTTTTAAATTTAACAATAAAGTAATGACTTGTTATTCTTCAGCAAACAAGATAACCCACGAAGAGTGGTTGGAAACAGATTACTGTGAATGTTCCAAACCTGTATTTAAATATCATGACATAACGAACAACGTGTTTGTATTAAAATGTAAGAATGGAAATGTATCTGTTACTGGAAATGTTCATGAAAACGTTTATAACGTTTCCAACGTTTCCAACGTTTCAAAATTAATAGATTCTTTTGAAAGTATGGACCTCACAGTTAAGAATAGAAAGACACGATGCAACTTGTTTGAAGTATACGAAGCAGGTTCTTATGAAGATTCCATTTGTTTACAAATAAAAACTAAAAAACAAACTCAAAAAAAGGCTATGAAAGAAATAAATGAAAATCTGAAAGACCGTTTGGATATACTTTTTGATTATGCAAAAGTTAATAATATTAATGATAGAATAAATTTGACCATACAAGAAATTAATTATATAGTCAAATTTAAATTACATAGAATTACCATTGGTAAATTTTATAGAGTTGGTAAAGAAACACTGGAAGATTACCGTGAAAGAATTTTCTCTAGACCGATTATAGATAAATCAATTAAGTTTACCAAGAAAAAGAAGAAAACAAATGAATCTCATTTTATTACAGAACCGTTAGATTTTACAAATTCAGAACATGAATCTGACGATTCTGTAGCCGCTTCAAGTTCTGAGTTGGAATCTGAATCAGAATCTGATGAGGTTTCTGAAATAGGTTCTGAAATACAAGAATCTGTAGCCGATTATGAAGACTACGGTTATTGTTCAGATTATTCAGATTAATTAATTTTTCTTGGAAAACGTCCTGTTTTATTGTATATTTTTAAACGTCTACGATAATCGGCAATACTACCTGCTAATGATTTTTTATTCCATAATACAAACATACTAAGATAACCAGCTCTAATAGGATTACCTGTACCTAGGTCCTTTAAATGACGTTTTATATATCTAGACCTTCGGGCTGTGTCACGGTGTTTAGTATAATCTGACATACCAGCTGCTCCGAAATGAATTACCCTTATATGGTTTTTACCAACCTTAAATGTAGCCGTGTATTTTTTACCTGGTCGTTTTGACTTTTTAATGGAAACCAATGAAATTGTACTAGGTCCTTTTTTTCTTGACCCAAAGCTTGTTATATCATCTTTTTCTGTAAATGGTATAACCTCAATTTGACACTTTTTACGAAAGCCATACATTGGGTCTACACATCCTATTTTAGTGATTTTTGGTACCTTGTTACACTTACTACGATACGATTCGTAACGATTCCATACATTTTTAAAAGATTCGTTTTCCTTACCAAGTGCTCTATTTACTTTTGAATGTACATTATGTAACCATCTCGCACAGCTTAGTCTGTTTTTTAATTTGGAATTGTCAAGAAATAATGTACTGTTAGATTTGTTGCTAATGTAACTCCTGTAAGAATCTCTGCATTTTCCACAAGGTAGAACTTCTGCCAACGTTTTGAAAAAGTTTAGGTAACTATGTTTTTTTTCCGCAGTTGGTTTCCATGGATAATTTTGAGCTATGGAATGTAAAAACATCCATCCAGGTGGGCCCCACACATTTGTTTGGATTCCGTTGTCGTCACCAACACGTTCTTTGAATTTCATTTTAATTTAATTATCTTAATTAATTAAAATAAATTAGTTAATTAAAATAAATTGGTTAATTAACTTAACATGGACCAGCAATATTTGGGTGAAGGGGGTGGCGCGCAACCTAATTACAACCAAGGTGGAGGTGGGCCGTTGCCATCTAAGAAACCTTCTAAAAAAAACAACTCGGTGAAATATTTTTTTATATTTATCGTTGTGGTATTGTTCTTATTGTATGTATACAATACGTATTTCAAAAAGAAAGATGATTCAGACAAATCAAAAGAAGATTCCGAGGAAGATTCCGACGAATCAGATAATAAAGATTCCAAACCATCTGTAAAATCTCCTGCGGGTAGTACTGGTGGTGGTGCCGCTTCAGGTGGTGGTGGTACTGGTTCAGGTGGTGGTGCCGCTTCAGGTGGTGGTGGTACTCCTTCAGGTGGTGGTGGTACTCCTTCAGGTGGTGGTGGTACTCCTTCAGGTGGTGGTACTCCTTCAGGTGGTGGTACTCCTTCAGGTGGTGCTCCTTCAGGTGGT